ATACTGGGTAACCCACGCCTTAGAATGGACCCACTAAAACATACCAAAAAGACAGGAAAATATTCTAGATACGGCTCACATAAGGGCGGTGGCAGTTTCATGTATCAGGAACTAAACAAAGCCCTTGGTCTGTCAATAGCAGCAATAAAGAAATTTATCCAAGTAGACCATAAGACCAATGAAATCAAAGTGAATCTTGGAAACAAAAATTTCACTAATGAAGAAATAGACACCATATTAGAAATCATTGCAAGAAATTATCCTTCAAAGAACATAGAAGTAAGAATAGGGAAAGGCAAACAAAAAACCATAGTATCCGAACCAGAAGACCCAAAACCAAAAGTACTGGATGAACCAACAACACAAAAACAAGGAGGTAAACCAGATGACCCTCCGAAACAACAACAACTCTTGACTCTCAATACAAAGGGGAAACATGAAAAGCCACGCTATTACCTTGATGCACCATTAATAGATGATTTGAACCAGTGTTGGGTATTGATTAGAAACAGTTATGGAGAAGGTTACGGCGACGGAGGTTATCTCTGGGTAGACTTCATCTCATTCGTATCATATTGGAATTACATAGGCAGTCACATTGAAATTACTGCAAACAATTCATCTGGTAAAGGACACAAGAAAAAACAAGCCCAAAACCAACCCCAAAACCAACAGAAGCAAGGCAAGGGCAAAGGGAAGGGCAAAGGCAAGGGCAAAGGTAAGGGCAAACGCAAGGGCAAGGGCAAAGGTAAACCTAAAAATAACCCAAGCCCTCAAATGTTAAACACTACTACGCCAGTACAGATGCGACCTAGGGCTACACATGACTATCAGCCAACAGGCTACGCATACACCAAACCTGAATTACTAATCGCTCTAGACATTGATGATACATTAGTAGACACAAGTCAGCGAATGAGGTCTGCAAAGCGTATGGGTTTGTTTGACCCCAAGCAAGTAGGAAAGAAACAGCACCCGAAGGGTAGAGAGGCTTTCCGTGAGTACTTCTATAGTTCTGACAGGTTCTCACTTGACAAGCCAATCATAGGCGCAGTAGACTTTGCACACGCCATGCTCAAGGAAGGTTACAAGATTGCTTACATCACCGGAAGACCAGACACAACTCTGGAATTAACCAAGTCCCAACTACGAAACTTAGGTTTCCCACTAACAAACGACAAATACGGGGCAACTTTGGTTTATTGCAAACCAGAGACTGCAAGAGAAACTGCGGCTTGGAAAAAGAATATCTTGAGTAGCCTACAATCAACTTACGATGTTAGGTTCTTCTTTGACAACAATGCAAAGAATCTAGAAGTAGGCAGACAATTAGGAATCCCCGGTCTTTACTTGGCCATAGACCAATACACAGGGATTACAGCACTTGCTGACCGATTCAAGAAAGTACCTGCTCATTTAGACAACCCAAGTCATGTTGATGTATCATCGTACCGACGTGCAGCAGGTTGTATTGTACAAAGAGCAACTGATAAGAAAGTACTCTTACTACGTAGGTCACCAAAGGAAACATCAATGCATGGACTCTATGAGTTACCCGGCGGTAAATTAGAAGAAGGCGAAACACCAAAACAAACCGCTATGATTGAAACCAAAGAAGAAGCAGGCATGGACGTAAAGATTGTCAAAGAACTAACTCCAGTACACGTAGACCATGATATGAAGAAATGTTACCACTGCTTCCTTGCTAGACCAAAGAAAGGTGCAAAGGTAGTACTTTCAGAAGAACATGACCACTATATTTGGGTGACCCCAGAAGAAGCATTGACTATGTCTGAGCCATTAAGTCACCATGCTGAACACTTCTTCCGTTTAATGACTGGAATGAAAGTAAATCCACACGACCCTGATGAAGACGAAGAAGCATACAGAGATATGTTTGATGATTCACCCTATGCAAATCCCGCCGGAGTCATACCTATTATGACAGGTGAACCAACAGGCAAGCATACTAAACTAGGTACAGTATTTTCAGAAGTGTTCATTGGTAGAAACATTGGTGCTGACGTTGGAGAAGTAGTACAAGCAATCTACAGAGGCATCATTGGAGGAAGAACGTCAATGGCTGAAAAGAGAATGGCTATGGCAGTTGCAACCATGCAAAAGGAACTTTCAGACAAAGCAGTAGAACTTGGAGGCAACGCCATATCAAATCTAAATCTAGATTATGAAATACCTAAAGGAACGGCTAGTGTCACTTTGATTGCACATGGAGATGCCATCAAGACTAGCACAGTTAGAAACAACCCCGGCGGCGGTAAAGCAACTAAACTCTATAGAGAGTTCAATGGTAAAGCACCTGACAAAGTTGAGAAAACAAGCATCAAGATTCCAACAACATTAGTACGAGTAGGAGAAGGAGGATGTTGGTCAGTAGGCTATCGCTCAGACAAAGAAGGACACGGCGAGAAGCAAAAGTACATTCACGAATTTGGCGACTTTGGGAGATTCCCAAAGAAAAAACCAAAGAAGGGGCATCGCAAGGAACCTGACTTGTATGCAGCATTAGACGAAAAGGGCAACGTAATTGATTTGCGTATCATTGGAGGAACCTTTAGTCTTGATGTAGACCCAGATACAGGAATCAATTGGTTGGTGGGCTAATGGCAAATCACACACTATTTGGCATATCCGCACAGGGTTGGAAGACTATTGATGCACTATCATTGAGTTTCATTCTTGCAATCAACTCGGCCAAACTAATGACCCTAAGTAAAAGAACAAGAAAGTACAAGCAGTTCGGTATGAAAAACAGAACATGGAACAAAGTCAATACTGCTTCCGATGTGTTGTTGGTTTTTACTTTACTTAGAGGACTGGTTGATACACTAGAAGAATATGATGTATTAGTTAAGCAAGATGCAGTATTCCCCGGTAGAGGTCTTATTCCTGAAGTAGTAGTTAATGCTGCGAAAGGATTGAAAACATTACCTGCGCAGGCTAGTGCGAAGGCAGGTAGAGGTGTAGACGCACTAACCAATTTCTTTTGAGGTGAATAGATGGTAGGATACAATTATGATGGCGGCGGGTCAAAGCGAATGACCACTGATGAACGAGAAGCAACAAGAGCCCTTGGTGGCATTGCATTGATTGGTGGACTAACATACCTTTGGCTAACAAGTAAACCATCTGTACTTCCTGCCAGAGATTTAACTTTATTCGCAGGAGGCGCATACCAAGAACGTGGTACAGGATTTGTACTCCAACCACTTAATGTAAGAAGCACACAAAAGCAAACCCTAGTAGGATTTGATACCAATGGTGAAATTAACATCTTTGCAATCCATAATGGAGAAGATTCGCTTACAGCAACCATCAAAGCAACATTCAATGATGGTAGCACCAAATCTGTCAGCAAGTCAGAAACAATGAGAACAACCTCAATGAGGGACAACAAGAACACCGAACAACAGTACGGAGAAGGAGTTGTCCAATCATCGTTTGATATTGAACCAAAAACTGACTTTGACAAAGAAATTAATCAAGACGGCAAATCCATAACTGAGTACTCCGTCACCCTCAATGTAAGCGGTAAGGGTAAGACCAAGACTATCGCTTTCATTGTCGGGGCATGAGTATGGCAATCAAGTCGCAAGCACACGTAGCAGCCCCAAAAGGCGGCGACATTAATATCGCCAAACAAAAGGCTCTACAGGCTGCGAAGAACCTTGAGGAGTATTTGTTAATTCACTACACAATGTTACGTGATTATTCAGGGGTAGGTGCCGCCGACGACCGCAGTCAATTATCATTTGATGACATAGTTCACTACCACGTTTATGGCGATTACAGACTACTAGTAAGCCAAGTAATGGGACCACACATTGACCCCGGTGAATTTCCGTTCACCCCCAATGATTTGACTAGAGCAGACCAAGATGAACTAGCCGAATATATTCAACAAATTGAAGAACATTACGACACTACTGAAACAGTAATGTCGCCATTGGTACAAATAGGGGCTAGGCAAAGTTTCAGAACATTACCTATTATGCGTTTCAAAACTACACAATATGGAGCCCCACTTGAACGTCAAAGTATTATACCCAATGAAAACCGTGAGAATAGACTTGCGAACAGACTAAGAGTAGAGAGCCGATACTTAGACAAATTGAACGGATTCTTTGGGTTTGAAGCAGCAGCGTCAGGGCCATTTGTCAAACAAAGTAGGCGACGGACACAAATTGAGGCAAGAATGTCCCACTGGGCCAATAAACAACTCCACGCAGGAACACAAGCAACACGCTTCTTTCTACCCAGTTTAGGCACTATGTTAGTAAGTGGTGACTTAACAAAACTGGCCAATTACATAGGCAATAGATTAGACTTCATCATAGACGACATAGTAGACAATATACCTCAACAAAGATATGACTACCTGTACCAATTCCAACATAGAGAACCAAACGAACTACAAACTGAATATCAACCGATATCAAACATCAATAATATTGCTAGAGATTTAGACAATGAAGGTATTGAAACCGCACCAAGATTATTCTATGAATGGGCGAAACACATTTGCGCACATCCAGATTATCAGATGTACTTAGAGCAAGTTGCCACTATGACCCCGGACGAACAGAATATCATTGACGCTTGCGGAGGACAGACAATTGTTAGCAGGAATAACAACAAGGAACCAGATTTACGAGTCGCAATGCCGAGTGTGATTTTTAGGATTGCAAAGAATGCAACGCAGCGAGATAATATGTTCAAGGCAGGAGAGTACTTCATCAAAGAATTACTTAATGCAGGCCGTGCAGCATTCGGTGAAGGTACAGCAGTTAAACTAAAAGAAGCCGTACGCAATAGGTTTCAACAACAAGTTGATAATTTACAAGTCGGGCCACCAGACAATCAAGATGAGGAACTACTCGGATTACAAGAAGAATTTGACCCAGAGGAAACTTTCTACATCAGTAAGGTAGAGAGAGTAGGACCCGCAGATAGGTATCAAGTTTCACGAATTTACAAAGGAGATTACAACGGAGAAGCAATATTCCCGCTTCACCCATTATTAGATGGTAGCCCAGATGAAAATGCAGTAACATGGCTGGAACGTAATGAATTTACAGTATATGATGAAGATAGCGAAGTAGAGTTAGATGAAGAAGAAATGCGAGAAAAGAATTTAGGAGGTAAGATTGACAACCTTCACAAAGTATTCATGCGCATTGTAATGGACGTATACATGACATTTGAAACATATGCTACGCTTATTACCAACTTCGTAGGATACAAGAAGTTCAGTAGGTTCCAAGGCAAAAACAAGGAGCCAAATTTGCGCTCGCCTGTTGGAGGAGGCGGAGGTAGCGGAGGTTCATCAAAACCAATCGGTGAATTCCTAGTTGAGCAAAGACTGGAGATTACACTAGGACAGTTAGCAACACAGTACGCAAGTATGCGAACAGGGACACTAAACATGGAGAAGTTCTACTCTCAAGACCTACTAGGTGCCGAAGTACAATGGTTGTCTAGTTCCATATCACAATTTTCGCCAACACTAACAACCGCAGGACCACAACTAAAGGGCAACGTGTTAGTACAGGAAATGTATATTCCACCTGCAGGTCTACAAGAAGACCAAGAGTACCAACTTGAAAGAGTAAAACCAGAAGTCATCTTCCTCAAACTAGATAGTGCATTACTGCGTGATATTTTCATTGAATACGTAACTCAGCAAAATGCATATGTTGCTGAAACCGCTAGACAAGCAGGTAAGAAAAAGAAAAAGAATCGCAAGGGACAGGGCGGTAAAAACAAGAACCAATCAAACAAGAAAATTTTACCAACAATGTGGATGCTAATTAAACAACAAGCATTGTCTATTGCATCTACTGAAAACTTGAAACCGCATATTATGTGGAACCTACTTCTTGATACCGTAGACAAGTATCGCTCAGAACTTACCATGCAATACCCATTAGTGCCAGAACACTGGGCCACAACATTCACGGTTGCCAACCTACGCAAAGACCCAGAAGTGTACGGAGAAACGGTAAACGAAGAGGAGCAACGTGAACTACTTATTGATTATATGAACTTCCTTGAAACAACCTACTTCAATTCATTCACATTCTTAGGAAGGCTTTCCGCAGCACTTGACAAGATTAGAATCAATATGATTAGCGATATACCAACACTACAACGCTATTTTGTTGAAAGATTACACCAAGACTCCAAGGCTAAGATTCTTGGCCGTAGGTACTTCCCTGCATACCAAACATTGCTCTACATTATGCGCTCCTTTGCAGATATACCTGCAAATGTACGAGGCGAATATAGTGCAATGGTATTTGATGAAGAAGCAAAGGAAATGATGCGTCAGCAAATGCGAGGACCAAGAGGTAGTCAATCTGGAGAACCAATTGTTGCAGCAATTACAGATATATCTCCACGCCAAATAAGACCTGAGCAAGTAGTACGTAGACCGGGGTTGTAATTATGGATAGGGACTACAAATTCGTTTACCGTGAATTTGATAAGTTCATTCGTATACTAGAAGCCGAAGGTAAATACCCACCATCTGTACAAGACATTGAATTGTTCTGTAAGGAGTCAATCACTAAGCGATTCTGGTATTACCCGCCAATAGGGACAGGAATACCATCACAAATGATACAAGGTGTTTCTAGTTTAGATAGACTAACCTCTGAGCGTATCTTGGATATTACAGATGGGATAAACAACCAAGACCTATTTGTTGAAATGCGGGACCTACTTATAGGCCATGCAAAGGAAATCTACGGAGATTTAGGTACATCTGAACGGAACAGAGTTTGGGAACCTGCGCCGTTTACTATTGAAGAACGTGCTATTGAATATGCAGCATTAGAAGGAATTGATGCTACAGAATGGAGCAAACTTACAATTGCAGAAATGCAAGAAACACCCGCATACCAAAAAGCACTAAGCGATGCAATTTTTACATCCAAAAAGAATAGCGAATACTTTGACCGTGTAGGACAGTTTATGCTAGAGAAAACAATGCACCACCCACTTGCCAGTGTTTACTTCTCATTCAACGCCAAGAAAGTAGACAACAGAAAGTCTACATTAGTATCAAGACCAAAGGGCGAACCATATACAACAGTAGACTCCGATGATGATATTACAGAGTTTATGTCTGTAAAGGAATACAAAGATGTTATCGCAATAGGTAGCGATTCATTTCGTGGTCTATGGTGGACTCCTTCAATAACTGGTCAAAATATGAAGATGGGTTGTATTGATATTGACAATCCTGCCAATCTCCCAGACAAAAGAATCCGTACCAAGATTAGAGCCTTAGCGACCAAATTAGAAAACGATGATGTGCCTTACATTATCATGTTTACAGGAAACTCTTGGCAAATCTGGTTTGGTACAAAGCACTTAGGAGATATCGTCGCCTTCCAAGAAATTAATACCTACATTGAGCAACTAGCAAAAGGAATAGAAGTAGTTGTAGGAAGAGGAACCAAAGCAATAGAAGAAGCGCAAATACGAGAGCAGTTACTTATTGATTTGAGTGTCCAAGATAAGAATTCAATGCTTGGTATGTTCTTTGGTATGCATTACAAACCACAGTACAGACCTACAGACAATGTAGGAACAGGATTTGTTAGGGTGCCTGTACCGCTTGCTCAACTAACTACATTTGACCCATCTATAGATGCGCACCCAGATAACGTAATGAAGAACTTCTCTAGTCTTTCATTGTTAGTAGACGCATGGTTTAGTGAAGTAGAAATCGGACGAGGATACGAAAGTAAAGGAACACTTGGTATTGAACCAAGATGCTTACGTTCAGCCGATAAGATTGAGGACTTTGAAACAACTCTCATTGCCGAGAAGTGGAAGAAAGGAAGCAAGTTCCATGAGTATGATTTCCCTACGGCTAGAGCAGAATTGGCCGAAGAACCAGAATTAATTGTCACACCAAAATTAGACGGTTGGTTAGGAGTCATTCACTATAGGGCAACAGGTGGTTTCAAGATAGGCGGTAAACGCATAGCAAGCAAGGTTACTAGACTTGACCGAAGAGGAAGAAAAACATCAACAACAGAAGAAGTAACAACAGTGCTTGTCACTAGCGGAGGCATTGTAATGTGGGATAACCACATTACACGTGAGTTTGAAACACTGTGCAAACGCATGAAACTACGTGAAGCAATCATAACTGGTGAAATGATTGCATACGACGACTTTGGTAAAGTCGCAGGACCCGCAGGAGTCACTGCTGTAATCAACAGAAAAGAAACTACCCTTACTGGGGGAGAAGAAACCGTGGAGTCTGCTAAGGGTGAGTACGGTAAAGGTCAGGCCACACAAAACGTCAAAATGTTCAGCAAACTTAGGTTTGCTACACATGATTTGATAAAATTGGATGGAAAAGAGTTTGCACCGGAAATGGACTTCCGAGAAAAGCACGATATCCTGAAAGAATTTGGAACATTCCGGATATTCCCAGTTGAGTACTATCACTTGGTAACTCCTTTCAATCAACGCTTTGATTCTCTATGGGAACAGATAACAGTAGCCGACGGACATGAGGGTATGGTTGTTTACACCAAAGACAGTCGCATTAAGGTGAAAAGAAAGTTTACCGTTGATGCAGTAATCATAGGTATTGACAAAACAAGTAAGCGATGGATTGACGGTAAAGGAATAGGCTCCGCTTATGTCGCAGTAATGAAGAAACGACCTAACTATGGAACTACTTACGTAAGTCTAGGACGTGTAGGAACTACAGGCATCACTGATGAAGAACGTATGCGCTTAACTGAGCAAGTCTTAGGAGAAGATAATGCAAACATTATTCCTATCCAACAATCTATAGAAAAGGCAACTGAAGAGAAAGAAACCACAACGGGATTAGAAGATGTGATTTTTGTTGAGCCTACAACTGTTGTAGAAGTCCAATATGAAACTCTTTTACCAGAAAGAAAAGGAACATTCTCAGTCTATAGAAGGCAACAGAAAGGCAAAGGTAAAGCAGCAAAAACACAAGTTATCCTCATAGATAAACCAGTATTTTCCCGAAGAATGCGTAGTGCAAGAATAGTCGGTGTTCGTGATGATAAGAATGCATTGAATTACTTAGATGCTAACCATGAACAAGGAGAAGCAGCAGGAGGCTTCAAGATAGGTGCAAGACCAAACCCTGCACCAGAACCAGACCACATTCAACTACCACTTGATTACTTGGCTAACCTTGAACAAGAATTGGTATTGTCACCAAGAAGTGCTGACAAAAAGATGATAGCGGTGAAAATGTCCATTGAAGAATTAGTTACTAGGTCATTTGTAGGAGATGTACACAAAAAACGTAAATTCCAAGCCCCTATTGATATGTGGAGAAAATTGTACAACTTAATGGACCGAAGAAGAGAGTTTGTTGGGTTTGTCAAAGACAATGAAATACACTACGGTAGTTCTCACGTTAGAGGCGCAGTAAACTACGAATTCCACCCAGATATGTTGGATTGCGACTTCATGTTTCACACTCACCCATATAGCAGGCTATTCCGTACAGAGTTAGGGTTTATGAGTTCGGCTGATATGATAGCAATGTCTATGGTTTCGTTTTCATATAATATTGATTGGCACGTTATCGTAGAACAATACGGCTTTGAATGCATTAGAACAGTACCACAAAAGCCTATGATAAAACTCCTCAAGGCTTGGGTTAAGGCATTCAAAAAGGAAGACAAAAAAGCATTAACGAAAATTGATAAACAGATACGTAAAGCATTCAAAGAACACGCACAAATTTGCAGGGATGCTTATAGTGAGAAAACAAGTATGCGACGTAGAGCCTACAATTACTTAGTCCATCATAATTATGCTTTTACTCCATTTGATTTATCAGCGATGGTAATTAAAGAGGTTAATCAAAAATCAAAGTACTTCCAGTATGAATACAGGACGCTACCACTACCATTGTATAGCGTACAATGGAAAGGTGATTACCCACAAATTGAAGCCATAAAGAACCCTGCATTCTATGGATATGAACCAAAGCGTATGGTGAGAGGAGGAACACCTGCTGATGACAAGTTCTTGAAAATTGAACAGGAGTTTGATTTGGCTTACAAACGTGCATACGGCTTTGACAAACCACCGGGCGACCAAAAGTTGTACTTATTCGGTACACAAGCAAGAGGCCAAAGCGGAGGATACCAAACACCAAGTCCAGTGCAAATTAGGGGCAAAAAGGTCTACTTAGATGCATCACTATTACCGCAAGGTGTATTTGCCACTGCAATTTATGACGACTTTGGCGAAGGTCAAGATGCAGCGAAGTTATTACCGCAATATGACAAAGACTACACTGTACCTAAGTCTTGGTATGATATTGAAAAGGGGCTATACCACGAAGATAAAGAACAAGCAGCCAGAGATTATGCCTTAGGTGTAAGAGTGGCGTTTGATGCAGGCAAGCCAACTGAACAATTAGAGCCTGAAGAATTTTTTAATAAATGGTATGAAAACATTGACCAAATGGATATTGATGTAAAAGATGCAAGCAAAGAATCACCACTAACTAAAGCCGAGAAACGTAAGTTACTAGAAGTACTTGACGGCAATATTGCAATCAACCCCGCATTCGTAACACCTGATTGGGAACAACGTATTGATGCGTATGAAATGTTTTACAATGAAACTCAACAGAAAGAAGGGCCGGCAAATGTTGATGCCATTATTCAATCAAAGTATCCTACATGGGAATATGAAGCATTAGAGAAAGCAAGAAAACTAAGGCAAATGGAAAGAGAACTAGGTTATACTGACGACGAAATCAATATGATTAAACAGTCATTTTCACCGCAGACCTCAAGTGTTACATTGACCTCGGCTTTCTCAAGCCTGTATGGTCCTTCGCTGTTTGGGGACCTTGAAGAGGAGGACGACGACGATGGAACCGAGTCAGAAGACGATTGAAATGGTCTTTGGCTTTCCTAAGGCGGGAGAGGTATACGGGTCGTTTGATGTAGTATCATCTAACTTTGATGCTAACAAAGGGACATGGTCGGTATTATTTTCTGATGAAATCCAGAAACAATATGCACTACAGGCACTAAAACCGTTCTTAGGAAAGGTTGCAGTGTTTGAAGTAGACGGTATAGAGCATAGTGTAGAGTTTCCAACAAAGGAAACCAAGATAGAGTATGTGCGCAACAATCCACCAACATCAGTACAAACACTAGTACATGGTAGATTCTTTGGAGATACTGCTTTCCAGAACCCAACAACAGTGGAAGCATTTGAAGAAGAATTAGGAAAAATGACAGTAAAGAAACCAACTAAATGGTTCCGTATACATCCAATAACAGAATTACATTCGCCTTCATTCCGCAACAAACTATGGTCGTTTGTCACAAGAAGAGGAGAGTCCTATGGATGGGTAGTGGGGAAACAAATCTACCATAGAAAAGGTTCCTTAATCATGCCTTATGTTAAAATCAACAAACACGTTGAGAATGCAAAGGTAATGTATCACACTCACCCATCAAAGGATGAACCATCTTTCAGTAGTGCCGATGATATCCAATGGTATCTTGACGCTGCATACAAGTGGGGAATTAGACATTACTACACCATTATGGCTAATCGCTTAGACCACTTTGAGATAACTACCAAAGGAGATAAAGGAAGAAATAGTTACTTACGAATGGACGAAGGTAAGTTCATTGATGATTTAGATACGATGCTATCAAAACTTGAAGAACAATACAAGGGCGATGCAATATCAGACGAGAAGTTCTGCGAGAAGGTTACTAGAAAATGGGTCGCAGAAATGAATGAACGCTTTGGGCATATTATGAACATCAAGTATCATTCACATATCAAGAAAGAAACCCCATTAAAAAATCCGGGGAGTGGTACCCCTTTAGGAGTAGCGAAGCGAATAGGGTTGGACGACCGTCACATCTCAACCGCCCTTGGTGAGTTGAAAGGCTTAGACTATGATTGGATTCATTACGGCGGAGATGAGTTTGCTCACACTATGTACGTCTATTGGTGGACCAAGTATCACTTCTTGCCAAAGGCCGACGGTAAAGACCGACTTTACACTTGGGAAGGATTAAGCAAGGAAAGCAGGGCTAAACTACGAGAATACTTAGACACTGAAATAGAAGCAGGTTGGACTAGGTCAGATGTTCTATTGATGCTTGGGCTATACCATGACATTGCAAAGCGTAGAGAAAAGGAAGATAACAGACACCATTCAGTAATCGGTGCTGAGATGTTTAGAGAAGAGATAGCACCAGAAATTGGACTATCTCAAAATTTGACAGACCACATCTCACTTCTATTACAATCAGATGTAGGACGAAGAGGTATTACAGAAGAAGAATTCCAAACAATTGCAGGCGACCTGTACTTACTGTGTAAGATATTTCACATGGCTGACAGAACCGCCCACCACCCGTATATGTTCACTAGCGCAGCAGCCACAGCAAGACAAGAAGGACTACTTCAAGCAGGGCAATATGGCGATGCCTACATTGCAGTACGAAACAAGCAGGACATTGAAACCATTGAGCATATTTTACAACATAATGTAATTCCTAACCCTCCACCCAAAATGCCCTACAATGTTCAATATGGCGCATCATATGAGATTGCCATTGACCCAGACACGGCTGAAATGTTGTTTGAAGATTACGACCCACGTAAAATAGTCGGGAATGATGGTAAGTTTGGTAGCAATTTCCGTATGTCATATGGACAAGGAATATACATACGAATGCCGTTAAAGGACGGGTATATTGCCACAGCCACACTTGGTTTTGCATACCCTGCAAAATTAAACATTCTAGGTATTCCTTCAAGAGAAGATTACGGAGTCAGCGCAGCATCAGAAGTTTACAGCCGTGTGGGTCAAGTTCTCGCTCAAGTTTACGATGTGAAAAGTGACGAGTTATTGGAACCGTCGTCGGACACGACGTCGGATAACGAAACAACAGAATCACCCGAAGCAGATGTTTTACCTGCAGCAAACGTAAGTTTCCCTGTGCAACCGATGATTAATCCAAAACACTGCAAAAAGGACGTTCGTGGTGTTGTCCAACAACCGAGCCAATCCACGATAGTAATTGCAGGCCCAATGGGAAGCGGTCGCCGTGAAGTCGCCAAAGAATTAGGACGACACGGATACCAGATATGTCCGATGCACACCACGCAACCTTCACCCGTAGGGCGTGTACCTAACCGAGATTCTGTAGACCACGATAAAGAATCATTCATGCAATTAGTCAAAGCCGACCAAATGCCCTATTGGACTATGGACGAGAAAGGACATTGTTATGGATATACTAAGGAACAACTACAGGCACCAAAGACAGTAATGTACACTTCACCTACGATGGCACTACGAATGAAAGACAGTCTTCCACACCTACACATTGTTTACCTACAAAACAACCAATCACCACAACAACATGAAATGAAACTATCATCAAGAAGTGGTATTACTCCACGCCAAGCAAAGGCTGCATCTAAGTTTGCATACCATCAAAAGCGCAAGGCTTCGCAGTTTGATACTGTGATTCCTGTTGATGACGACGATTATATGAATGCCGCCATGGTTCTAAACAACTCCAACTTCTTTCCCGGTGAAGCAGTGAACAAATACCCTTGGCTAAAGTCGGCGGACTTGATTTCTCAAACAGTTCCCATATCCAAATTGAACCCTCCAATCAAAGTAGTCCGCAGGGATAAGACCGAAGATGGTACAAGCCATTTCTACAATGCTGATACGGACGAGGATATCACAGGCAAATCGTTTGATGGGGCAACACTAGATACCAACAAAGATGTTTACGTGGTTGGGGACCCAACACCTATACCAAAAGGACGTGAACGCTTTGCAGGAGGACTTCACTACTTTAACATTGCAAAGTGGGGCGACAGAAAGATTATACAATATTCTAGAGATTCACAAGGGTTTGATTCAATATATGTTGAAAGGGTAGAGATTGACGGGGTAGTATACCTTAACAGTGCGCCATTTAACTTTCGTGAACCATCGGCACACGTCATGGTAAGAGGTAGAGCAGAAGTAGATTGGGAGAGTGCCAAACTAGTAACAGGTGGAGAAATCACTGACTTTGATAATAATTCAAAGAGCCACGGAGAACCCGATACCGTAGTCAAATCAGTAAAAATCAAACCTAGAGAAAGAGGTCCGAGGTACAGAGTAAATCCACGTATTCCAAAGAAATATGAGGGGCAAGACCCAAGCGAACATTCAGACCTATACACCGATGAAGACCCAAGAGGAACCATTCAAGGGTTAGGATTCAAAGACAAAGAAACTGCTGAACGCTCAGTAAACATCATCAAGCGTTCTGGTAAGACTCATGCACATAAGATTCAAGCAGCCATGGCAATGGAGCAACGTGCTAGGTTCCATCCTAATGCAACATCGGGAATCAAGGCCGCCCAGAAAGTGTACGCCAACTTCATTGAAGAAATGAAGAAGAAAACAAAAGCAAGGCGTAATCCCCAATTTAACATTGAAGGTATGCAATTCTTTACCACTGTACCTACGATGAAGCATACTAACTTAGGCGCAGTATCGGCTGAGATTGAAGTAGACAGAAACATTCCAAAAGAACTAGTAGGAAACGTAAAGGACATTTTCCTAGGACTAGTAGAAGACTACGAAAAGAAAACAGATAAGCGTACAGCACTTGCTATTGCATTTGCTATTGATGAACTAACAGAAGAAACAAAGCGAAGAGGCGGTAATGGTGTAATGAACTTTACAGTGGAAACCGGAGGAAGCCTAGGTCTTCCTATTGTAGAATTCAACAAAACAATTCCTGCGGTAATTATTGTTACTGGCGATGCAATCAAACTAAAGAAAGCAAAGAGGAATCCATCTGAAAACCTAACGCCAACTGCTACAGAAATAAGAGAAGCGTTAGATATATTTGGAGAACAACAAGGCCTTGACGCCAACAAAGCGATGTTGATTGCAGGCGCAGCATTGTATATGCACGGACTCAAACCGATAATGAATGATGTAGATGCAATCATCCCCGGCAAGCCAGATATTTCAGAAGGATATGTCAATGGACTTGAATTAGATATAGGTGGTGGACCAGACTTTACTGCGGAGATGTTAGATTATGAAGTCAAAGAGGGAGTACGATATCAGTCCCTTTCTGCAATATTAGCATTCTACAAAATGCTCAACAGAGAAAAAGACCAAGTATGGATTGAGAAGTTATCCAAGATGTTAAACAAACCTAGGCTAAAGCGTAATGCATCTTACAGCATTCAATCAGATTTTGAAGCCATGATTAATAGAGCATACTTGGCACGCACGAAAGAAATTACAGGCGAAGACCCTACATTCAATGGCAGGGTTTGGTGGAATGAACAGATTCCTCAAATTGAAGAACGCTATGGAACTGAACCACTTAACTACACATGGCTACATCCAATCAAAGACCCAGACTTTGACCCTAGCGATAAATCAAAAGAGTTTGACGAAAATGGTGATGTATTACCAATACACTTCTTGAATCAACTAAAGCGTATACCATTAACTAAACAACCAACACCAGAACGTATTATGCAAATTGCTCTCAATATTGGACAAGGACTTGCAAGTGGGTCGGTAGAAAGAAGATATTCATTTGATGAATTTTTGGCAGCAAACAACCCGCACCATTGCCCTGTTGAGACAGAAGCACGTAGAGCAGCAACTGACCCATCATTCAAACACCATGAATGGTATATTGAACATCATCTTGATTATGTCAAGGCCATTGTTCACTCGCTTAAACCAAATGCCGGGACCGATGAAATGGAAGTATTCAATGACATGGTTTGGATGCACGACTACCCAAAGATGCTAGGCGATAAGGATAACTTTGAACTCGTCAGAAATCTAGTTTCTAAACACAAAGGCAAAGCCTACGCTGATGAGTTAGTACAGTACATTGATGATATGGAAAGAATCAAGTCCCCAGATTGGAACGGACAAACCACAATGTATGGGGCAGTAATGTCTACTGCTGATGCACTGGCTCACTACTACGGACCTTTCTGGCAAATTTACATGGATGAAAACAAAGACAAAGACTTAGACTTCCTTAAGAAAAGCAACGCCGCTAAACTTGAGAAAGATAAAAACAAGTTGCGAGCAGGTCCAAAAAGAGATGCACTAGACTCAGTTAAGTTCCAATACAAAGGTCGTAAGGTAAGAGTAGTAGGTAATGAACACATTGCTGAGTTAATTGAGAAAAAGAATCCACCCCTAACCTTTGAAGAACTAATTCCGGTTGTTTTTGAAATAAGTGAAGATAGGCAGTACACCTTGTTTAACCGATTAATCAAACTGATGGAAGAGTCTGGTGAAATCGCTGAAGAAGTCTTAATCAAAGAGGGATTCAAGCCTTACAAAGAACCCGGTAAAGATGGAGTGGAAGGAGAAATCACTGACGCAATAATCGTACTACTGATGGCGTTTGAAAGAAACGGCGGTACACCAGATGAACTCAAGGACTTACTATACAAGAGTATTAGCAAAGGTGGCTTGAAACTAAAACGAAATCCAAGTAAAACCCCAGAAGGTAGAAAGATACCTAAGCGATATCTCAAAGGTCTAAACAAAGAAGAGATGCTTATTGCAGCAAAAGAAATTGACAAGGGGTACAAGTACGACATTAACGACCCTAAGGCATACGAATACTGGAAGTCAGACATTAAAGCAACAGCAAGAGGCTACAAGACTGTACCTAGTAAGTACAAGAGGAAGTTCATCCAAATGTACGGGCCACTTCCTAAAGGAGGCAAATTCTTAACCAAGATTGCTAAGGCAACAGGCATCAAGAAGTCAATCTTACAGAAGGTCTACAATAAAGGTCTTGCAGCATGGAGAGGAGGACACCGACCCGGCGTTCAACAACACCAATGGGCTGCAGGAAGAGTTTACTCATTCGTCACATTAGGAAACACAGTCAAGAAAGGCAACAAGAAAATGCCAGACTATCAGTTAGCAATTGATGCGGGGTTAATCAAGGCAAACCCACGAAAGGGCAACAAACCTACGTTAGAAGAGTTCAGACAGTGGGTAGACCAAGTGAACATGAAGAATAAAGAAATCAAAGCCTTCATGGAATCAGACTGGTTTGACGTAGCAGGATTAACACCAGAAGAAGCAGGAGAGCAGGGAATCTTTAGCGGACAAGATAGTTTGCGCAGGATTATTCGTATGCGTAAGAAACTAGGACTTACTGGACCAAAAGACTACATCAAACCCGGACCTCAGACTACAAAGAGATACTACGAACTTGCACTAGAAAAATGGACAGGACTTGACAGTTCAGTACCAATCAAGGAAGATACTACTGACTGGGGTTGGATGCTACGACAAAATAGATTCAATGGTAGAGCAGCCGCATATCCGTACAATAAAGCCGCCGAGTATAGAAGAGGCCCACTAGTCAAGAAACAAAAGACCCAGAATAAACCATCCCGTAAACTACTATCACTATGGGTATGGGGACATGACCCTTGGCGATGGGCAAGAAAGAACGGCATTGCAAATATGCCTAAGTGTGCCGATGTACCATGGGTAGGAATGACAGAGAAGCGTAAGTACGGTAAGGTTCCTGTACTAATGAGCCCAACAGTAAAGAAAAATCCAGAGTTAGCCATACCACCATTTGGTCTAGCATTCGTACCTCAAACAGAAGTCAAGGGTATACTGAAAGAAGGTATCAAAGCCCAAGATGGAGTTGTGCCGTTGATTTATCCGTTCCCTAATTGGAAAGGAAAGATTCTTCCTGCTTTGTACGAGAAGGTAAAGGAAACACCAATGAAAGATATTGCATTGTTAAAGATTAATCATCCACTATCTCAAGGAATGAAAGCCGACAGTGATATTGCTTACTATCACAAAGGAAGTGTGAAGCCTTCTCAGATTGAGAACATAGTAAAGTGGTGGGATAGCATTGACTTTGAATCCGGACAAATTACTGATACTAAGGAGTACAGAGAGTGGATGGATGCTTCTGGAATTGAATTGATTCTTACCATAAAGCAAAACCCAATAGGAAGGAAGGTCATGTACCATGGTTCATCTGTACCCAACATCAACAGATTACAACAAAACTACAACCATTTAGTCGGCAGGGAAGTAGTATTTGCTACACCTAACTATGAGTATGCGCTTGCTATGGCAATTGATTCTACTAATGACGACTTAGAAATTGGTTATATCAACGGTCAGTTTATGATAGCCGAAGTATACGAAGGCGCATTTGAATTACTAAAGGAACCATCTTACATCTATGAAATCAAGGCAAACGGATTCCATCAACACCCAAGACTACCAGAAATGGAATACATCATTGAAGCATCAATGCCTGTACTAAAATCAAAGCGTGTACCAAACACATACAAAGAACTCAAGAGGATAGGAACAACCTTCATACCATACGGTAGCCCAGAATTGAGGTGATAACATGGACTTACGACCTAGACAATCAAAACATCTAGTAACAGGTAAAGATGGTACTAGAATATACACTGTAGAGCCTAGCGTTTGGAAAGCGCACATAGAATACATACACAAGAAGCATAACATTAGCGAATGGTATATGCAACCCAGTTTCAAATGGATTTACGAACACACCAAGATTGGATACTACCCAAGAGGTCTTGCAATTGAAAAGGCCAAGGAAATCTACGTTATCAAGGGTGCTGAAACAGATTACTCGCTTCTGGCGCATGAGTATGGACACATCCTAGGACACGGCCATGTTCCAGACGGCATCCCCCATTTGATGAACCCGATTGACTCACTGCGTATCAGGGACCCAGATGACATAGGAGATAAGTTTGAAGAGAATTTCAGAGAGTATTATGAAAAGGTACTTGTTCCAGCCGAAAGAAACCGTGCATTACCGGGGATGTTAGCACTCGGGCTGATAGCGTACGGGTTGATGGGCTGATGAAACTAAGTGGTACATTCTTAGACAACATGGGAAAGCGTCATTCTGTTATTGTGGGAATGACTAGGTCTGGTAAGACATTCTTCACCAAGCACGTACTACAACAACTACAAGACCAAAATTATCACACTATATTTTTTGACCCGAAGCATGACGACGATTATGCGTCGTTAGGTACTATCTGTAATACACCACTACAATTTTACCATCAACTTCTCAAAAAGAATCCTGCTATAGTATACAGACCTAGTCCAAAGAAAGAGGACAGGGTAAACGAATTGAACAGGATTACAGAGTTTCTGTTTACTATGTCTAACAAGGACGGCTTCAAACGCATCAAACGTGTAGTAGCAATTGATGAGATTCAACTCATGGTCAAGAAGGGTACTAACGATGGCGTAGAAACAATCTGGACTGTTGGTGCAGGTATAGGCGTAGTAGGAATCGCAATCACTCAAAGAATCCAACTTCTCAATGAAACCTGTTGGAGTCAATCTGAAAACAAGATTATCTTCAAGACAGACGATAGGCCAGAATACCTCAAGACTAGAAACTTAGACCACTACATAGACAAGAGGGAGTTCTTTTTAGATTCAGACAATAAGTACTGGTTTTACTATACGACAGGTAACGGCAAATGGCGCATACGAGAACCCATATCCACATCATCCAACTCTTCCACCATTAGCAAACCAACAACAACCAAAACAAGAAAGGGTAATCCCAAACCAATCAGTAGCCTCAAAACAGTAGAACACTTCGGATTAAAGAGGTGGGACATTTGATACTCATTACTGTGCCTCATGGAAAGTCAAACAATTCAACTAACTATGACATAGGAGCAGTAAGTTTCTTGCCATACTTAGAACAGGCTATGCGTAATAGAAATATCAATTATGAAGTATTACTAGGTGATTCCCATAGAGAACTTGTAGACCTTAACAGAAAAGAGTCCTATGGTGGTGAATATTACATGGACTTTTGCGAGTTGCTAGATACGGCAGCATTTCATTTAGATGTACATTCATTTCCATTCGTAGAAGAAGATGCATCAGAAGAAGATGCACTAACTAGTATGGGAGATGATTTGAGAGCATGGTCAGTACATACCGCAGTATTTCTAGAAATAGATTCAGTAACTCACCCCATAGTACTAAGGAATCTAGTAGAGAAAGTTGAGAAGGATTTTGATATTGGTATCTTTGATAGTAGTGTAGAAGGAGCATTCCTTACTACTACTGCATCAGTACTGTTTGATGTTCCTTCCATACTTATGGAGGTAAACGACCAAAGTTCGGAGGAATATGAGAAGTTGGCTGTGACCCTTGCTGCATACTTTGCTGACTTCGTATGAAAGCAAATCCCATCATATTGATTGCTTGACTACGGTTTAGCCACCACCGCATACGTATCCCATGCTCAATAAAGTCAAACAGTTCTTTGTCTAACGTAACTGAAATAGCGACTTTCTTAGACTTATCTTGCTCATGTCGTCGCCGGGACATTGATATTCCCACAACATCCTCGTTAATAGGGTTCTTGCTAATAATAACTTGTAAGTATCGTATACTATAGCATACTAAAGTATGACCTTTTATATCTAAGTGGGTAGTCGGAAGACCATGGCCCTTGCAGAAGTTATGCTAGTGAACCCACCTCGTAAAAAGAAGGCGTCCCGACGTAGAACCAAAGCAAAGTCCAAAAAATCAACCAGAGGTAATACAATGGCACGAAGAAGAACAACTAGAAGAAAGACAACAACCCGTCGTCGCAAATCACCTGCACGACGCAAGACCACACGTCGTCGTAAGACAACCAAGCGTCGTAAGAGCCCTGCTCGCAGACGCACTGTCCGCCGACGCAAGACGACACGCCGACGCAAGTCGCCTGCTCGTCGTAAGACAACCCGTCGTCGCAAGACGACACGCCGACGCAAGTCACCTGCACGCCGCAGGAAGACTACTCGCCGTCGCCGCAGCCCTGCACGTCGTCGCAAGACCACACGCAGACGCCGCAGCCCTGCACGTCGCCGTAAAACAACTCGCCGCCGACGCAGCCCTGCTCGCCGTCGCCGTACAGTCCGCCGCCGTAGCGCATCCCGCAGACCACGTACCACACGCCGCCGCCGCACCACTCGCAGCCGCAAAGCATCTGGCCGTGGACGCAAGATGAGCCTAGGCAACGCATTCAACTGGGTCAAGAACCACATGACAGCATTTGAGGCTATCCTCGCTACTGTTGGTGGTATGGCTGCAGGTGCTTACCTACCAAGCCTTGTCCAATCCGGACTTGCTAAACTTGGTCTGAACGCATCTTGGATGACTAGCGGAACCTACACCCCGTACCTTTCCGGTGCTGCTGTTGCAAGCCTAGTCGGATTCGGTCTATACTCCATGAAACTTGCTAACATGGGTACTGCAAGTGCTATCGCCCTCGGTGGTATCGCTTTCCAAGTATTCAAACTTGCAAACGATAAGGGAGTCTTTGACAGAGTCCGTGGCGCACTTGGCCTAGGATATGCCCCAATCGGCTACCTTGGCGCACACAATGCCATGCATGGTGACATGATGGACGACCCACTAGAAGGTGGCTCCTTTGGAGCAGCAATGACCTACGGTACATACCATGGTGATGCCAACATGAACGCAATGTTCGGTGGCAGCCGTGAGATGAACTTCTACTGATTGTAGAAGCGAACCTCTGGTAGTGTCCCTATGAGGGGCGGTGCTTAGGCATCGCCCCTCTATCTGGGCCGTAAGCATTGTAGGTACTAGTGTAGTTGCACTGATTAGGGAGCGAAGGCTACGCCTGTTTGATTAGTTAGACTGGTAAAACAATCTAACTAACTCATCCAAAGTAAACAGTCTGTACTCCGCAGTGTATGCAGAAGGCTATCTTTATTGAACCAGTATCGCTGATTTCAATAAACTCGGTACTTCCGCAACTACACACCGTAGTACGTTCTAAGGTAGGTTCCATACCAGTTAGTCGTAAGACAAACTTGTATTTAAGAAAACCTATGTTTTGTGAAATATTCATTGGTAAATGGTATTCCTCTGGCATAGCCAATGAATATTTCACCTATATCCCTTAGACCTAAGATAAGCCTCTTTACTAGAGTCTTTACTAACAGGGACTAACTCACCAGTTAATCTCATTACACTACTACTACGAATATAGTTACTAAGGGATTCACCCCGTTTATCGGCTTCTTCACGTAACAACAATAACAGTTCTGGGTCAAACCTAATGGTTACTGGAACCTTCTTTGGCTTGTCCCCCATGAACTATCCACATTTCAACTCGGTTATGAAGTTTAGCGGAAACAGCCAATATGTATGACATAAGTATACGTATGTATGACAAAGTAAGACAAATGAATGCGGTACTTGATATACTAGTGATTATTGGGGAAGAATAAGTCGGGAACCGAAACAGTACCGGCGAAGAAAAAACAAACAGGAGAAATAAACATGGAATTAAGACCATATTACGACAGACCAACGGCTATCCTTGCGGACTACCTTGCCCGTATTGATACCAAGATTAAAGCAAACTATCCTCATTGGGGATATGAGAACAAAGGCGTATGGCCAAAAGGCGAATACGGAAAAGGTGTACTACGTGCAGACCAATTCAGTATTCTAGGCACATACGGACAGTGGTTGATACCATCCAGTGGAAGTAGCGGTAACCCTAACAGTACTACCGTAGACACTTTCGGATGGTCACAACGTACACTGGACTTCAAGACCCTAGAGGAATTCTATTACCTCTTGATGGGAATTCAATATCCAGTAACGCCTCTACTTATCACAGAGCATCAGTGGAGAATTAGCGGTATTGAAACACCAGTAATTGACCAACAAATCTTTGAAGTATTGGAAGAACCATTCGTATGGTATGAAGAACCAATAGTCATTGAGCCAGAGAAGACCGTAGTCTGCTCTCACCGTGTAGTCGGTGGTGCAGCATCATTCGGTAACGGTACCGTTAGCGGCGCAGAAAAGTGGCGTATCATCGGTAGCGTAGTCGGGCAACACCATGAATTGATTCAGCAAAGACAGAGTATCGGGGAGTTGTCCTGATACCCTTAGGGGCTTATCAGTATAGGAGATGATTAAGTATGGCAAATATTGGCGGACTTGATGTTTCATACGGAGCCCGACACCAGATTGTACGTAACAACACCTTCGTAGCACTAACAAAAGACAGCGCAATGACCAAAGCACAAGGTAACGCTGTCTTTGATGCACTACAACAAGGACTTGGACACACTATCCTCAAACCAGACTATCTGGTTGCAATTAGTGCTGCAAACACTCACACCTTGGGTGTTGCAGGCGATTTCCAAGTAGATACAACTGGTAACGGCACTGCTGACTCTACACTCGTAGCAAACGGACCATTGGTTCGTGATTACCGACAAGTACCAATCACTGGTTCTTACACTGGTGAAGCACTTCTCGGAACAACTGCATTGAACACACAAGTTTCAGACACTGCAGGCGAAACCCATGTTGGCGGTAACCTTGTTCTTGACGCAGTCTTGAACGTCGGTGCAGTTATCATGGGCGCAACTGTAGCAAACAGTGGTACTGCTTCGGCATTCAACGTAGGTCAAGAGACTCCACTCGGTACAGAGGCTTCTGGTGCCAGTACTGACGCAGCATTGATTGGTGAAATCACTCTAGGTGGAGGTTCATCAGAAGGTGTTTACAGCGCAGCATTGGCTACTTGTCTTAGTGCAGTAGATTCTACAGCAGACATTGGAACCGCAGGGGTACCTGAGGCTCAAGTCGGATTGTTGAACCTAAAAGCACCTGTGGACAACCTTATCCAAGGATTAACTGCAGTAGACCCAAGCGAAGCAACCATTGCTTCTAACACTGCACTTCATGCAAACAATGGCCTAGGCCAAGCAGGTGGTACTGGAGTATGGAACTACGAAACAATGATTGTTTCTGTTGATGAAGATGGAGGCACCCTTGGTGCAGCCATGGGCGCAGTAAGCACAGTCTGTATTGCAAAGGTTCTCTGAGCCTAGCAGTAGCGGTTAGTAGGCACTTCCCCCTCTATGGGGGCGATAGGCATAGCGGAAGCCTTGTCTGTCGCCCCCATCAAATAGAGGATAGGTATAGTTAATACTGACCACTACCTGCGACAGAACGTCCCCGACAGAAAGAAAAAGGAGTGACAAAGATATGGCAAACATAAATCAAGGAACAAGAGCAGGAAACCTATTCGGTAGGATTGCAGGCGAAGGCTTCGCCGGCAATGATTGGAACGACATTGTACTAAAGCCCGGTTACATCATTAAGATTCGTGACCGATTTGCTTTGGTAGAGGCAGTAGAAGGTCTAAGCGTAGACCTTTACTTCAATGACTCTATCACAGTAACTGGCGATGGTGTAGGATTAGGACTAGATAATACAGCAAACGACGAATCCGATAAACTGGCAGCATATGGTGAACACACCATGAATGCACTTCTAGGAATCGGAACAGACACCTCTGGCAACCCAGTCCGAACCACAGTTATTTCACCAGACTATGATAGTGGATATACAGTATTCAAAGACCTAGAACCTTTCAAGGGTCATTTGTATCACCTATGTCCTTCACTACCATGTCAGCCGAAATATATTTCGCAAGAAGGAAACGCATTGAGCCGTGACGGTGTTCTACCAAGTGCATCAGTCACCGCAGGTATCCCAGTAGGATTCCCCGGCGCAATAACATCAGGCGGCGGAAGTTCTTCCGGACCTGCTGCAGGCGTAGACCCAATCGGTACAGTATCAACAAAAATTTACCTCAAACACCCTGCCGGTGTACCCAAATACGTACTTGATGAATCACCTGAGGGTGAATCTGGCAGTACTACTAGCGGTAACATACTAGGGTTGTCTGGCTTTATTGACGGACAAATCAGCCCAGTAGAAGACCCAGACTGGTCTTACTCGGTATGGATAGAGCATGGAGAGAACAACCTCCCTGCTTTCCGTATGGTAAACGATAGCGAAGAATACATCCTTGATGGACGTATGCGCCTACAAGGATGGAAGTACCGTATCGTGGAATTGACCATGGGACAACTTCGTACAATCCGTGAGCGTAGTGGCGGTCGTTTGACTTTCAAGGTAATCAACCCTGCAGGGCTCCCAACCGCCGGTACAATGCTGAGTGAATACTTCCCTCAGTGATTGTAAGGTGGTGAAGGTGAATGGCAGACGATACAACCCAAGTAGTAGGAACAATACCTGATACTAAGGCGTATAGCAAGACCCGTAGGGACGAGCGGTTCATTCTAATTGAACAGAAGAACCTTGAGATTAACTCTCAAGACGAATACATCGTACTTGATGAGTTAGAAGCAGGTTCACTTCAATCAGTCAAAGTAACAACTGACAACCCATATGTTCAGGTCTTACTACAGATTGATGAATACCGCAATAAAGACCCTAATGGCCAATGTGCTGCAGAAATTATCTACAATGGTAATTCAGACAACACCAATCGCTCATTCAAAGTATTAGACGGACAAAGTTCGTCTAAAGGGTATACAATGGAATACAAACCAGACCAACCAGAAGACTACAACAAAAGAATTCGTTTAGTTATTAGAAACAGTATCAAACCAAGTACCACAGTATTTGGTATGGGTCTAGACTATACTAGTGCAGGTAATCTACCAACACCGGCAGTGCCTTCGCATATGGCAGGAGGAACATTCAGCCACCCTGCTTTCAAGTCACTATCACTAAGCCAAATTGCTAGAGCAATGACAAAACCTGTAGGAGTAAGTGGCTATGCTTCTAACAGCGTATTTAATGAGTCTGCAATTATGAATGACGCAATTGAGTTAGGTTCAGACCATCCATACGAAGGATTAGCAGGTAAACCAACATTCACCCGTGACGTATCTGCCGAAGCCATTTGTGAAACATCAACATCAATAAATTTACTCAATAACTTTGAACAGACTATTTCTTTGAATTCATTGATGCTCTATAGAGTAAGAGTGCTTGACGAACCTGAACAGTTCCCGGGCAGCAGTACTTCCCCGTCACAAATGACCGTAGAGATTGGGCCACAGTCAGCAAATCTAGGCTTTAGCGTACTTAGTAATGTACCGTTTGGTTTTGCAGCAGTACCATGGTATGGGATAGAAACCATACGTAAGACTGACCTTATGGCAGCAGGACCATTTGGAGATACTTGGCCGGGTACAAGTACATACACACCATTTACTGGCGGTACCGCATTAAATGGCTCAACATTACCTGCGGCTGAAAGTATTATCGGCAAGCGCATATTTATCCGTCGTGGAGGTACTATCTACTTCCCCGGTGTCGTTAAATCAGTAACTAAAACTCTACCTCCCATTTGCAATGCTGCAATGAGTACCAACATAGATGGAGTCAAAGGATTTGGTAAATTTTTAGACCCAGACGATGTAAACAAATTTGCTACAGAAGACACGTACTTTGGAGTAGGCGTATACCCAGAAGGAACCTCAACAAGTGGTGGCACCATTAGCGATAATGGAGTCATTATCATACCACACTTTACTGGACATGAAACTGCCACATTAGACGGGGTGGAAGTTGGTGAAGTAGGAGCAACAATCCCATTGAATCAATCAAAACTAACAATACCATGTACTAGTAATGGCAGTGCTGTACTTAATGGATTTACTGACGACCCGGCAAATCTTGGAATTGAAGTAGGAATGATGGTAAAACACCCAGACCAAGACACTTTTGACACCAGAGTACAATCACTTACAACCACAACCGTTACATTAACTTCAACAATATCAACATCTGTAACCAAGGATGTTGAGTTTTACAATGATAGACTTCTGGTTCCAAGGCACGCATTTACTGGCACTGGAACATATGAAGTATACCATGTACCTCATACACCATGGGTATACACCTTTACCTTTGAACCGGGAGTAACAGAATCACCCATAGACTTTGGATTGATATTTGATGATGAGAGCGATAATCATTATCTAAACGGTGCCAGTGTTGGTGGGGCAGATTTCGGCACATTTAAGGAATCAACAGGAAGGTTTGCAAATGTAAACAATAACCAATTTACAGGAGTAACTAATTCACGTGGACTATCCCCTGCAAGTGACAGTAACTCTTGGGGTGTAGTAACATCACAAGCGGACAGTAATCCCAAAGTGTTGATAAAGTCAGTAGAAGTGAAGCGTAACAAGCGGGTATCGTACGAGGGGTGAAAGTAGTGGCATTCGGTATTACAGAAGGCGAACGATACATACCAAGAAAGATGTTCAAGAACGGACTTCTTGACTTCGCACATCGTAATCCGATTGTTGGGTTCTTCGCTATACCATTAGCCATTGATTTGTTTGCTAAAGTACTACAAGGTGGCTATAGACAAGCAAGACACGGAGATTACAGACTCGGTGCTTTAGCAGTTATGGACCCGGCAGAAGAACACATGATGACTCAACCGCAAGGAACTGGATTCCACCACGGCGCAAACTCGGGATACGACCTCTTTGGTACTTTGACCGCAGGGAAACGTACGATTGGTGCCGAACCTAACAGTGGAATTGCAAAGGGAGAATTCTACAGGGACACTTCCCACCTAAACGGTGAGTATGACCCAAGAGGAAACCCTGCTGCTTCATTGTACCGTGACACCCGTAATTTGTCTCGTCCGGGCTTTGACCCGTACAATCCTGCTAACCAAGAAACAGGATTCCTTGACAAAAAGGTATACGGTAAGACACATCCCGGAGCATTAGCCTCTCAAGTACCAGACCAACGCTTACTAGAAATGGTCGGCTCTGGATTATTTGCAGGTATTAGCGGGGTGAATAGACTATGAGAACTATGCATCCATCACAACTAGGTATGCCTCAAATGAATAAGTACACCATGAGTGGTATCACATCCTCTGGTGTCTTAGCAGGGGCTCTACTAGGCCCATTCATCTTCAACGCCCTCAAAGGTACTGCGGAGTCGCCTGCCGCAGTAGTTAGGCGCAATCTGGCCCCGATTATCGTAGGAGGACTAATCGGAGGCGCACTATTTGGCTCAGGTGCCGGAGGACTTTGGCTCTACCAAAGAGGACAGTGAAAAGAATGTTGAGAACATTAGCAAACCCTAAGTTAGCAGGTGGCGTTCTATTACTTATGGGACTACATCAATTCAACTACGGTACAAAAGAATACGCAGGACCACCTACAAACAGATTCGGTAGCGAGTTTGACTTACTACCTGATGCAATCCCACTAGTAGGCAAATACAATCCATCCCCTCTACAATTGTTGGGTGTTGTTGGTATTGCTAGTGGTATTGCACTACTTATGGAGTGAGGTGCATGGTTGGCTATGGTGTTATCTCTAAGGAACAGATTCCTAGTGGCACCGTAAGCGTAGTTGCAGGCATTGGACTATCTTCTGCCGGACTTAAACTAATGAATGCACCTACACAGTATGCAGTTGGCTTTCCAACCTTGGGAGCAGGTCTTATCTTACTCTACAAAGGATTGTTGAAAGAAGGGGTGATTTCCTAATGGCAATGAGTGGTACCACAGGACAGGTGTTCCAACCTTTACAGGGGCTACAACACCGACAGAATCCTATGGGTATGAACACCATGGCCGTAATCAACAACATTAGCAAACCAGTGCTAATGATTGCAGGTGGAGGCCTGTTATTGTATAGCATCTACAGATACATGAAAAGAGGGTGATACTATGGGCATACTACCAACAAGAAAAGAAATAAGCAAATTTTTTGATTACCATCCATTCCTTAGTATTGCATTTACAGTAGCAGGTGCATTCACTATTTATGAAACAATCAACGCAGTTAAGGCACCAAAAGGAGAAGGCCCATTCTCTGGTATTGGACACCTGACTAAGAAACAGAAAGAAGTCCTTAGCACAGTAGAGAAAGAATTGTATGGCGCATCTAAGATGCATAAATCCCAAGCCCAAAGAATTAGTCAATTAGGTGCAAGCACTTCCACTACAACATCAACTAGTTCATCTCACGCTATGATGGACAGACCATTGACTCAAGATGTAATGCCACCCCGTAGTGTATCACATTCCGACTTTTTCGGCATTAACCCCCATGTTCTAGGGGCATCTAACTTAGGTTCTGCTAACTTACCTCCTGCCATGCGTAGAAGAATTTCCCAACGCCAAAGAGGAACCGGACCTCTCGGTAGTTATGGCAATGTAGCACTTGACTACGAAGACAACGTAGCAATGTCAAACTATGATGCTGTAGGAAACCTGTACGGCCTTGGAGGTATGTCACCTGAAGGCAGTATGGGGTGGACTGAGTGAAGCCCCTAAGTCAATGGTCTGGCTCTCAAAGATTAACGGCATTAGTTACAGCCATTAATCTAGGAACCGCATTCTACCATTTCAAAGGAAGTAGGAATGCATTAGGTTCCATGTTTATTGGTTATTCCATAGCAAACATAGCACTGATAGCACAGGAGGGCTTACAATGAACCATCCTTACGCTCAGAAGATTCCTAGACACCACCCACAGGTACAAGACCGTCAAATGATGGTTGATGGGTTCCAAGACTTTGCATTCAAAGCCTTTCACCCTAAGTATGAGAAAGGGGCTGCGCCATTAAGTAAACGCAGGAATGGTATAGGACCAGTAAGGAACGGAGAAGGAGTATTCTTTGGCAATGTACCAAATTTAGGTACTACTCTTTCACCTACTATGGCAAACAGGTTTGCAATAGGCGGTGTTGTTCTACTTGGTAGCATTGTTTATGCTAACGCTGCGAGTAAACGCATCAATACCTTAGGTAAGAAGACCCTCAAGCAAGTTAAGGCGATATCTAGCCTTACGGCCATTAGATACGCTCTTACTGGTGCTATTGGATACTATCTAATCCAAGACTTCACTCAACAGTGATTGGAGCAAGGTCTGGAACTTCTACAGAAGCACCCATAGAATCAGCCTTCAACTTGAGGGCTTGATATTCAGCCTCAAGGCTATGTTCTGGTACTTCTTTAACAAGAATATCGTCTGTTCCGTTAATCTTCACTTGCAGTGTCACTAGTTTGCTTTCTTTTGCCATTCTTTTTCACGTCCTTTGTGTTTTTCTTTTTTCTGAATTTGGGTAATTGCTGTTCCTCTTCGGTGGGTTCCCACGTGATGGTTCGGTTCTCGCCCTCGTCCTCATCCCATACCACTTTTCGTCTAGACCTATAAGTTTTCGATTGAAGTTCTGCATTTGGGTCGTATTGCTCATGGGCTCCACGGAGTCCTACGGCTTGTTCATTTGACCACATTACAGCGTGCTTTTGCAGGTCAGTCATGTCTTTAGGCCGTTTGTAACCATGGGTTTCATTCCATGGATTGCCTAGGCATGGGAGATTTCCTGCTACGTGTTGCCACTCACACGTCATACACTTAACTTTGATGAGGTGAGTCCAAGGTTGAGTATCACCTCTAAGTGAGGATGCTTGACTCTCAACACCTCCAATTTCGTGAAACTCACGAATATCCGTACCGCCACAGGCGACACAAAAGAATGGCTTAGTTTCAGATTCGTCCTCAAACAGTTGCCGACCTTCTAAGTCAATCTTACCTTGAGCAATGTCTTTACAAATAGGACATTCAATATTCTTGTCCCATTCACTATCTCTAATACGTTCATCGTGGGCCATTAACTTCACCATCTACTACCGAGTTTTGCATTTGCCATTGCATTACTTCCCACAGGGCTTGTAATGCTAAGAAACCACATTGTCTGTAATTACCAAAGAATCTGAAACCGGAGGCACCATCTCCACCTACGGCCATAACAAATTCAGTTGCTCCCACTTCTTTTAATCTCTCAGTAAACTCATCTATTACGGCCATTACGGTACCATCGCTCATTCTTCTTCACTTCCAATAAGGAAAGACTTTACCTGCTTTCTAAGGTCCTGCACGACAAGGTCTTCCTCTTGCATAGGAGGCACGTACCTTTGTTGTAGACCGGAGAAATCAAAGTATATCCAATCTTTTAGGAACCTGCGAACCTTTGTCATGTGAGTAGCGAGGTCAGCCGACCAGTTGTCTTTGTGTTTGTTTAGGAACTTAATTGCCTTCTCACGTTGTATAACCCAACACTTATGGCACATAACTTCAGGCTCACTTAGCCTACGATATTTGATAATATATTCAGCGTCCTCTTCAGGTTCTTCACCCTTCTTTGCTGCTTGATACTCTTCAAGGTCACGGAATACTTGTTCTTCGTATTCTTCATAGTCTGGATATTCCAAAACATGGGACCGAGTACCCGTTCCACACTCCACACATTTACCGTAAGGAGCATTGACACCTTCACGCTTAACGACCTTCATATAACAGCCGAGAATACAAGTAGGCCATAAAGAAAATGCAAGTTTACAAGCGGAAGGACTTTTACCAACCAATGTATCGCAGTGAACATGGCTAAGGATGAAAGTGTTCCTCCAGTGGTTCCTCATGTACATACAGACCAAACAGGTGGTGCAGTATTACCCATTCGTGGTGTAAGTAACCCAGACTCACCAACTGCAAGATTAGAAACAACAGATACAGGTAGAAATGAATTCGCATACGAAGGACCTTTCATGCCTCTTGAAATAGTATTGGCATCACCTGCACCATCCCTCTATGATTACGTACGAGCCGGTGTACTCAATCTACTAGAAACTGCGACAAACTACCCTACACATGATAGGAAACTACTGCTTCGTGAAGTAGAGGAAGACATTGTAGCACACAGGGGATTCTTACTAAAGTCAGCATTTACCAATACTGGAGAAATCTTCATCGGTAATCGTATGACGGGACCAATCATCAAGGAAGGTACAACTGCCAACGCTTTACATCGGCCATTGGGTAATCTTATGGCAACCACTTTGGACAAGACCAATACGGTAGGATTTGATTTTGGCGCAGACACACCATTCGGATTTGCTTTAGACCCGGGCGAATCATTGTTTATTGAAATCAACCGAGCAAGCAACATTTACCTATATGCTTCTACAGACCAGAAGTTGTATTGGATGGCAGTATAGGCCGGGAGGGAGGCCTAAATGCCATACACATCAAAAGTATCATCACCGGGAATATCAGTAGATACGAACAATGATGGTGTCATTGATGGACGTATCCATAGAATAAAGAATATAGGTAACTTTGATACCTTCTCTATTACTAATGGTGAACTGACACTACAAGGACCCGCAGGTGGTACATCTGTTGGCGGTTCAGATACACAAGTACAATTTAATGATGGAGGTACCACTTTAGGCGGACATACCGGCATGGTGTATAGCAAAACATCAGACTCGTCAGCAGGTAGACTAACAGTTGCCAATCTAACGGTTTCAGGAGAGTTAATCGTAAGCACCACAACAACACTAGACAGTAATACAGTCAATATAGGCGACTCAAAGATAGTTCTCAATTCAGACTTCTCTGGGGCCGGTCCAACAGAGAGCGCAGGGTTTGAAGTGGAACGTGGAGATGAAGATAACGTAAATTTCATCTGGAATGAAACAACTGATAAGTTTGCATTTCAAGTCGGTTCTGTAGCCGCAGCAATAGGCGAAGTAGGAAGTATCTTTGCGACACAAACACATACAACTAACACAAATGCTTTGACTTACACATTTGCCAGTGATACTGATACAGGTATTCAACATACTGCACTAAACCAACTTGGCTTAGTAGTGGCAGATACCCGGGTACTAATGGTAAATGCTAATGGTGTTCACATCAACCCATCCGGTGCATCTGGAGCCACCAATGCATTAGATGTAGTTGGTGATGCCACCATAACAGGCGACACCACCCTAACAGGTGATGTAGACATAGTTGGTAGCCTAGATGTAGATAATCTCAACTTCAATCACAACACGATATCAAACACAGGCGCCAACCAACACATCATAATTTCACCAAACGCCAATGCCGACGTATTCCTGACAAGCGACGTTGTTCTCGGTACTGCGGTTATCGGTTCTACTCAAATTGGCGCAACCGGACGCTCCGGGGCGTTAGCAGGTGTAGACCTGAGAATCTACGCCGGTTCAGCCGGAATAGGAGCAGACCCTAACCTTTCAGGAGGGGACTTAGAACTACGTGGTGGCGGAGGTAAAGGAACAGGAAAGGGAGGAGATATTCTATTACAAGTTACACCCTCGGGAAGTAGCGGTGCCAATTTCAACTCATATGCAACTGCAGTAACAATCAGTGGTGATGACAAATCAGCAGTGTTTGAAGGAGCAGTAACAATTAATGGAGACTTAACAATATCTGGTTCAACTACAACAGTATCATCAACAACAGTAAGCCATGCGGACCCTGTTCTTCAATTAAATCAAGGAGAAACTAACAATGCAGGCGCAGGTGTAACTGGTAACGTATCTGGGTTCCAAGTGGACCGAGGTCAAAACAGTGGTACAGACATTGCAATCACTAGATTCGTTTGGGATGATTCTGTAGATGCATTCCGTTGTCAGATTGCCAACAACGCACCAACTAACAGTACCTTCGTAGATACTCAACTAAGAGTAGGTACTCCATCCGATAACAATGATGCTGCAACTAAAGGATATGTAGATACTCAACTTGCAGCAGTGACATTTACAACTATACGTGACGCTGATGATAATACAAAGATACAGGTTGAACAATCAACCGATGAAAACAAAATTCGGTTTGATACTGCAGGTACCGAGAGGATGATTATTGACGATGCAGGTTTGGTCGGTATAGGCACTAGCGCACCTACTACTGAGTTGCATATTGTTGCAGCAGCCGACCCAACTATTACGCTACAACAAGGGACTGAGACTGGAACTCTTAAGGTTAAAGGACTGCAAGATTCACACGCACAAATCATAGCAGAAAATCAAACAGCGAGCGAAGAGTGTTTATTAGATTTAGATGCTAAAGCAGTTACAGGACAAAACCAAGAAGTTCGTGTATTTAGAAACGCTAATGAGTTCAGCGATGGCTACTTTCTCATAAAGCAAGTAGGCACTAATACCAATGCGTTCATGTTCTATTCCGATAAAGACGGTACAGACCACGAAGCCCAATTTGATGGTCCACTTAAGATTGGAGAAAGAGCGAGTGCAAAGAGCGATACAACAGGATATGGGCAGTTATGGGTTAAGAATGAATCACCTACCGAACTCTACTTCACAACTGACGCAGGTGACGATATTCAAATTACAGATGGAACAACATTAGCAGGAGGCGGTAGCGGAGGCGGTGGCAATGCCTTTGAAACTATTACATTCCTAAACAGTACAGCAAACAGATTCCCACTCGCCCCGTTAGTAGCACAGTTAGATGTTGTAGCCGATAGTACAACAGATACTCTAACTGTGAGAGGAGGAAATGGAATTAGAGTTCTAAGTGACGCAGGCGGCGACTTGGTAGAGTTACATGCTTTAGACGGCCATCTCACAACAACAGATGACAGAGGAATACACTTTTCTGGAATGGCAAAGGTAAGCCAAGCATTCTGTACCAGTTTTTCTAGCCCCTTGATTACACCCATATTACCCGGCGCAACCCCTACTCTTGGTACCAATGAAGTCAATTCAGGGACAATAGTGTTCCTCAGTTCATTTCCCCAAGGCACTGGCGGTACAGTGGAAATAGATGCCACTGGGCAATACGGTCAAAATTATCTTCCAAACACAGTGGTTGGAGCAACAGAAGAAGCATTTCACTTAATCTTCGTAAATACAGACGGAGGCGCATATACAATATCAAGTAGCGATGTAGCCAATCTAACAATAAACGGGGGAACCAGTTTCACTAATAGCACACAATTCAAGGCTTCATCATTGGTTATAATTGAAGGTATTCAATCTACTGGATTCATGTGGGGTTGATAAAATGAGTATAACCATCCACCACGGAGTAACTTCTAACCAAACACCGTCATTGCAAATACAGGGAGTTTTAGGTGGCATATTCGGTAATGCAAATCCAAATCCCGGTTTTTCAACGTATAGTACTAATAACAATGAAATGATTATCACCTCTACAGACCCTCAAACAAATATGCCAAACAATCCCCCAATCGTTGCAGGGTCTGTCTACAATTGGCAAGATGCAGCGACTATAGAAATCACAAGCGTACTTGGCAACGGAGCCACTGCATGGAGTGGTAGCCCACTTGACCCGAATTACACCTTTGTTTATTCAATTCAGAAAGGATTCGGTGACTTTTGTAATCAGTGGAATTTGAGTGCGTTTAATGCTAAAGGTATTTCCGACTTATCAGTTCAGTTCGGTAGTTTTGCTTCTGGTGGTGCATGTGCCTTCTCACCCCCAAGTGGCACATATAGCCCTTTCTTCACTATGTCAGCACAGGTTACTGAAAATGCCACAGGTAGAGCGGGTTCACTATCCTTTCCCGCAATAAGGTTCTTCAATGATACGTTCGCAATATAAGGTGATAACATGGTAAATGTAAAGAATAAAGCAAACATAGCGTTTAATACAAAAATAGGACAACAACTATTCAAAGAAAAAGCAAGGACTGATGCAAAGCAACCTTTGGATGACGACCAAGTAAGAGATTTGTATGTTCGCATACTAAGCATGGAACAAGTTGCTGCGGCAGCAGTTAGTACGAGTGCTATCCAACAACTACAACAACAAAAATTTGCAAGTGAGTTTTTCAAATTCCCATTGAATCCCGACTTCGTAGACATCTACGAGTTTATCCACGGTCAAGGTACTGGGAAGACCTTGCAAAACTCTTTGAAGCAGCAATTTAATCAGCGCAACCAAACAAAGAATCAGGGCAGAATCAATAAAAATGATGCGAAAGCACTTCTAGCCACCAATCTACGTAACTACGCAGATAATTGATATACTGAATTATTAAGACCGAGTTGAATACACGACTGTACATGGAAGACCCGTATGCTGTTGGTTTAGACCACAAGTACACACCCCATGCAGGATACGAAGATTACATAGGAAATCAGATACGCCTTGAATGGGCTGACGGTAACCCTGATGCTGAAGACCGTAGTGGTTTATTTGTTTCATTTAATGACGAAAACAAACTAGTCATTGGTGGTAAGAATCCTATTGGTATTAGTTCTGGAGAATCAGTTAGAGGCGACCCTGCTGCGCAATGGGTAGATATCTCACCCATTGGAACGCTAGTTATTGACCAGCAGATTTTCAATGAATTGACCTCAATAGCAAAAATCTGTCCAAAGACAGGAACACTTGCTAGGAAATCTACGTTTACTAGGAAAAAGCATCTTGTTAGAATATTGGATGCATCCGAGAGACACGGGTCAAGCATGAAAGTAAAAGTAAAGGTGATGTGGAAATGGCATTAGAAGGACAATACGAAACAATACATGGAATCAAACTTGAGAAAGCATTCTTCAAGGTGATTGATATTACCCATGAATGGGTACAGGAACGCAAGAAGTGGTACACTAGTTACACTATGGCTGTCTTTGCTGATAGGGCAGCCCGTAGGCTAGACAAGACGCCTATTGAACACGCAAACTACAGAATGAAGACAGACCTTACAGGGGGTAAAGACAAAGAGAACATTATCGCCATCTGTTACAACAACTTCAAACAACAAAATAAAGATATTACCTTTGAAGATGTTTAGGTTTCTTTATGACCTACTTGTAAGAAGGACAGTTCATGGCAAACGCTATTGATGGTACCCAGAGTCAGGTTAGAACCGCCGAAGAGATTAACATTGACGTTGTAAAGCAAATGGCTAACTTAGTGGCCTCATCACTTGGTCCCCGTGGCCGAGATAAGATGCTTGTAGACAATACAGGCAGTGCCACCTTTACTAACGACGGCGCAACTATCCTAAGAGAAACGAAGTTTGAACACCCAACCACCAAGATTGTTGTAGGTCTTGCTCGCACTATTGAAAGCGAAGCATACGACGGTACAACTAGTGGTATTCTATTGGCCGGCGAATTATGTCGTCAAGCCGAGATACTGATGAAAGACGGTGTCCATGTGGCTCAGATTGAAGATGGATTTGAAATCGGAAAGAACGCCGCACTTGAACATCTCAAGACTCTCGCACTAAAGGACTTCACACTAGAACAAATTGCAGGCACTGCAATGTCTGGTAAGCAAGCAGGTACGGCAAAGGAGCATCTAACTCAGATGTGTATCAATGCTGCAAAGAAGACCAAACCATCTAACGTGAACATGGTTATCCGCCCCGGTTCTTCTATTACTGATTCATATGACCTTGCAGATGGAATTATCATTGACAAACAGAAAATGAATCACGGTATGGTTGAACACATTGTTGATGCAAAGATTGCTTTGTTTGACTGTGATATTCTAATTCCAAGATTCACCGAAGGAGTCAATGTAAACTTCCAAACAGGTGCTGACGCTGATGCTTACTCACAAAAGCGTAAGGCTGACATTCTAGCCATTGGAGAGCATCTAAAAAATCTAGGCGTTAGTGTAGTCGTAGGAGGCAAGGACATTGACCCAGTGCTTTCAGAATACTTTGCTCGCAATGACATGATGGCTATCCGCCGTTGTAATGCTAGCCTACTAGAATTGATTGCCGAGGCAACAGGCGGTATGATTGTATCAAGTATTGGTGATTTAGAAAAGGAAGACCTAGGACACTGTGGAGAAATCTATGAACATACTCTTCCATCATGGGATAAACCCGTACTACATCTTGCAAAACTAAATGATAACCAACAACGTCATTCAGTTCTATGCACTGGACCAAGTCAAGAGGCTGCCGATGAAGTAGCCCGTGCGCTTGACGACGCAATCGGTGTAACATGGTTAGCACATACTTCATCAGAAGTAGTAACAGGTGGTGGCGCACCACAAGTAAGTATGGCACTACACGTACAACAGGTAGCAAATACCGTTGAAGGTCTTGAGCAGTTGGCGGTTGAAGCCTATGCTAAGGCACTTGAAATTATTCCTCTAACATTAGCCAAAAACTGTGGACATAACCCTCGTCTTTCAGTAATTAACTTAAGAGCAGCACATGGTCAAGGAAACACCGATGCTTTCTTGAATGTGGCTAATGGTGGAGTAATCACGGGGAACCCGTACGAAGTAATAGAACCGATGGGCGTACTTGAGGTCGGACTAAAGTCTGCGACCACAGCCGCCATACAAATCCTGAGAATTGACAATATCATTCAAGCAAGGGACCCGAATCAATTTGGAGCGTGAAAATAAATGACAGAAGAAGTAAGACAAGAGCAAAACAATGGTGGCCTACCAGAAGGGCTAGTCAATGGACTGACCCATCTACATGAAACAGGACTTAGATTCCTAACCATCGTAGTCCAACCTAATGGAGAATTGACAATGCATACTGCAAACAATTCTACCCGAATAGAAATAGTAGGACTGTTGGAGGTGGCTAGAGATGCCGTTAGGTCCTGATAGCCCAATCGGATTTGCTGCTAATCCAGTACTAGGAGCCGTAATGGGAATGGATGGTGATATCTCTAGTGAGATGGAAGAGTACAAAGAGCAACAACGTGAACGTGAATTGCACTTGTTAGGTACAATGCTATTCCAAGCATTGATGCTTGCACTATGTATTCTCCTGTACCAAGAATGGACATGGAGTCATTTCAATACGGCCTATGAGTCCGCTATCTTCTATGGTTTCGCAGGATTCTCCGTACAAGCAGGATTCTACTTTGTTTACCGTGCCATGTTTGAAGACAGTGCTAGCCACCGTAGACAACTAAAGAAGATGCGTAGCGGTAATAGGCGCAAGATGGCGGCCATGAAATTCCAAGTAGAGAAGAGTCAGCAAGAGTTAATGCTACAAAGTCAAATGGCTCAATTCCAACTAATGCTACAAAACTCACTTGCTAATGATGGAGTTATTGATAGCCAAGAAGATGCTATGCTTCAACAACAGATGGCTAATATTCAAAGTATGATTAATCAGATGAAAGCACCACAAGCACAGCAACAACCCCAACAACAGGTGAGTCTAGACCCAAAAGCGATGGGAATGGACAGACACCGAGTTATGGGTATACCCGTAGGGCCAAGTCTAGTCCCAGAATACAATATGCAACCAGTGGCTTCGGCACCAACCATACCTGCGGAATCAATATCTACGCAACCCTCACAGGCAAACCTGATGCCAAGCGGAGCGAACGACATTCTACACACGGAGTAAGATGTGTAGGAACCACCATGACTGGGGAACAATGCAAAAGAAATGTAAAAAATGGAACGCTATGTTGGCAACACAGGGGATAAATTATGGTCAAGATATTCAAAGACCTGAAAGACGACCAACAAGAAGGCTTGATGGAAACTATATTCGTGGGCCAAACTTGGCAGTTTAGATACTTGAAAATCAAGGCGTTTATCTGGGGAACAGTGGCAACGCTAACAGGTATGGCAGTAACCGCAGGTATAGACTACGCTATCTACAAAGGAACCGACTACGGAGGAATCCTATCTTGGATTTTGGGGTGATTAGATGGGCTCAACCGAGATTGTCTTTGCACACACAGTAATTGCTCTCATTGACAAAATCAAAGAGTACATTAGGTATGATATTGGCGTCTATGGGGCATCAATGACAGGTAAGACGACATTGGATAAACAATTAACCACACCGGGACTGATTAGACCATTAGGCGACAATCAAAGAACACATCATAAACTGAAAGCATTCTCGTCTAAACATAGAATGCCAGAAGCAAGTGCAAAGCGATTAGTAAGTAAAGGTCGTAAAAAGACCGTCGTTAGTCGTGATATTGGGGGACATGAAGAATACCAGTATATGTGGCTAAAGGATATGTACGAGCGTAAAATCAAAGCGGTAGTTGTAGTTATTGACCACAGGCACTTACTAGATGAAGATAATACAGATAATCAAGTTGCATTAGGATATTTAGTTGAAGCACTTGCTTCAAAGAAACCCCCAAAGGCACTAGGTATGTGGACTAGATTCAGAAGGAGAAAATACCGGCCAGAGAAAATCATACTGTTGGCAAATAAGGCCGATGAATGGTTAGTAAAAGACGAAGATTGGGCCATGTGGGAACATGGTCTAATCGCCAATCACCCCATATTTGATGTTTTTAGAGAACATCTATTCTTGTTACAAGAAATGCGCATTCCCGTTCACATTGATGCAGTATCAGCGATACGTAACTTCAATGTGCAAGAAACGCTAATGAAAGCAATGGGGGTTACACAATGAATTACAGAGAGAAAAGACTATTGGAACTAATGAATAATATGCCACAAGCAAATGGAGATGTAAACTATGACGCCGTAGTGCCTGTCGTAGAATTTGATTTCAGCGACCACCCTGACCCAGATAAGGCACGCAAACAGAACATAAAGAACGCAATCAAGGCACTAAAGCCGACTAAAAGATGGTATACATTGCCCGGTACACAATGGATTCCATTTATTGGCGGAGGATTGAGGTACAAGTATATGCAACCTCACCAATGCGCAGTAGATGGTTCAGACTGTAGACACCAAGACTACGGGGACTTATGGGAACAATATATGACAGATGGTAAAGGAAACATTGTACCCTTTAGAGCATGGACTGGAGTACTATATGGCTCAGGTATGCAACTACCTTCTACATTATGTCCCCAACATCTACAACTGTACCATTTACTTCAAGGATGGATTCAACAAGAGGAACATTCCCATGACAAAGGATTCTTCAAGCGAATGAAAAAGCGAGGCGTAGCATTTGTACCAGTAGTAAAGAAGAAGTCTAAGACTCCTGAACACCCTCTACTTGCAAAGTGGGCCCCAGTATTTGATGAAGCGCAAAGAGATGGCATACCAATCATTAGATACAAGAATCCAATTACAGGTGAAAACGATATCACTACCCTAGTCTTTGATGAAAGACTACTACAAACCAAGCAAATTCAAGGCACAACACTTGAAACTGATTATGTAGTCGGTCCACCAGAGGCGGACAAGCCGGAGGTGCAAAATAATGGCGAATAATTGGGGTAACTCACTACAACCTACAGGTACAGGACAAGGAAATACACTAGGGACAATGTTTGGAGAAGCAATGAATGTTGCCCAACAAACAGGACTAGACCAACAAATAGCAGGCGCAGCAATGGGTATGGTCGGAGGACCACTTGGTAACGAAGACCAATTAGGTAAAATCTACCATTTGTTTGCTGCCCATCCTAACGAAGTAAGTACTTTCTTTTTACATCATCTAAACGAAAGGAATCAGCCTGTCTTTATCGCTGAACTTGCAAACCTAATCACTACTATCGTACGCAAAGAATTGTTTGCGTTCTTCAATAGTGATATGACCACAACCAACTTCATCAATGCTGAAAAGGCAGTTGAAGCGGGGTATTCAACTATTACAGACGAGAACATTGACATGATTATCGCTAACATGGTTCCTCTACAGCAAATCGCTCAAGAGATTCAACAAGCAGATGCTCAAGCAATGCAAATTGTACAACAGGCTAAGTTCCAAGCACTATCACTAGAGGAGCAACAAAGACACCGTGAGCAGTTGTGGCAAGCACAGCAACAGCAGCAACAATGGAATCAGCAACAACAAACCATGATGCCGCCACAACGCCCAAGCCTGCTCAAGAACCTATTCAAACTAGGTACTGTAACTGCTGCAGGTGCAGTAGGCGGTGCAGGAGCGCAACAAGTAGCAACTAACCTAATGATAGACCAACCTAACCAGTATAATCAACAAATGTATGGACAACAACCCGGATATGGGCAAGTTCCAATGCAGGGTCAGCCTCCGCAACAAGGCTATAACATAGGAACTGGTCAGCCATACTAGGGTGGCCTAAAGTATGGGTGAGAAATTTCCTCCACAAGGATTCTCAATCAATCAACACCCAGTATTTAATTTGTCAAATGCCCAACAGAAATGGCAGGCAGCGATTACTGAACGTACAGTGCTTCAAAGGAACATCGCTTCACTTGCAGAAGGCTTCTTCATCAATCATAGAACTAAAATAGCATTGTTGCAAGCACACTTCTCTGGAAGCAACATCTTCAACGCTATTGCAACATCCTGTATTGAAGCAACACCAATCAATATCGGTGACCCGACATATCGTAAGGCGGTAGATAACCTTCTAAACAAAACATCTAGGTCTGGCGACGGTGGAAAAAGAATCCCTCAACTAACAAGTACAGAAGCCGAGGAAATAATGAAGACTATCATCAACTACGGCAAGCAATACACCAAACTCAGAAAAGAGCAAGCAAATGTAGTCAAGTATAACCTACTATCATTAATGTCTGGTGATATTCCGGTAGTGGGCCAACTAGATTCATTGTCTTACAGTGTAAAGCACGTCGGCCTAAATCCGGGTGCTTTGAAGAATCCACTAGACTTAGGTGCTTCATCAGATAATCCATCTGATTGGTTGAAGGACTTGTCCTTCGTACATACGTATCCAAGAGCAATCGCTTGGAACCCCAAAGTAGGAATTAGACACAAAGACTGGTGGAGTCCTGCTATGGAGTATGGAATGAAAAACGGTAGACCTGTGTCTGATGATTTATCCGCAGCAGGTAAGCAAGCAATCCTAAAGTCATACAAAGGAGGCAAATTTTTCAAACAATATGGCCCTGCAGGGGAGTTAGAATGGAAGATTACAACAGATGCACAGTCATTAGCCAGATTAGATGCCAACTTATGGTCATTAACAGGTACGGTACCAGATGCTACAGGTGGGCGAATAATACCTACGGCACCAGTTACATTTGAACAACTACAATCAACAAAGAACTACGAGGGCGTATACTTGCAACCTCTATTGTTCTTTTACGCCAAAGCATACGGTAGAACGTCTAACCCGCTTGAATATTGGAAGACAACCGCCAAATTCAGAGTTCAAGGCTACCAAGAGGGTAATGTTGGTGTTGCTTACTTAGTGCCTGTTAATCCTATTACTGGTGGTGCCACCGCCCCCGGTATTCCTATTGCTAAGAAAATGGGTAGTGCGGCTGATGCTATGCTACTAGCAAAGAAGTACTATCCTCATGTAATGGGTATCCAAGATGGAAACAACCCAGTACTACACCCAGAATTGATGAAAGCATTCGGTAATGTAGGTCAGACTAAATTCCATGAATCATGGAAAACTGCACCTAAGAACTTCAAATCATCTCAACGGTATGCTGTACTAATGTATTCAGTATGGACATGGCCACATGACCATCTAATGTCAATGGATGATAACTGGAAGGCATTTGATTCTGATTATGCAGCAGCATTGTCTAACTCAAGAAGCATTGAAACTTCTCAAAATAACATACTAAAGAAGTTCTTGCAACCCAACACTGGCCCTATTGCTATTGACAAGAGTTATTCTGTCAAAGGAAATACTAAAGAAAATCAAATCATGTACGGGCGACCATCCGTACCTAATGGTACTCACCAGACTGATATTGTAGAGGTCTATGTCCTAGACGAATCTATAGAGTCAGGAATGATGAGTGCAAACAAAGCAATCCAACAATACTACCTCAAGTCCTGTCAAGACTGGGAGAAAGCAGGCGGTGGCCAAGAAGCAACCGCTTTGTGGAATAAGAAACTCATTGTTACCAAGTGTGCATTCGGTATCCTAAATAGTGCGCTATGGCTACGTAAGGGTGGATTCAAGTCTATGGAGAATAGTATGGGCTTGAAGAACACAATGGAAACCTATGGTGTACCATCATACTTCCCTGAGAATGTCTGTCAAGAAGCAATATCCATTATTGCACCACACTTTAGCCCTGCTTCTCCTAAGTTAGCAATGAAAGTACCAATCAATGACTTAAGTGATATTGAAACGGTCATGCAATTATTCTTCCAACAATACGGCTCAATGTCCGAACTTATCGTCCCAGATTCCCAAGATGTTGTAGTTGCTACGAAGGAAAACTACGTTTGGTGGCCTCAAACTCTCAATAAGAAGAATCCTTCGGGTGCAATGTTGCAGACGAACCTCACGGAAGTATCTGGTTCAAGAACTACTAAGAATCCGTTTGCTCTCTTGAACGCATCAGATGTTAGACCATTCTTCCCATATTATGAATACTCACCAAATCTCAAGATAGCAGGACGTGAAGGAAATATCCTTCAAGTAAACAACGTATGGTCTACCAAAGTCATACGTAGAATACCGTATCAAGCAAGAGGTATGTCAAGGCGTTTCTATGGGAAACGAAATAGCCCCGCTACCCAAGTATCAATGCAATCGGTTGATTCAATCACAGTAGAATCACAACCGCCTACAGCCGAAGACTTTGAAACTGTGAAGACCGTGGCTATGGGTACCGGGGGCATAGCGGTAGCCGTAGCAATGATGTTAATAGGTAGAAAAATGGGGATATAAAGATGAACGCAGCAAGTAGAAACCAAGCAAGAGCGGTGATGAAATCCATTGGTTCTAGACCGAATGGAAGCATGGCACCGTATCATCCAACACTAGGTAAAGCGTTCTCCGCTCAACCTAATCGCTTAGGCGATATTGTAAACGAATTCTATACTGACGGAACTACCGCCCCTATGGTTCCTGATGAAGGTGGTTCAATGTTCTACCCTCCACCTCACCCTAATGACAAATACAACACAATTGATTATTCAAACATTACTAAAGCAGACTTAGGACTTGGGTTCTTACCTGCCTTTGATAGTATCAACACCCCTGCACTGGTTGGACTAGGACTAGTCTTCGTAGGCGCAGGCTTCCCCGGTTACAAGTTCGTAGTCAGACAGGCTAAGAAAGTAATTGACAAGCCGGAGAAGTACATTAGAAACACAGCAATGGTATCAGGACTGGCCGTCCTAATTGCATATGGCCAAGCAACGGGGTGATTAAGATGGTGACACCACAACAAAGAGGACAAGTTATCGTCAAGTCAATCGGGGAGATTGAGAGAGAAACCACTGTCAAAGCCAGACCTATGGGCAGTAGAACCATGGGCGCAGTTGGAGCAGGTATCAAGGCAGGACAGAACATTGCAGGTGTATTGGACACTGCTAGAAATTTAGGCAGTAACTTAAGTAAAGCCGGCGGAATGTACAATAGAATCGCTTTCAGTAAAGGAAACTTTTTGGTTATGGGATTAGCACTAGGTAACGAAGCAGCAAGAGCATATGTTATTCCTAATCGTTCGGATTCATTTATGTCCAATTTAATTACAATGAAATATGTTGCATCAGCACATATATTGTACAGTTGTGCTGGAGCATTGATAAAAGCAGCAATGGGGAAGAAGTAAGGAGGAATCAATATGAAAAGAATGTCCCCAGTAGGTAGCCATTACAGGCAACGTATGCGAACTGAGCCTACAGATGCTCAGAAGACCGCACGTATTGCTATGATTAGAAGTAGACAACGTATGTCAAGAGGACTAGGATATCCTAACGCTCCTGCAGCAAATGATGGCGACATTAGCAATGACTATGCGTTTGACCCCGAGACAGGAGTGGAAACATGGCAAAGACCAGAACCAAACCCTGACTATCAAGCAGCATTTAATCCTGCTATCAAGGACTTAGAGCGTCTTTCTATAGAAGAAGAAAAACTAGAAGAACGCCTAAAGGCACTTAACGCTAATATTGCTGCAAAAGAAGTTAAAGGTACACTTAATGCCGAGTCAATCAATACAGACGAGGACGTAAAAGAGGCTGCTGAAGTCTACAAACAACTAGACAAAGTCAGAAAGGAAATGGCTCAAGTTGGTAATCAAGTATCATCTGGTATTGTCACTAAGAACAAACTTTCAGCAATTCAAATTGGTAGCGGTGGCCTTATGGGAATAGGTGTGACTCTGTTGGCTCTATACATTTACAGAACACGCCCAAGGCGAAGCGGTGGCCCTCGCTACATTGGAACTAAAGACCGCTTGTCTATATTCGGCAATTTCTAGGAGAATCATTAAGTCTGACTTGAACGGAGGGAAGCACATGGTACGAGCAACCGATATCAAATACTTCGTAGACCCACCGTTGAATGAAATTAAGGGAATTGGAAACAAGTCCCACACCAGAGGTCAGATTGTCAAGAAAGTCTGGGCTCATATCAAGAGTAAGAAACTCCAAGGTGTCAAGGGCGACACAGCAAAGTACAACGGCAGAACCTACAAAGGTGGGCAGGTAATCTTCGTAGGTGAAGACCCTATTCTGAAAGCAGTATGCGCTAACAAGCAAAAAATTGCTATGGTCCAACTGTCTAAGTACATGGAAAAGTACCTAGAACGTGCGGACTAAGTGATGAAGTATGGCAAGAGTTAGTGGCGGTCAGCGAATAACCCTTGCTAAATATAGTACTACTGAGCGTGATGCATTGACCCCATCGGCGGGTATGTGTATTTACAATACCACGACCAATGAAATAGAAGTATACAATGGTGGTGCGTGGACTGGTGGTGAAGACTTCATACCGGCAGACGCTGCCGTTCAATCTCAAGTAACGAGCAATGATACAGACATTACCAACCTCAATAATCAACTAGGAGCATTGACAGGCGACGTAATCAATAATACAACTATTACTAATCAGGTTCAACCACTTAAAGTGATAGTAACAGAATATGATGCTTCACAAGGAACAAACGGCGACATAGGGGCACACGCTGTTCTAACTTTGCCGGCAGATTCAGTGGTGACTAAGTTTCAGTTGATTACTAAAGTAGAATTCACAACCGCAAGCGGTACTGCTAATCTAGAAATTAGAAATGGACCCCGCTTTCCAGTTGCTAATAGTCCGCATACTGGCGCACCATGGACTCGTGGAGGCAACAATGCATTAGGTTATACTGGGACCACATTTGCGAACGTACCGTTTTATGCAGGGTTGGCGGAGTCTAACATTGTACTTACAGTTGCTAATAATAACGTCACAGCAGGGACGTTCGTAGTGTATATAGAGTACTTTACTATGCCGCAGTGATTGCATCATTAGCGTATAATTGATATAATACTGATACAGTACAACAACTGCCGGCAACCTAAGCCGGGTAGTAGGAGGTTAAGGTTTAGTCATTGCCGGCAAAGGGGTGATTTACTTCGGCACAACTTTTCACCTTTCTCTCTCCGAGGGTACTTCTTCCTCCTCCTACTACCCACCCAATTATTAAAGCCGACTTGAACTGAGGTCTGTTTGGCCTTGTAGTGTAGTTTGGATATCACTTCGGCTTGCGGAGCCGATAACCGGGGTTCAAATCCCCGCAGGGCCGCCATCATAGTGATAACAATAGGATTAGTGCGTTGCCGACCATACCTACTCCGAGTAACCATTGGGTTATTTTCCAACGGTGGTCTACCTTTTTACTAACTTCATCAACAGTATGAGAAAGTTGTTGTCCAAGTTGTATTCCGGAAATTTTCAGTTCTTCAGTGAAAATTTTCAGTATGGTTTGAACGTCATCAACAGTTTTTTGCTGTAGCAAACCTACGTTATCTATGATTTCATCCACTTTCTTATTTGTTTTAGTAGACAAGTCCACTTCAAACGTCATAGAAGAAGATTTAGTAACTCCAGTCTTTACACCAGACACAAAACCACCAACAACATCACGAACTGTTTCCTTCATCTTCAATCCACCATAAGTTATAGCCTACGCCCCATGTGCTGTTTACGTTGATATTGTAAGTATGATTATTCCTCATCGTCACCCTCTCCCGTATATGACTCCCACGGCTCAGGTACAATAGGGTGTCGGGATAGTGGACTCCCTGCCTCATACGCAAGTGAAGCAAACCAAAATACTAGGAAAGCAATAATGAAAGCAACTACTGTATTATCCATTCTTGTCATCTCCTAGTATGTATTTGGCAACAACAAGAATGATTCCAATACCTAGAAAGAAGTACCAAAACTCTTGATTACTCATTCTTTGGCCTCCAACCCTACTCTTTCTAGTTCTTCTCTTACTATGTTACGTATGTCACTATAGATAGTGTTCATCAATATCATGGCCAGTAATTTTACATCTGTTTCTTTCACTTACTCTTCCTCCTTTCCAGTACAATACGGACAAGGCATATCAATGCAATAACCGGAACCATCACAATGTTTGCACCCTGTCCCGTACAGGCGTTCAGCCTTTGTATAAAGTGATTCTTCTACAGGAGCATACCCTCTTGAATACTGTGCGTGTTCCTTTTTGCGCCTCATAAAAATTCTAAGCCACTTCATTACTCATCCCTCCATTGCATATCTTTTGGGAAGAATCTGAACATATGCTCGCCGTTCAACTCCCCGTCCATGACACTGTGTTCCACTATCCGTTTTACCTGTTGCGGATACCATTTACCGCCAGACCTTGTTGTTAATCCCCTGTTGTTGAGGTAGGTGGCCACACCACTGTATGAATTAACCCTACTATACTCCCTTAGTATTTCAACAACAATTTCCAACTCCTGTTGGTAGTAATACAACTTGCCCTTCTCGCCCTCAGTATCGCTTTTCTTAGATGCATATAGACCGAATGGAGTACGGCCAACCCATTCATGTTCCTGCTCTTGCAAGCGTTCCATAGCGGTCTTGACTTTGATTTTGACTTGCTTACGCTCCATGTCGTCCATCATAGATTTCATACGGAACATCATTTCCTGCGAAGGGTCGTCTAGGTCAAGGTCTGGCATAGTAACGAAGTGTACGTTGATACCTAGTGGTCCACGTATGTTCTCTTCTACGAAGTTGATAGCATCCACTAGATTACGGGACAGACGGCTAGGGTCATAGAAGATAATGTCCTTGATACCTTCTTGTTCCATATACGCCATTACTGCTTTGAACATAGGACGGTCCATTGTTCCACCACTTACACCAAAATCACACCAAACCGTAGGATAGTCAATTGCCTTGTCAATTTCCTTTTTCGGAATAGGGTGGTTTTCCCAAAAACCAGTATCAGCAAAATTAGGGCCGATTAGTTCAATTCCCTCGTTTTCGCAAAGCCTAGTTATCCCAAATACCTGTGTGTCCAATCCTTCTTCTTGCTTCTTTGTAGATACCCTACCATACGCTACTGCCCGTTGGGGCCATTCCTTAGCCATGATACTCCCTTAACACAAGTCGGATATAAACAAAGGGGTGTTTGTGTTAAGCCCTGTAGGGGTGAAATACCCTACTGCTGACTAAGGGACACGCAGAAACAGCCCCTGTGGGACGTTTCTAGGATTAGGGGTACAATTACCCCCGAAGCCCCTCCTGTGGCTCTACAGGCCCTATTTGCACGTTTTTCTGATTTTAGCCCTCAAAGTAGGGGGTAGAAGGGGTAAATACGCCAAAAACTAGCGATTGTCCCTTAGTCAGCCAGAATCCCCTTAGCCCAGATGCCACGGTTCAGGCTTCCCCAACTTTTTCAGCCTCGGTTTCGCAAAACTAGGCATACGAAACCTACGTTTTCTACTAAAGGGTATGTTTTCGGAAAAGGTGGTTACGAGAAACACTATAAACCGGCCCCAACTGTCAAAGGGACATGGTGTCAGAAGAAAACTCCTGTATTGTAGAATTCAATGGTAGATTAGAAGATTGTGTGCTTTTGGTTAAGCATCCCTATGTAGATTCAATCCATCCATGGTATGCTAACGGTGCGTTTAAGAAGTTCCTCTCCGAGCGTGGAGAAGCACCATTGACTAATGAGCGGGGCCGGACTATCGGCCATACTCAGTCATTGTTGCGCTATGTGTCAAACTACTTTGAGAACCTGTTATTCCATGAAGGAGAATGTCTTCTAATGGGTGTAGCACACATAGACGAATACACTACACCACCACCAACACAATTATTCCAGAACATAACAACAAGGGAGGACTGGACATGAAACAAAGACCGATAGTAAAAGTAAATAGACATACACGACTGATTCAAAAGATTGTAAACTACCTGCATGAAGCAGGGCCAAGGAATACTAGGCAAATCATAGAACACGTAAACACCACAACCAGATATGGCACACATATGTCAGAATTGACCAACGTACTTGCTAAGTATCCTAAGTACTTCAAGAAAGGACCTATGACTAGAGTAGACGGTGTACTATCTGGTGGATACGAAATATGCACATGGATTCTAAAGTATGAGGAGGAAGGCGAATGAATTGGCTCACGAAAGATGGTTTATTCATAAATGCGGAGAAGAAAAGAGAGGCGTTGGCTTTCCTTGCGTGGGCTGAAAAGACCCACCCTGCATACCTAAACAATCTCAAAGACGGCTACAGACGCCACAAGGAGGCTTCACAATGAATTGTAAAAGGTGTGATGGTTCTGGTTGGATTGTAACTGACGAAATAAACGGACTTAAATTCAAAAAACCATGCAAATGTTTGGACTTATCAAAACCATTATGGGGACCTTTGGAGGGTGAACAATGAGTGGCCTAGTTTGTCCTAACTGCGGTCAGCGTGGCTTCGGTATTGTCAAATCACGCTCTAAGAATAAGTACGATTCTCGCCGTAGAGAGTCAGCGTTATTCGGGTGCGACTTTTGTGATTACAAGGAGATTATCTGATGTTGAGTAATTATCCTGATGGCATGGACTGGGGCGCATTTGACGACTATACAGACCCTGTTGTTGAATGTTGTGAACGTAGAGCATCAGACTGTGAATGCCCTATGTGTGAAAGTTGCCATAGATACTATTCCGAAGGCCATGATTGGGAAGAACACCCAAAGACAGGCGAACCAATATGTTCTTCATGCTTTGAAGACTTGGAGGATGAAGAAGAATGATTTCTAGTGCCTTTGAATCAATTTTGCCGAAGTGGTTCAAGGTGCTTCAAGGTTTTAGGAGGAAGCCAAATGACAAGAAAAAAGGAGAGAAAATTTGCGTTAGAAAAGAGTTGTACTAAGTGTGGAGAAACTAAGCACTTAAACGACTTCGGATTAAATAGTTGGGCAACCGACGGCCATCAATCATGGTGTAAGGCGTGTGATGCTGCGCATAAGCGTGAGAAGCGTTTCAATGCGCCTATGAAGGCTCGCCATGAGTATGAGAAGCAACTTCGTAAGAATGAACGCCATCGCAAATTTGCGGAGGAGAAAGGACTTACCAAAGAATGCCGTATCTGTAAAGAAATACTGGCAGCAACCAAAGAAAACTTCTACACCGGCAACGGTAAACTAGGCTTCGGTTCATACTGTAAGGTATGCGATAAGAAGAAGCGACAGGAACGCCGCCAAAGGAGGGCTTCACAATGAAGAAAATAGAAGGCGTGGTCGTTTACTACGACGACGGTTCCCGTGAGCGATTATCGGCTCAACAAATCATGGAACGCTTCTTCGGGGGCTTCGTCCAAGACCCACCGCAGAACACCAATGGTGAGGGCTCACCCTCATTGCAAACAGAACCGATTGTCACTGAACCTGAAAAACAAGTAGCAAACGTAGATTTCGTAAAAGAAACCGAATTAGTTTCCGAAAATGAGCCATCCGTGGCCGAGCCAGAGAAGAACATTGAAACAAAACCTGTTGGATTACCGTATGAAATCAAGAAGGACTTCGTCGTTACTGTTGATGAAAAGGAGTATCGGTCAGCCACCATGACCAGATTCCCATTCGGTGGCCCGGATTTGAAAGGAAAATCATTGCTTGAATGTGTCCTATGGGATAGGAAATTCATGGAGAGGGTCGCTCAAAATACTAAAGGTAAGAACGCTGACCTTGCTCAGAAAATTAAGTTAGTCCTTGCTAGAAATCCGCCAACGGAGGACGATGCATGACACTTATAGGGGTTTTTAGAAAACTAAGGATATCCCTATAAACCACTTGAAACAGGAGGAGAAATACATGAAGAAATGGCTATTGCTACAGTTAGACTGGAAAAACGAAAATAAGGAACAAAACCTGCACAACATCAGTGCCAAAGTCCGTAAGGAGTTTGATTCCAAGGAAAAACTCAACGCCTATGTTGAATTCCTAAAGGATGCACGAAAGATGGGAGAAATCCCCATGAATGTTGGCTTTGCGGTGGTGCCTTACGATGCCGAATGAGGCAGCGTGGGCTATTGAGCGTATGCCAGACAGTGCTGCGTGGTCCAAGAATGAATTGAGTCAGTCAAAAATGAAAGACTTGATTGATTGCTCGTACAAATACTGGTTATTGCGTAAAGAGAAAATCAAGAACAGGAAAGTACCTAGTGCCTCATTGCCAATGGGTACTGCCTTTCACAATGCAGTTGAAGTATACCATAACTCACTTAGAAAAGGATTTGAACCAGATATTGATTTGATTATGGACATAGTACACAGTACTTTCCACGAAGAATACAATGGTCATGTATCCGACTCAAGTATGGGCTACGCTAAGTACGAGGTACCGAAAGATGTACCTTTAGACCAAATAGATGGAGCAATGGAAAGAGCCGTAAAGAATGTCCAATTCTGGGTCAATGAATACATTGTTGCTCATCAAAATGGCGAGTTGCCATTAATGGATAGGATTGAAGTCGGGTGTGAAGTAGACTACCGTAGATTCTTCCCTGAGTTAGGTATATACCTTCGTGGTAAATTGGATATTGTCTTCAATGAGAAGGAAATAGGCGATTGGAAAACAATGAATCAAAACAAACAATGGCAGTTTTGTACCGAGCGTGCTGATGGAGAGATTCAGGCTGATTGGTATGCTGCAATACTGTTAGGTGATGAAGAAGGCGAAGTCGTGTTCCACTACGTATGTGTTGAAAAGGTTCCGCATCCTGACTATCAAAAGCCACCTAAACTAAAGAAAGACGGTACACCTTATGCAAATGCTGCACCGTATCCTAGAAAGCCAAAGGTGGAAGTTGTAAGTACCACTAGAACACAGGCTGACGTAAAGAATCTAATGGAGAGGGTCAAATTAGCACTTTTGATATCAGATATGCTAAATGACCATCAAGACGGATTCTTTGTTCGCAATCCTAAAGGTAGCGGCTATGAGTATTGCACAGTGATGTGTGATGCAAAGGACGAGTGCTACAAGCGACTCAAAGCAGAAAGAGAGGGTGCAAAGGCATGACCACTATAGCGGGTAGAGATGCTAGGGGCGGAGATACACGCCCTGACAAACCTAACTTTTTTGCCCGTTTGATAGGTAGGCTATTCAGGAGGAAGCGATATGTGGGATGACTACATGGGCTTTGATTGGTACGCCTTTAGGCAGTATATGTTCTTCATTGGTATAATATTCTTTTTTGCTAGTGCTATTGGCATGACAGAAGGTTATCCTTGGCATTACCCTATTACATTTGTTGGTAACTACATTGCAGACCATTCTACTGGTTTTCTAATAGGATTCATTGTGTTGCTAATTGCCGTGTTTAGGTTTATCATGTACAAGGAGGGGTACTGATGGACCCAGAAGCAACTGTTACTAATATTGAATCATGTGTCATTTGCGGTGTGTTCCGTTGGACAGAGGATATCATAGAAGGTATCAAGACTACGGGCGGTACATTCCTTGAAATTCATCATATCTCTTATGACCCAGAGGTTAAGGTTCCTTTGTGTGAGTCGTGCCATTGGCGTGTTCACAATGAAGGCGGATTCTATGACCATCTGATGCCCGAACAAACTCGCATGAATTGGGAGATGAAAAAGACCAAGAAACCTACGTTTTTTGCACTTCGCAAGTATCTAAACGATTGTGGAGTCTTTGAGGACGACGATAATGTAATTCGTGTCCTAATGAATACACCAGACCCGTACAAGTCTGTACAAGAGGTCGCACTTATGTTCCAAGGTATGATTACCTTAGAAGAAGTACATGACGCATTATATGGAGGAAATATAGAATGAAAGCAGTATACATTTACACTGACCCGAATAAAAAATACCCAGTAGAACCCTACATGGAGATTGTTAAAGACCGACTAATTGATTTAGGGTGGGAAAGCCCCAAGTTATTCTACGATGGCTTCAATGCCGGAGAAGATGGGTGGAATGACCTTGACCGTCTTATTGATTCTAACAAGGTCAATGGCCTAATGTTATTCTCATTAGAAGCGTGGGCGACTGAGGAACGCCATAGATTTATTCCTGTCATATCTAAGGTGATGAAGAAAGTACCAGAAGTACTTGTTGCTTGTGCGCCATCTTTGGGTGTGATGAAGGGTCTGAAAGACTTAGCCAAGATGGAGGCGTTATTCTTTAGCGGAGAGTACTTCTCTAACATGAGTAGTGTATCTGTAAAGGCAGGTATCGCCAAGTCAAAGAAAACAGGAGGCAGACCTTCTCTACTATCAACAGACAGAGAGTTTGTACAACAGGTTGCAGACTTATACAATAAGGGCCTAAGCACTAAGAATATCGCTACCAGACTCAATAGTAACTACAACAAAGTATACAGAGTAATTAACAATCTAAAGAATCAGTGATACTATGAAGTCAATGATGGATGATTTAGAGAGATTCTTGTTCAAGCCGTTTAAGGTAACTACGTTAGAGCGTATACTAATTAATGCAGGTTGTTTTGTTATTGGTTTTACTATTGGAGTTGAGTTTCTATGAACATTAAACCCAAGGTACAACAACAAGTGAATGATTGGTGGCGTTTACATGGTGATACCTCTTACAAACCTGACTGGGGTAAAATCAAACTAAGTAGTGCTAACACTAGAGAACACAACCTAAGAGTATGTGAAATCTGTATTACGCTTCTTGAGATGGGTGTTCCTTTCGCTACAGAAGCCAGACTAAAGACGGGTGTTCGCCCCGACATTGTCGCACCGACTCACATCAAACCAATCATAGAAGTGCTTTGGTCTGAAACAAACGAAGATTTCCTCACCCTAAAAGCGGATAAATATCATCGTGATTTGTTTGGGCAATGGATACTTCACGACGCTAAACACGAATTTGACCCGATACTGATAATGTGATAATATGGGCAGGAATAGAGAAGTAATTGAGGCTAGAACCGCCTATTGGATGGAGATTGCTGAGAACTATGCTAAGGAAAAGTACTCTGGTAGTAACCCCGAACATATATCCTTGGCCCTTAATCTATTCAAGCAACCCACCTATGGCTACTACCAAGTAGTTGCCTCACTAGGCGACCGTGATGCAATCAAAGACCAAATAGATTCAGATATTGACGACTTAAGTAAATGCGTACTGATAATTCAAAAGATGGCTGCATTGATGGGTAGTAATGGTTGGACGATTGACGACCTAAGTGCTGCGATAGGATTCTTGTTTTCTGGTAGTCCTATGATTATGGGTATCTTTGAGAAGGAATTAGGTAATCTACAACATGATTCAGATATCTTTAGTGATAGACTAGATTTCATACAGGATATCAGCCAATATGTTGAAAACCTACCCGAATCGTCGCTTGATGTGAGGGAACAAGAATGAGTAACCTGAATTTTACATACGAAGGCAAGGCTTGTGGCTTTATCCGCAAGGGACTATCAAAAGTAGTGAGCATAGAAGAAGAATGGGTATCATCCTGCGAGAAAGGACTTGCAGGAGTACATTACCAAACATTCCTTAAACCGATTAAAGAAGAAATCCTACGACTTCATGCCGTAGAGATTACTGACTCTCAAGCATGGATGATTGCACGCCAAGCATTAGATATGGCTGTGCCAGAGTATCTACGTAGCGAAGAACATGATGAGGAAACCGAGCGCAAAGGTGTAATCAAGAAAGGATTACAAGGTATCGCCGGTATGCTAGATGCAAGTCTAGCAGTGGCTACGGCACCTGTAAAAGCAGTTTCCAACACACTAAAATCATCTTCTAAAGAAGAATAACTTACAGGTTATTCTCCCCAACGTTGATATACTGTCGTGTGCCAAACTGTTTGCATGGTCTACCGAGTCCCTATTCCACTCTATCTTGAGATGATTGATGGACTAGGTTCAGCACAGCGTTTTGGCCTTTCAAATCAAACTTTAGACAACGGTTTTGTTGTTTTCAATGGTGCCGGCGGTAGGAAACGCCTTCAAACAATCTTAGATTGGTTCAATGACGCTAAACCTCCGTCTGGCGTGTATCTCAAGAGTTATTCTGTCAAGGCAGGGGAATTTACTGTAGAGGGGTTACAAACCCACGTAGAGTCCATTAGAGGGCCAGATGATGACGGTTTCTACCACGGGCGTTGTCCTTCGTGCGTTGAGAAGCGTGGAGGCGACACAGGCAAAGACCATTTCTATGCAAATCCAAACACTGGACAGATTGGCTGCTTCGCCGGCTGCAAAAAGAAAGAAGTCCTTTCCTTCTTCAAGGAAACGCAAGTTTCCTCCGAAGAAACCGTTCAAACTACTCTCCCAACCCAAACACTGTCCGTAAGTACCCAGAATGCTGAATTGGTCAGCACGGAGCGTTCCGACAGCGCAAAGGATAAATTACAGACAAAGGCGGTTATTCTTGAACAAAACGTAGATTATCTTGTAGTGCAGAAATTGAAGAAGAATGGCGACCCGGGGACTTCTCACAAAATAATGATTGAAGAGTTGCAGACATTCGCTTCGTCCTTTGAATCCTTTAGAAAGGGTCAAAGAATTACTATCCAAGAGCATTATGATGCATTAGGTTGGGATTTGGTAAAGGACCAAGGTACTAGGGCAATAACCCGTAGGTATCACCCATATATTGCTGCGTTGTATGCTCTTGGAGAAATAGACGTTTACAAAGACGGTAGTATTGAACGGAGGATTTGAAATGGATGGCGGAGAAATTGTTAGGTGCAAAGAGTGCGGTAGTCGTGAACTAGAGAAAGACATTAGCCGTGGTGAATTGATATGCTTGGCTTGCGGTCTAGTGTTAGAAGAAAACATCGTAGACCAAGGTGCTGAGTGGAGAAACTTTGATGGCCAAGGTGATGGGGATAACAAGTCTAGAGCCGGCGCACCAATGAATATCATGCTTCACGATAAGGGCCTTTCAACAGACATTGATTGGCAAAACCGAGATTGGTCTGGTAAAGCACTCAAGTCCAACAGTCAAATGTATCGTATGCGTAAGTGGCAGCGTCGTGCAAGAGTAAGCAGTAGCCGTGAAAGAAACTTAGCAAATGCTCTTGCCTCACTGGACAAGATGTGTATGCAATTGGATGGTATACCAAAGTCGGTCAGACAAGAGGCAGCCAATGTATACAAGCGTACTCTTGAAGCAGGCTTAATCCGTGGTCGCAGTATTGAAGGTGCTTGTGCTGCTTCACTATACATTGCCTGTCAATTATGTGGTGTTCCAAGAACCTTAGATGAAGTGGCTCAGAAACTCCGTCTTGGCCGTAAAGAAATCGGGCGTACAGTCCGTACCATTAAGCGTGAATTGCGTATGAAGCCAATGCACGCCAAACCAGAGGATTACATAGATAGGTTCTGTTCTGACTTAGGTCTTGCTCAAGAATGCCGTAGATTGTGTGCTGAATGGTTAGTCAAAGTCAAAGAATTAGAATTAGATAGTGGGCGTGGGCCAGTAGGTGTGGCTGCAGCATTAATCTACATGGCTAGTATCGTAACTGGTCAAAATAGAACACAGCGAGACATTGCTCACATAACTAACGTAACTGAAGTCACAATCCGAAACAGGTACAAGGAATTAAGTAAAGCATTAGACATAAAGGTGGACAATTAAATGGGAATAGTATTATTGACAGATAACGAGAAAAACGAATTAGCATGGTGGGCTAGACACCATAAAGGGAATGTGGCGTATCTTGCTGCGAGAATTAAGGAGTTGGTAGACAACCCAGACGATGAAAAGACTAGGGAATTCTTTTACAGTCATTTCTCAAAAGTTATTGATGATTTTATCGCTACTACACACCCTCGGTGGAATCCCCACACAAAGGAATGGGAGGATGAAGAAAGTGCCGAAGAAGTGCATTGAGTGTGGTTGTGAGGTTTGGACGCTGAGTAATGTTTCTGCTCATTTGGGCAGGAAAGACTATGTAGCGATTTGTACCGTTTGTGGTTTTCAGTGGAGGCCTAACTAATGTCAATCGTTTCAGTCGCAGGATACAAGACCGTTCAGCGTGGCGAACGGAATGTCAAAGTGGATAACAGTCGTGTTGTAGTCAAGGGCAGGGATGCCGACGGCGATAGGACTTACATGAATGAACATGGCGAATGGGTTTACCAACCAACAGAAATCAAAGTCAAACAACACATCTGGATTGACCCTGCCAACATCAATGAGCGTGAATGGGACGAAGTGGATAAGGGTTGGTCGCTTGACGCTACTCCTATCACTATTGAGCAATTAGAGCGTGTAGTTGGTAAGTATGTTGAACATCCTAGATTCACTAAGGCTCCTTTGCTTGGTCCTCAAGGTCAAGCACTTATTCAAATTGAGGTCGGTAATGAGAATACGTTAAAGCGTCTTGCTAACCGTCTTACTCCTACTTACAATGGCGATGTTAAACTAACTCAAAGACTATGCATCAACAACTTTATTCATTTCCCTGAGAGGATGCCTCGTATATGCTACCTTGATATTGAGGCGTGTAGAGATGGAGAGAAAAGGAATGCGTCTGGTTTCATGGAACAGGAAATCACTCTTATCATATGTAGGGACAGTTATACTAACAAGCGTGAGGCATTTGGTCAGCACCCTTCTTTTGTTGATGGTTGTATGCCTACTGACTTGGACGACGACCCTAAATTCAACATGAACCTATTTACTAATGAAGCCGATATGTTAGATGCTTGGCTTTCGTATATGGCTACTACTGACTATGACCTTATTACTGCATGGAACGGCCACGGTTATGACCTTCCTCAATTGTACTGGCGTGTCAAGGCAAACAGTCTTGATACTGACCGATTAAGTCCTCTCGGTAATGCAAAAAAGCCAACAAGCGCAAAAGGCGATTACAACTTTTACAGAATCAAAGGTCGTCAATACTTCCATACTCAACCTTGGGATGGTATCAATGTTGTAGACTTAATGTGGGCGGCTGAAAAGAAGTATCACGCAACTACGTCTAACTCATTAGTGTCAAGGGCTCTTGATGTAGTAACAAAGACCGCTTTCAAAGACGAGGGTGGTAAAACTGAATGGAAGCCCGACTTCTTTAGCCGTGACTATCACTTGGTATGGGATAAGTATGTCTACTATTGCGATAGGGACGTAGAGTTGATGCAAATGCTTGACCAGAAGTGGGCAGTGATTGAAGGTATGCATCGTTTGCAAATTCAAATGGGTGTTCCTTGGGCTGACCTGTTCTATGTGTCAAGACTGTTCGCAGTAGTCTGTCAGCGAGAGGCCAACTTTATTCAAAAGACTGGGCCTGCCGAAGTAGAAAGAAAGTATATGGAAAATAATGATATGCTCAAAATCCCCGGTGCTTGGGTTCTTATTCCCGACGGAGGATTATACCGTTGGGCTTTTTGTATTGACTTCAAATCACTATATCCGTCTGCTATCATGTCTGGTTGGACAGGATATGAGAACCAATCACTTACTCCGCCCGAAGACTGTGATTACTACGAAGGCGAATACCCACCAGACTACGAAGGTGATGAAGCGTATCCTGTTTACTTCCGTAAAGAAGGGAAGAATGTATTACGAGATGTAGTCGGTGGTCTACTAGAAGCAAGAGCCGAGTACAAGCGTTTACAGAAAGAAGCAATTGAAGCAGGTGATACTGATGCTGCAAAGAGGTATGGTATGGACGAAAAGAATACCAAGATTATTGTCAATTCCTGTTATGGTGCTACGGCATCTAAAGTAAATGGTTGGGGCGACCGTGGTGTTGGTGCTTCTATTACTCGCTTTGGTCGTGAGTGTCTAAAGTACGCAAAAGAGTATGCGGAGGAGCAGGGTTTCAAGGTCGTATACGGAGATACTGATTCTATTTACGTACTTGGTAGAGATGACCGCTCTAAGGAAGAACATCTTGCAGACGCTAAGGGTCTTGCTGACCAAATCACTGCTTTACTACAGATGGAACATGACACTACGCACATTGAGTTTGAGTTGGAGGCAGTATACGAGAACATGATGTTTACCAATGTCAAGAAGCGATACGCAGGTCGTCTTGCTTGGACTGACAAGCAAGGTTGGATTCCTGAGGACACGCCGTTCTCAGAATGTGCCACTATCAAGGGACTTGAATTCAGAAGAGGCGACAGTGCGCCACTCACCAGACAGTGCCAACAAAAATTCCTAGATATGGTCTTCAGTGGGGCATCTGAGCAGGACATTCGTGAATACTTCGCTACGGTGGCTGACCGTGTGAGGAGAGGCGATATTAGCCCCTCAGAAATCTTCCACTACACAAAACTCAAGCGAGAGTTTTCAGATTATGCTTCACTTGCCGGTGGCAATAAGGCTGCTAAATGGTTCAATGACAACATCGCCAATGATGAGATTACTCCTATTAATGTCGGTGATGGTTTCTTCTTCACCTTTGCTAAAGATGGCCCAAGTGTTATACCGACTGGTGGCTACATTGCATTCAAGGAATTTGATGAGGTATCTGACTTTACTTTAGATTGGGAGGCTATCGCTCAGAAGACTGTGGTCGGGCCGATGAAGCCTCTGTTTGAAAACCTAAATTGGGTCACTGACTTCTTGCTCGCCAAGAAGCAAAGGTACGTTTTGTCCGACTTTGCGGCTTGAACCAATTTCATTAGGTGATTATGGGAATTCAGTACCCGCTAGGGGGACCCTTCGTCTAGCACGAAGAACCCATCGTGATTGACATATAAACAAAGGAAATCTAAAACGGGGATAAACTGTAGGAAACTTACGTTTTGTAGTTGTTTTGCAAGCGGTTAGGAAATATTCAACTTTGTCAAATTTGACAAAAAACATGGCTCACGCTCGCAGTGTCCCGAATAACCACTCTGTAATTAGTAGAGGGGTCATCGGATACTGGATGCCCATAGTCAGATGTAGTAGAACTCCTCTAGCGGTTTTCGTCTAGAACATATTTGCCTAGTCTTGGTAACTTACCTGTAGTTACTGCTTCAACCATACCGTTTAGATTATCAGTTGAGGACATAATAGCCCCAGAGGATATTTTTGGTACGATACCTTCTCCTGAAATGGAACCAAGAATGCTGCGGTTATGTCCTCCACCCCAACCAGTGTTAGGTTGTAGTGCTACTGGGAAACCTTTCTGTCCAATCCTATCTACTAAGGTCTGGATATACCTATGGTCATACTCACCAAGACCTGCGCCGCCATTCATCTGTTCATCTATCTGTTCGTACAGACAAGATAACATAGCCTCCAATCCAAACATTTTGTAGATTACCCAGAACTCTGAGGTCCAAGATAATGTAGGCTCTATGTATTCAGCCAGTAGTTCATGTATCTCTTTCCATAGTACTGTTGAATCTCCTGAATGAGTTGGTCCTCTAATACGTACTCTAAACAGTCCTGCGCCTAGTCCCTTTTTCTTAGGTTCTTGTGCAACTGCAAACTCGGCGTTACTTAGACCAGTTACTTGTATTCCCATGAGCCTGTCTCTAGCCAGTAGTAGTAACCGTGGGTCTGGTTTTTGCATAGTTAGTATAAACTCATCACTATCTTGTAGGCCCTTTTCTAAATCAAACCCATGCATTATCCGGTTAAGTTGGCGTTCTACGAACTTACGGTCCACCTGCTGACGCTCTATGTGTCCTGCATCTACTGCCACAACTAATGACTTGTCATCTTTGTAATGGACAGATGTGACATATTCACGGAGGAAAGACCTAGTACAGAACAGTGCAATTGCTTCGGCATCTTTCATATCGTACTCTTCTTTCAAGAAAATGATGGTTTCACCATCTGGGTTACCAGATTTTGATATCTGTACGCACCGTTCAATTCCTTCTACTGAACCTTGGGTACTGAACTTACCTCCTCCGTGGAAGGTACGAAGACCTGCCTGTGTCACTGGCTCACCAAGACAGGCTGCTGCGGTGGCCCCAATACCTTCTCCTATCTCACACTGAGATTCAGCAAACCACCAATTGAATTTATCAATTAACTTGTCTGCTTCGCCTTTGAGAATATCACGGCCCGATATAAAGAACGCAAGTTTGGATGCGGAAGAATGGGCGTAGGATACCTGTTCAAAGATGTAATCTACGTTTAGTCCCTTGGAACACTCAGAACACTCGTCCATCAAAGTAAGTCCATGCTTACATTTGAAATCAAAGAGAAGTGGTTGTAATGCAATATATCTACCGTCTGGTGCCAAAGTATCGTGCGAGCCCTTTGCCCCTCTGATATGGAATGGGCGCAATCCATCTCCGCCCAAGTTATACGACACAATAGTACCATCTCTAACATCAATAGTGTTATTTCCTTCACCAACAACAACATCTTCTACAGCACGCTTTACTTTGTATTCAAGGTGCCCAGACTTTGCAATTGCTCCGGTAGATGATTCTGCAGCACTTCGTCTACCTGCTGTAGACGCTAGCCAGTATTCATCAGGGTCTAAACCAGTACCATAACAATTCAGAATGAACCCTTTGTGTCTTGGGTGTTCTGGCTCGTACCCCGGCAAAGGATAGTGAACCATGGTACGATTAGGGTTTACTCCCCAGATAGGTCTTCTACCACCGTATTTCATCTGGCCATACGTGCCAGACATTTGTTGAATGTTGGTTGCTTTACCTCTTGCTTTACTTCTAACTGCAATCTGAATTGGATTTTGTGGACCAGAAGCATCTGATACAAAGTTGGTGACATAGTCTTCATACTCATTGGCCAAGCCGACCATTTCACCTTCAGCCCAACCTAATGGGTCTAATAATATCTGATTGTGGTCAAAGGGAGTCAAATTAGGTAATTCGTGAAGCGTACGATTATCATAGGCTCTTTGAATCTTCATTATCTGAGTAGATACCTTATCGTATTCATCTTTGATAGTATCTCTAACATCTAAATCCATCAAAGAACAGTCAAGTGGCGCAATGGTATACCCTACTTGTTTGTGTGCCTCAAATGCAAGTCTTGTAACTTGGTGGATGAACTTCCTCATTTCTTCTTGGCCTTTGTCATACCCGTAGTGGTAGAAGAAAGATGGTGCAATAGATGCACCGCCTTCTCCGAATGAAGTCTTATCCAAAGTACCTGAAAGTAGTACTCCATCTCTAATGTTTACTACTTCTTTGACTTCTTTTGTCTTGAATGTACCATTGTATATCTGTTCATCTTTTGTTTCACGAACAATGATTCCTTCTTCATCACGTACAGGGTTGTTTCCTTTGAATGTTGCATTCAGGAAATCTGGGAAAAAGTGAGATATAATTGCTCTACCTGTCCAGTACTTCTTCCCTTTGAATGTGTAATCCGGCTCAGGTAATTCTGTCTTGAACTCTACTTCTCCTTCTTCGTTTCTACTATATGCGGCAGACATGAAGTTTAGGGCTCGTTGTCTGTTGAAGAATGGTATACCTTCATCATGCGTATAACCTCGACCGCTATTGTACTCTCCTTTACGACTAGCAATAGGCATAGTTAGTATAGCAAGACCACTTGTTTGGTCTTGGTCAGTGGCAATAGTTAGTTTACCATATCTGGCGTGAATAAGGTTCTTACTCAACATCATTCTTTCTTTTGTTTCTTCAATCGCTTCTGGGCTTTGTACAAAGTGTAGTTTCATTGCATCTCCGTCATAGTCGGCGTTGAATGGAATACAGATAGTGGGGTTAAACGCCAATGACTTTTGAGGTAAAGGCACGACTTTCATACCCTGCACACTTTGACGGTGTAGAGATGGCGCACGGTTGAATAGACCGATATCGCCCTTCTTTAGGCTACGAGTTACTATATCGCCTATCTGTAAGACTCGGTTTTCTTCTCTATACTTTCTGTTGAAGTAATCACGGAAGTCTTCACGCATCTTTTCTATTATTGCTTCTTCTACCCCTCTTAGATTGATTTCATTCTCAATTTTATGTTCTGTCCAAGCGGTTTCAAGCATATTATCGCCCCATTCAAAGTCAAACAGGTTTCTTCTAAATGGTGCTATAGTTGATACCTCATCTCTACGGAATCCTCCTTCAATAATGTACCTTGCAAACGGCTTGTATTCTTTAGTGTCTTTCTTATACTCCATTGGGCCGTTAATTACCATTTCTTGCAGTTCATCAATATTAGATGCAGTAACATATTCATCTACTGTTGCTGTGGCACATACATGAAATGGAACTCCTACTTCGTCAATTGCTAAATCTGGATTAGGTGTAACTACAGAATAAGATACTTGATTTACTACTTTACTTTGAATGACGCTTCGCATTCTTGACTTACGCTTACCACCAGTAAGTCTGTCTAGTAATCCCTTGTAGGCTTGCTCCTTTTGTCTACCTCGCCTATCTCTAACAGTCCTACTACCGCCTGCTCCTAATGCAGCATTTTGAGAAGTAATCAAATGGGTACATGCCTTGTATAAATCTCCTTCAAATTTAGCAATAAGACTCGGTGCGGAGTTTGTTTGTCTTCGTCTGATTAGCCTGTTGTTTATTGAAACAATATTCTGGTATAGATGTGTCAAATCATTGGGTTCTGGTGTACCGTCGTCTGCAAATGCTAGAGGTCTAGTGATATTAGGTGCCACAGGTATTACAGACCAATACATATCAGAAGGTTTGGAGTCCCCAAAGAATCCTAAGAATTTCCTCTGGTTTGTTGGTATGTTCTCTAGTAACTCATATACTGCGCCCATTTGTATATTTGACGCCTCAGTAAGCCTATGTCGTTTAGGTGTCTCAATAAGCCACTGTTGATATTGGTGGTTCCACTGAATCATTGAAGAATACTCATTACATCTAGGACAGTGTACTATCTTTTTCTTCAAATCTTCAGCGTCAGTATTAGTCTTTACTTTGTTCTTTAGCAAGTTACGTATTTGTTGATACCCAAAGTCATTACGTTCTGTTCTTGCTATAGTATCTACTGCAAACTCAATATCTTCTAACTGTTTATCCGTTGCTCTTATTTCGTTACAGTTATGACACACTAAGTTTGCAGTTACGTGCAGTGGAGAAGTTGTACTACCTGTATATCCTCCACCTTGTAGGAATAGGTAGTTGGGTACTGGTGAAGCAAGTAAAATATGTCCGAAGTGTCCGGGACAACCATCTATTGATGATTCGTCTTTGTAGGTATTATTGCAGGTGAAACATTGTGTGCCTTTATCAGTAGAACCCATACGCAAATCCATTGGACCATGTTCAAGCGGTGTTTCATCTCCACGTTTCTGGGTAAATATTTCATCTTCAAATACTTCTACTGCCGACATTGCAATAATGTCTTCAGGTGACATAATACTTACTTGTAATGACTTCAACTCTTTCTTTTTAGTGTGAACTATTTGTTCAGCGTTTATGCGTGGGCTAATTAGAAGTAGATGCTTGAAGTTCTTTGGCAGTAAGTACCCTCTGTAGCCATCAATTGTTTCTTGGGGCATATTATCCTCGTCAATCAAATCATAGACGACAGGAGGCTCTAACCATTCATCGGGCATTTCTGGTACTTCTTCAATCTCGGCATATCTTTCTTCCCAAGTCATACCTAATATACACTTTACTACCATGTATGTACCATCATACTCTCTTAGTCCTGCCGCATTCTCATGCTTTAGCAACCACTTGATTGCTGAAGTCTTAGTCGCAGGTACCCATCTACTAGAGGGGAAGTTTAGATTTACTGCTTGGCGGTTGTCTTCCAATGTTTCAATTTCTTCTAACCTAACAGGCCAAAAGAATGATGTGATACGCTTTTCCTCATCCATATAACCGCTTCCTGATACCTAAGTGTACATGGCGGGTTATCAGGTGGTTATCTTTGGGGTACGTTTCAGATTCTCTTCTACGTATCATCTTTAAGATAGGCCCAAGGTCCACGATTTGTCCCGCCGGGACGAATATCTGCCCATTCATCATTCTAGTGGAGTTGCCTTCCATCATTAGGGCTCCACTTCCTGTGTTGGGGACATTGGTAATGAGTTTGTCAATCATTATTGAATATGTGATGTCTAAAGGAATGGCCGAGAATACCTTTGGATATGCTTCTATACAGTATTCTTTTGGGAATCTAAAGTCGTCGGTTGCATAAATATCAACATGATATTCTTGGGCTCCTGCGTTTTGTAATGTACATTCAAATGGTTCAATGCTTGGTTTGTTTACATAATCTACGTTTCCGTCTAATGAAATCGCCGCAAACGTGACTCCGTTCTTTGCAATTCCAACCATCGTAGAACTTGTGTCTGTCCACGGTGTTTGTTGTTTGTGAACTCCTTGTGGGACTGAACGTAGGTACGGGTGTCTTAGTAGTTCAATTCTACTAGCATTTCCTATTCCAATAAATGGTACTGATGAGAATGAAAAGCGGTTAAACAGGACAGTGTTATCGGCTCTCATCATATCACCCTACAAGGTTGTTGGACATAAGGTTCACCCGGCCATTGACTTTACTGCCAGAAAGTCCGCCAATTCATTCAATCGGTTCCCTACATGGGCTTTGACCCAGATATATTCCGGTTCTGTCTTTAGTTTGAAGTGTAATTTCTCTAATTCTGTTTTGATTTGTACTAGGTGAGGCTTTTTGATATCATACTCGCCGTTCATACCTTTTACAAGTAATTGAGAGTCGCTTCTGATTTGAATATCTAATCGTGTAGGTGATGTGACTCGCTCATAGATTGTTTCTAACGCTCTCTGTACGGCATAGAACTCGGCATAATTACTAGTCTTCTTACCAATGTATTCGCCAAACAAGTATTCTATACCATCAAGGTCACGATTAACAATAACAACACCAATTCCTGCATCACCATGTTCGCCTTCTGAACCGTCTGTCCAAACATGGTATACAGTCATAGCCTCACATCACAATAGGTCTACGATAGTAGACTGATTCAGCATCACCTAATGGCGAATTACGAATGATTTTGATTACTGCATCAGACGGAATAAATTCTAACTCTTGATTCCTTGCTGCGTTTTCCAATGCGGGGTCGCTAATCAATAGTCCCGGTAGTTGCTCATGGGGTACTCCTAATTGCTTTAACACTGCTTTAGACTGTGTAGGACTAAGGATAATGTGTTGAGGTACCCTTGAGTGTTTGAGCGGGTCCATGCTAGTCCGATGGAATGGTGGGATATAATCTCACCAGTCGTCATCGTCAAAGTCTAGTAAGTCGTCAAGGTCGTCATCTTCATCCTTTTCTTCTTTTTCTTCGTCCTTTGACTCTTCCTTCTCGGCTTCTTTATCATCTGAATCAGTATCTTCGTCCCATTCTGACCAATCGTCTTCATCATCGTCCCAGTCGTCGTCTTCGTCTTCCTCAATCTCGTCTTCTTCATCTTCTTCGTCAAGGCTTTCCCAGTCTAAGTCATCAAACTCTTCGTCATAGTCCTCATCATATTCTGGTTCAGACTTACGCTTAGGTGCCGAACTTGTTTTCTTTGCAGTAGAACCTACTGCATCAGAACCAACTACTGTTAGGTTCTTTGCAGTAATATCTGAATTCTTCTTTAGAGCAAGACTTGGTTCAAGCCACTGTTTTAGTTTCTTCTTGGCGCTTGCTTCATTCATGGCTTTAACCTGAATTTGGATGGAGAATGTGGTAGTCCTCATGCAACAAACGACTATTCAGGTAGGTTATCAATATACTTGTTGGTAACCTATAAGTTCATAACCTACCTACTTACAAGTTATACTTAATGGCGAGTCCTAAGGAGTGGGAGAAAGAGGTCTATGTCACGACTCAAACCCGTCGTTATGACAAAGAGCGAATAATGGGATACGCACTTCCTAAGGAACCAAACTGGAAAACTCAGGCTAGGTTGTTGGATATCATTGACAAAGTTGAGTCTTTAGGTGGGCTACAAGCCATAGTACGCAAACTAAAGAAATTAGAGCGTTTAGAAAAGGAGAAGGTATAATGGCGAAGTATACGAGAGTGATTAAACACATTGAAGCATCTTTTATCCGTATAATGGAGCGAGAAGGCGTTGAAGAAGTAAATACAAGGCAAATTCAAGCCGATTATAACGAGCATAGTCGTTATGGAATTAGTACTCAAAGTTTGACCAATTTATTGCGTCGTAGGCCCCAATTTTTGTTAGGGCGTACAGAACGTATACACGGTACCAATAGACAGGTAACTTATTGGAAACTAGCCGATGCGTAAAGGTACCGATACCCCTAATTCCGCTAGTATAACGGAGAAGAGGATGCGAACAGTCGTCCTATGCAATAACTGTCATCTTGTAAAGATGGGAAATATCGGGTGCGAACAGTCCCCGTATCAAAACTGTGCCTTCTCCGCAGTATGTCAAGAGTATACAGAGTAAAACATTGGAAAACACGACGAGAACTATTCGCAGGGTCATTAGACCAATGCGTGAAATTCATTAACAGTGGAAAGTGTGCAGTGAACGTGACAGTTACATCCTTCGTGGGTGAACAATAATGCCGTTCAGTCGTAAGTACCAATTGGAAACGGAAAGAAAGAATAACGTGGTGATTAAGAATCTTCAACAGCAAGGTGACTTGCCAGAAGATGCACCATGGGAATACATTAGCCCACACACCGGACTACCGCTATTGGAGAAATACCAATGCGAAATAGACGGATGTGGAAGACTAACGTACAAGTACGAACCTGACAAGGGATTCGTATTAACTCTATTCATTTTCGGTACAAATGATGCACTAAACCGTTGTTATTCCTGCGCTAACCGTGCAGGTATCAACCGTTGGTGAGAAGGTGTTTGAAATAAAAACGAAGACAATCGGTTCTATGAAGAGTAATACCAAACTTGGAGAACCTTAGTCCCTACGGGGAGGTTTTAACAATGAATAAAATAAAAATTAACGGAATAACTTGTTACATAAAAGACAACTACCTAAGTGTAGGTGGACATATGTGGGTGATTAAATCGGTGAACCCGATGGAATTGAACAAGCCTTTGTTGGCTTGTACCCCTAATGAAGTGGATAATAAAGTGGATGAATTGACATTCACTTTGAGCCCATTTGACAATGGACTACTGATTATTACTGATGATGGAAAGCATCAATGTAAATATCATACTGTAAAGTGTGATGGATGCGACGAAGCAGTATATTTGCCACACCAGATGAAAGCAAACCACGTACATGGTCGTAAAACAACCGTGTGTGGGGATTGCAAAGACTCTGTTGTTAAGGTGAGTACTGAACACGGAGTTATCAGTAAGAAGGTAACGCAACATACCATTACTAAGGTAAGGATTGCGATTGATGAAGCCGTGATGATTGGGGAAATAAACATCCCGAGAACACGACTAATCTTTTCCAAAGACAAAGGGTGGCTCAATAGTAACCACCGTGGAAACTCTAGCAATATGTCTAGAGTGCCACGAATTCTGATGGAACTCATCAAAATTTACAAAATTGATGACCTTTCACCTACTGGCCTATTTTTAGGCCTTGTTGAACACTACATTGAAACCGGCGAGGACTTACTCGCTGAACTCAAAGTAGATATCACTGCAGAAATGTACGTTCGTGCAAGTATGCAGGTGCAGTTGTCTGAGGACGAGTGACTGTAACATTGAAAAACAAAAACGGTGTGTCCGATGACGAGTTTACCAGACTCTGAGGGGCCACTTAGAAATGTCAGATAAAGACGAGAAAAAGGAAAAGAAAACAGACGAAGAAATCGCCAAGACAAAAGCAGAACTTGCTGCAGAAGTACGAAGGTTAAAGCAATCAAAAGTGATGAAGGAACATCGTGCTATGAGAAAGTGGCAAAGGGATAATGTCTGAATATCAGATAATGTTTGAATATAAATATGAACTGATATACAATGCGTTGTATAACTGTCCCTTCGGAGGCTTCGGCCTCCGAGGGGGCCTTTTTCGTAGTAATAGTGTTAGGGTAGCGATACCCCACGATACGCTAGTATAATGAGGAGGGAGACATTGGCCTAGCGGTCGCTGTCAGTATCTAGTTTTAGATACCGTGTAGGTGCGCTAGCACTGTAGACGGCAGTAAATCTCTTTCCTCACAGTATGAGCGAAACAAGCGAAACAGGTAGAAAAGTAACTGACCACCCTTGCCCAAAGTGCCACAAGGACTCTCTTGATGGTTATTGGACAGGAGGATGGATGGAAGACTTCTACATTTATTGCACAATATCAACGTGCGATTACGAAGACGAAGTTTGAGATATAACTTCATAAGCGGAGAAAACCGAATCACAAACCCCCTCTGAATACAGGGGCTCAGAAGCAGAAATAGGATTCGTAGTTAGACTTAGGTTATGTAATGACCCACTCTGGAACCTTCTTACGGGAAGAATATTAGTTTCCTTTGTGGTACTTACTAACCACCTAACAATCCATGCATGACTATCGGCCTTAGTTGATAATCGTGCGACATAGTGTGAGCATAAATACCCGACAGGGGGCCTCCATTCGGTAGAAATACAGGAGGGGAAGTGCGTATAGTAATAACATTTGAAAAACAGAAACCGGGATACGAAGAGAAGTGTTGCGTCAAGTAATTAAGAAACCTTACAGGTCATGCTGATGGTTTTGCTTGGTGTGGAATTCCGGGTGCTATGTCGTTTAACGTATCAACAAACGTATAACAAAAGCGAGCATGGACGTGAATATACTTAGATAATCGTTAGCAGGTATGCTAACTTAGTTGGGGGCCAGTTATCGTTCTGGTGCATTGAAGCAACCCCACAATTAGTGCCTCTAACAAAGAGGACCAATGATGCATGAAATGAAGCACGGGTGCGGAATATAACCTTGTGTGGATTGAAGAATGTGAGAGGGCTGGTAATCCTCTCTGTCATCAATACCACTTGGGATAGTGTGGAGAACCCTATAGAATAATCTCACCTGCCGGCCACTGCACGTTAAGTGTGGCACAGACGGAGAACCAGTATGAGCAGGGGATATTAGCGAAAGCAACCCAAGATGGAAAGGCTAGACCGAAAAACATATTTGCGACGGCAAGTGTGTATGATGCGGATGGTAACTAATTATCACATGACTGGACCGCAAAATCATAACCCATGGTACCTGCATAACCATGGATAAGAGTCCGCCATGAGAGGGCGGTACGCCCGAGTAAAGGCGTTGTGGTAACAGGTAATGCTGACCCTAGACGAAAGTCAGGAGTTGATTAAAGACAAACAAAAACAACCCAACAACGAATACAAATTAAGAATCGTACTACCAAGAAAGAAAGGTACTACGGAATTAACACGACTTGACCAGACCAATGCTATGAAGATTTTATCATCATACGGTGGGTTACGTAGTGTAAATTGCAATGGAATAACATTTACCAGTAATAGGAAAATTAAGTTAATCATTGATGGTAACCATGCAATGCCTAAAACAAGGTATAGCAGACGACGTGCCATCATAAAGAACTCTCAGTTCAAGAACTGTAAGTTTGATTGCCATTTTACTAATTTTATGAAACATAAGAAACGCAGGACGCCGGGAGGTGTCATTGAAAACTGCGACTTCACAAGAGCCGTATTTACTGGCACTTTGAAGATGGTAATGTTCAAAGATTGTGATTTCCGAGGTGCCGACTTTTCAAAAGCGGTACTAAAATCGGTGCAGTTTAGCAACTGCAATTTCCGAGGTACTAAACTACCATACCCGTTGGAAAATGGGAATGACTACAGAAATAGTCTAGGTAATCATAACCGTAACCCATTCAACTGGGATAAGCGGAACCTAGAACGTATCAAGTATGATAAGAATGCTAAAGGCATGAACCCTGATAGGGTTGCCCGTAATGCATTCCGTAAAAAATCTAAAAAACGCATTCGTTAAGCCCGTTGAAATATACGGAGTATCACACGCCGATGAGCGTGTTTGCCGCAAACCTTTGGCTTTGGCCGAAGGGGAGCCGGCGTAGTATTGAGGAATAACCCCTGAAAGTATCGGATTGCAAGGAAAGCAATCTCCAAACGAGTAGGGCCAATGAGATACAGCGAGTTTTTGTAGAATCAAATTATATTCTACTCGCTGGAAGACCTACATGCGCTAATACAGAAACTTAACGAGTTTCTTAGCAAACGTAGATTTCCAACCAAAAAGAAACTACTTTCCTTAACTTATGGTTAGGATAAAATTATTCATATGAATAATTTAATCCGAGTTCAATCACCAAAAGTAGCACTTGAAAGGTGTAATAGGAAATACGTGATAAGGAAATTGAACGGTGGTGGGAGGGTGATTGTTTAGATTGAGTTACTATAGAATCAATCAAACAATTATGTCTAATAAGAAATAGATATTAGTATTTACAAAAATAGATACATAGATAGGAGAGGTTGTGATTGGAAGTCATTGTGAAAAGCCTCTCCTGTCGCCCTTAACAGGGCTTAGATGTTGGGGTATCGGTACTATCCGATACGCTAGCATAATGAGGAGGGGAAGGACAGAAGAAGCGAACTAACCAGTAGCAAGTCCAACTATCTCTCCTTAAGAGAATAGGAGGAAAGTTTCGGAGAAGTAAGAAACTTTCCATTCCTATGAAGCGAAGAGACGAAGCAGATTGCTCCGGGCGGCCTCATTAGCCGTACTTGAGTAGGTAGCGTTGGTATAGGGAGCGGTATGAAGCCACCAACGTCTAGCACATCCATTAGTGCCTCTCTGTCTGGAAAATGTGGTGGTGCGCAATAAATTCGCTGAGGAAATAGCCCCAGATAGTAACTTAGTTAATATGAACAACTTGTTGTTTATACTAACCATTAGCACTTGTGTTAATGGTGATGGATTTATTCATCATAGAGGAGCAGTAATGTCCATAAACATACAGGAGGTTGGTAAAACCAACTAACTCGGGTCCCAAGAGCCCGAGAGGTAAAATTCTTGGTATGAGAAGGACGACAAGGGCCTTCTCTTAGTAACCTGACAACTGCCGTTACCCGCAAGGGACAAATCCGAAAGGAAATTACTGAGGCGACCGTCAGACAGACGCTGTTATTGTGAGGCTTGGCCTCCTTGCAGTGCGAAGTGTCTTGCCGGGGTGTAGCATAACTATACCCGTGCAAGAACGGGTAGAATTCTTATACAAACGAGAATTAATGCCACGAAGCATAACTGAAAAGTGATGTATGACGTATTTGTTAGCCGGTAACCAATCCGGGGCTATACGTTATGTCGTAAGACTGAAATTGTGCCGGCGAATGAGAAAGTCGGCTGTCAAGACCTGCGAAGGAACCGTATGTTGCAAGCATTAAGCACTAGGTAAACGATGAATCCATCTCGGAAAGTCGGTGAACTAGTTGTGGATGCAACAGGACTTTAAGGGGAATTGACCCGCCACTGGCGGATAACGAAAGTGATGGACCAGTAAGGGCTTAGAGAACCCTCTGGAGTAGACCTGCTTTCTAAAGTACTTGGGCTCCCAATGCCTGAGGCACCTATAGCGATTCTGAAAAGGAGAGCGAAGGGCAATTGAAACAACTGTGAATCAAGCAGTGTGAAAGGACTAACAATCTGGAAGCCACTAGAAAGAGAATGACGTAGGGAAGCGGTGTGAAAAGCCGTGAAGCCTGCGCAACCAGAGATGGTGCTGAGTGTGACGATGTATACTGGAACGAGAAAGCCAGTATGAAGTTTACAAGTATTGAGGAGGTCATGGGCGTAATGGTCGTCCACCAGAATATTAACCAATAATATGGGCTAACTTATAAGCAATACTTGAAATGGAATCAATGGTCATGGGACGTTTTATAGGTTAGCCCCTAAACTGCGTTCCTATCTGCTCTAGAAGCAGTATTGGCCCACCCCATTGCTACCCCCGGAGACACGTAGTAAAGACCAGAACTGTACAATCTGGCAATAACTAAACAGTACAACATAAATAGCAGGTACGGGTAAAGCCGGCCCTGCTCAGTAACTTAGGTGTAAGTTAGACAGCGTTTCTCTTCTGAAGCAGAAACAAAATCTACACTTATGCAAGTATCAGTTTACTGATGCGGAAGGTGGTTGGAAGTGCGAACTTGTTCGTGCTTCCACTATTTTTTTGTTTGAAAAATAAATTAAACGTAGGAGGAGATTAAGATGGCAAAGAAGTTCATCGCTGTGTATCTTGGCAGGGAAGTCAAGAACGTAGTTTTCGTATGCAGTGGCAGAAACAGATGCTATTGGGAGCAGCACGTGAAACCTTTTGTGCAAGGCGTAAGTAAAACCGATTTGAAGGGACGAGAAGTGTCCTTCAAGGGGTATCACGACCTTGAACACGCAAAACGGTTCGCAGGCGCACCTGATGTTGAAGTGACGCTCATCTACCGAGATGATGCACGGGAACTTATTGAAACACGGCTCTAAACCTAAAAACAAAACCCGGGACCAGTGAAAAGAACACCAAACTTGGAGGTACCCGTAGATACTTAGTCGTAAGATTGGCTGCAACCGGCCATGTGATGAAGACAGAGAACAATGAAAAGAAAGTACGTGAATATTGTGGCCCAAAAAAGCCCTTTGGAAGCGGTAAGTAAGTAGTGGATGCATCCGCTATGGAAACAGTTGAGCCACCCAGTAATGGGAATGGACGAATATTGGATTTTAAGGCGGGTTAGGAAACCCGCTATTTATCTGTTGGAGCAAAACAGGGGGAGGGAAAAGAGGAGAATAGGATGGGAACCTAAACGAAACTGATGCTAGGCCGGAGGCCTTCATGTGATTAGTAGTCCCTTGTGCGTAGACCGTGGTAGGAGAAACAGAAACCTACGGTACAGCCCCAAGCCAGTAGTACTGTAATACGAAAGCGTTGGCAGGTATGCCAAACAAACTGGCGATGGACGAAGACAAGAGTTGAGGCAGAGATGCCTCCTAAAAGAGTCGTTGAAATACAGCCGATGGATATCGGCACCCACCCTTAGACAATGGTCACAATGAGAACTTGTATGGAGTGCGAACGGGAGTTCCACTTCAAAGGAGGACGTTTATCTTGTTCAGATAGATGCCGTGAATTCTATGAAATTAGAATGCGTGAAAGTTACAACATACTAAAAAAACTAAGACGCAATTTAGAAAATCAAGTAGAAGACGGACTAATTACTAAAGAACAAATGAACAACCAATATACTGCAGCGTATGCTGAAAGAGATGCTTGGTTAAGAGATAAACACATTGATACAACATTTGACTGGAAGGGTAGAATACTTTACCCAACAGATACTGAGGAAGAATGACCTCATAGATACATAGTCTTGGATTAGACAGGAGGTGAAGACTAATCCGTTACGAGAGTTGCCAAAGTAGAACGGCTTGATAGGCCCGACTGTGACTCTCATTACAGTAAGTAATAAACAAGCACAGCAGTATCCGGAAAACCCCAATTACGTATCAGGGGTGAGTAAAGATGGTGCTGCCTTTCCCCGACGGGGATAAGAAGGGACGAGTGGACTAACTACTCGGACAAACCAAAGTAGGTGACAATGATGGAGGGATGGATATCCCTATGATATTATCAGTGTAGATATAAGCACTGGTATGAGAAACGGAAAAACTACTCCGTAGTAACTCATTGTACACCGTAGGTCACTATGACTACCGTAACATATGCGCTATGCGCTGGTAGACATGACATCGTGGTAGATGGAGAAGATGTTACTGAGAAATCAGTATATCCTCAAACCGTTGAGCGACCATTAGACTTTGAAACACACATTGCGGAAGCACGTGAGTTTCTAATTGGTCTAACAAGGGATGAAGAATTGATGAACTCAATTACTCAATTCCGTTTGGTTGTTACTGGTTTGACGCCGGTGCTACACGCCTTTCTAAGAGCGTGGCACACATTGGCACCATCCCATTGGGTCCTATCTTTAGGACACTATAACCGTGATGAACAAGTCTACGTATGGGAGCCACTATTTACGAGTGCGATTGATATGTCCAGTCTTGGACGATTCGTATTCGTACCTTACGAGGAAGAGTGAGCAAAATACTGAGGAAACACAAAAAAAGTGTATTGCCTCTTAGTCCTGTAGGTAGCCCTACAAGAAAATGGCCCGGTGTCCCCGGGCCAAGATAAAAAATGCATATTGTAATGGTTAGGCAGGTGCATTTTACCCGGAGGCTAGGCCTCCTTAGTAGAAATATACTAAGTGTTAGGGTATCGTTACTATAACATACGCTAGCATAATGAGGAGGGGAGGACGAAAGTCACAACACCCCTCCTCACCTTGCGCTGTTGCGTATACTCGCAGCCTTATGGCTGATATGTAGTGTATATTGCAACAGCGTATTTCTTTTTTGTTACTCTAACAAGGACAATAAACGACCCCTGAGAATTGTAGAAATACTCAGGTACTTCGTCGGATGACGAAGCACTTAGGGGTCCGTGAGGATAAACCGTGGTCGCAAGCCGTGGTGAAATCATTAATTTGGTCCGTGAAGAGGAGTAACGATGATGGGGGAGCAATCCCCTCTAGGGCTTCGTGAATGCAAGCATAATACGGTAGGAGATTCGGAATCAAATACTAAAAAGCGAAATGCAGCGAACCTGACCGGGTGTCAGCCATTGGGATACGCAATTTGACAAGCGTAGTGTAGGCCGCAATCTACTTACCCATTGATACCCCTAGACAACCATGAGATATGGAGTCATTATGAGTATGAATAGTATGAACTATTCTAACAATAATAAACGAAGAAACCGTAGTAGACCAAACCGAGTTACTACTAATTCTTCAGTTAAGAAACTGATTAAGAATACCCCTAAGGGTATGAAATTAACATAAATCGGTAGCGTCGGCACGTCCGACCTAGTTCCTGTGAGAGCAGGAGGTTTGCAAAGTGAAGAAAATAACAGACGCACAAAGCAAAAACGAAAGGAGTTCACCAGACTCTGAAATTAGGAAAGCGGTGGTGAAGACAGGTGTCAAGCCTGCTGAAGCCAAGGTCGCTTCCGACAAATCCGGGATGTTTTCCGGTCGGTCCCATGAGGGATTCGGGGACGCTGTAACCCGTTTTACAGCAAAAACAGGCGTGGAAACTAGCGGCGGAGTCGCTATCACGTCGGACGAACACCATGATGTTGATGCATCAGGAAAGGACTACCGAGAGGAAGTCCAAGTTCGGCCACACCTTATTCCGACGGAAGTTGGAAAAAGACAAACACGGTACGCCAAGAAAGGTAGAGGCAAGAGCCCCGGTTCATATCGGGACGCAAAGCCAATGACCATTCACGGCAAAAAGGCACCGTGGGCAGAATACCAAACCCAGTGCCATGCTCACAAGCATGACGGCACACGCTGCGGCAAACAAAGTCGCAAGGGTTCAAAATTCTGTGGACTGCCAGAACATACCACAGCAAAGCAGGGAATCCCTGACTATGCTGATGAGTACATGGCAGAAGCCAAAGAAGTAGACAACTTTGAGGATGATGAGGGCCCACTACCAGAACGCCTTCAAAAGCCTCTTCTTTGGGTATGGGGTAACTTTTACACTCCATTCTCATGGATGGTTGTGTGGGTCTTTAGCGTGATGATGAGCGCAAAGGGCATTTTTGGACAAGCAATCGCAAGTCCTCGCCTACTCATGCGTTACTGCACGCACTCTGTAGCCTGCAAGTGGAAGTGGAAGCAAACTGTTGCTATACTTTCCCAAGCAATGGGCTATAAGACCCCACTACTTTCAGTAGACCAAGCATCAGAAGTGCTTGGTACACATGAACAGACCAGACGTACCAGAAGGGTGGATGACCCATTCCTGAAGGAACGTATTGCCAACACTATACTGAAGAAGGATGCAAAATCTGGAAAGTACAGTGGCAAGAACGGTGGAAAATGGTTCAGGGAAGCAACCAAAAAGTGGAACAGTATGACCGAAGGAATTTGGGAAACTAACTGCTTGAAGGCCTACCTTGACCCTACGGGAATCAACGCCCGTTGCCAAGGTCTTGCCGACCTCACAAAGGAGGACGGTACACCAAATCTTAGTGCTGCAAAGCGCAAGTTTGGAAAGCAACTAATTACGTTAGCCGACATTAAGAAGGGAAGCCCTAAGATATCTGGGCATTTCTTTGACCCGGCTTACCAATACTGCATTGCCAAGCCTACCCACATTGAGTTGAGGGTTGGTGAAAGCAACATCGCAACGTACACGAAAAACCAATTCGTGGACAAGTACATCAAGTTGAAGGCAGATGCTTTCACAAGTAAGTACGACGTATTCTACCTTGTTGATGAAAAAGCAAGGAGGCCAGTAGGTAGCAAGAAAGGTTTAGACTGGGTTGATGACCCGGTGATTATCCAATGTGCAATCTACACGCATGGCGAAGGAAAAGACGCTAGGGCAAAGATGTTTCTCGGAACTGGTCGTAAGACTAAGTCGGGACACTACACTGGCCCGTTTGAAGCAAGATTCCTACGCTCACGTGCTGCGAGTCAATTCGCTCACGTGTGGGATGCGGATGACACACTTGATGTGATGGAGTTCCTACCAAAACGCCCTACAAGGCGTGAGGAGAACAAAATCATTGCGAGGATGAAGGAAGGAGAAACCATTCGTTTGGAAGACCTTCTGGTATTGCATCGTTAAGGTTGCTCATGTGGTGAAGACAAAAACGAATCAAAACTGCGGCGATGACGGGACTACCATCCCTGAGCCCAGTTTGTTCGTTCACCACGTAGATATTGATAGTGCTTAACAGCCCGGTGATTACCGTATAGAGTAATCCTTGGGCTGTTATTCTTTTTATACTGTCATGTATCGTAGACTATTATGAGTCACTTTGAAGAAGTTAAGACAGAGTACACGGACCCCGAACTGGTAGTGGAGGCAATTAAAGAAGCCTTTCCATTTATTGAAACAGTAGAGGTTGCCAGTGACTTTGAGTATGATGGTAGTACCGTTGTTTGCCGTGGTTATCACGGCGACACTGCTACTCACTTTGGCAAGAATCCAATTAAGATTGTTGCACGAACCCCTAACAAGTACGACTTGGGATTTGCCCTTGCACCAGATGGTACATACCAATTGGTTGCTGACTGGGGTGGATACGGGTATGGCTTCCTAGCCAATTCGGAAGTGAAAGACGCAATTGCAGGTGATAGGCTCTCAACTGAGCAAGCACTTGCTAACCAAAACACGGATTACACTACACAACAAATTACTGACGCTATGAGAAACTATCCTTCCCGCCAACAGGCGGTTATGGGGATGCTCTCAAGAGGATACACAATGGCAGTAGCCAAAGAATGTGTACGAGTAGACCCGAACCTATCGGGTTATGCTGTCAATAATATCAAAGTAACAATCGGAGAAAACGAATCCGGACAACTACAAGCAGAACATTCAATTGAACTTGTACAATCAACTATTGTTGGTTCTTACATCTGAGGTGAAGAAAAATGCAACAAAAGAAAGTAACTATTACCGTTGGAGCCAATGGTAAAATGACAATTGAAACACACGGTATGGTAGGCGACGAATGTACGAAAGCCACAGCCATGCTTGAAAGTAAACTTGGAAAAGTTGAGGATAGGCAACTCAAGGCTGAGTATTACGCTGGTGACGGCGGAATCAAAGTCAAAGAGGAACTTAAAGGAAATTAATCCGAATCGGGCCCTGAGCCCCTAGGGTGTATCGCACACCACTGAGGACGTGACTATTCACGTTCAATGACGTTAGAAAAATACAACCTGTCGTCCCTCGGCAGCAGCCATACGCATTCGCTGACTGGCTGTGACGGGACGACGGGATTCAAAGACGGACAAATCAAAATTGATTTGCGTATGGCTGCTGCCTGCGGAAAGAGCGGACGCTCTACCTTCAGAACAGCACCCACTCTGGGAGTAGAAGAGGAGAATTCTACCACCAGAAGGGTCACTCTTTCTCGTGGAGGAGTGGCAACAGCAAAAGAAATGATTACTTCCAAATTTAACTAGTCACATATAATACAGCAAAATTGCTGAAGGGAGATACTTCCTTCACTGTAATCGTCGTCTGGGAACAGGTAACTGCTACGCAGTGTCCTGTTTCCAACTAGATAACGTAAGTTTTGCGCAATGTAAGCATAATGGCATATCTACCCGTACTCAAACGGTTTGAGAACGCCACCCTGTACAGAAGAGTGGTCTGGCTAGACCACCCATTCTTCCTTGGGTAACCTAGTCGTGTCTGGATGGTACCATCTAATCTTAAGCAATGTATATTGGCAAAGATTGGTCCATTCCGGCACCTGAAGTGGATTTATTGCCGCTTTAGTACTAGTAAGGATACATTTTGTACCGGTTTCTAGGAGTAGACCTCTGTCTCTTCTATGACGACCGTACATAAAGAATCTAAATTATGCAACTGCAAATATTGCAATGGATGTGGGGTTCGTACCCATGACCTTGGTATTAGCAGGACAAACGTTTGGTATTGGCACGGGGTTTTCCCAGCCTGCACCAGCACGCTGCTCTAGAGAGCGGCACATATGAGATAACGTAAGTTTGGATGAGAGTTCAATGATAGAAACAGCAGTGTTTACCCGGGGATGCATGTCCACTGGGGTTGGTACTAGCCGCTCTAGATTTGAACTTCGCAAATGCGACAGCATGTCGTGCCAAAGGGTCCCTTTCTGGGCCCCAAGCGTACGTACAGCCGGCAGGGAAACGTAAGTTCACTGCCACAAATCAGATTCTAAAGTATACTAAGGCCTGTAGATAGGTCCTTCAGGATACCAATCAAGAGTGATGCGGACTTTCCGTACCACAATTTGTCACGATATTAATGGAATATTTTCGGAAGAGGACGGAGAATAATCTGCGCCGTCTTCCGGACGATTCAAAATATCAATGAAACTAAGAATATCTACTACTAAACGTAAGATAAAACGAAAAGAATAAGAGATTAATTCCACTAGACTTGTTTGTACTAGAACACTGGCAATGTGGCGTGGGATTTTATGGAAAAGAATTTGCAACAACCCGGAGACACAATTGGAAACAGATGGCACATATGTCATCCATGGCCAACTCTTGGTTCAAACATAAACATCTTTGATAAAAGAGAAAACGTAACTTTCCAAGGACACATCTAGTACAGAGTGCAGGAACATCGCCCTGATGCCAAGATTTACCGGCATCTTCTGGGGTAATTCGGATGTTTGCGCAATGTAACCAGTACGGACGACGTCCTGAAAGTCGTTCTGGAGCAAGTTCATCCTTTACCCACCTGATATCCTGTCAGGTGGCACGTGATGACTACCCTAGGGCAGCACTGTGACTGCAGTGACACCCTAACAAGAACTCTAAAGATAAAATGGGGCGCAGTGCCCCGATTCCATGATAAAGAATCCAATAAATTCTATTGAACCGGCTATAATTTCTGCAAGTTGAATGGTCAAAGCACCAGAGAAGCAAGACTTTCCCAACTGTAGAACCCAATTATAGCAACTAATCTAGAGATAATCTAGGTTACTCAAACCAAATTTCGTGTTACTCACAATGTAACGAACACCTCAGAGTGTCTTCCGATGACTTCTGCTGTGTTCGGAGCCGAGCATCTGGTGGCCTGCCATCTTTTCTACTCTGTAGAGAAATGAGTAAGCCGCATTAGAATTGATGCTAGTAACTATAGTAGATAGAAAACGTAAGTTTTCTTCATGCGGGTAAATGATAGCCTATCTCTAGTAGGCTTGGTGGGGTCGGACCCACATCATTACAAAACCCTAGTGCGAATGATAATACACCCGCAGTAAGTAGTCCCATATTGAGGACTTAGACATGGTTGAATTTACAGACCAAGTACACGCTTGTAGGGCCGCATCGGTTCCTGCAATAAGCGTTGTAACAGTTGAACAAAAAGATGTAAGACAACATCTTTGCCAATACGCTGTGACCAGAGGTAGCCAAAAGACAGGAGTACGCCCAAGAGTATTTGAGTGGCGTCTTGTTGATGGTTTCAAGGAACTAGCCGTTTACAAAAAGGTAAACAAAACTACGCAAGTAATGGACAGTGCAAAAGACCAATCCGATTTCATCGGTACGAAGGTTGAGTACGTCAAAGGCGCAGTTTATGCCCCACAAAACGGTGCAGAAGGTTCTACAATCCCATTCGCTATTGAATGGATGAGTAATTACCCTGAATGGTCCAAAAAGGAATACAGTATCCCTGAAGGCGAATCCGCCCCGGGTGCTATTTTTATCCTACGAGATTGGCATAACTGGGTTGGACACAACAAGTATCTTGTTGATATGACACTCAAGTTATTTGAGGACATTGCGAGTAGAGGACTAGATATGCTAGTCGTTATGCTTGCACCAACTACAATTGACATTCCCGACGAACTCGGGGAATGGGTTGATTCATCTACCCTACCTATCCCAGACCAAAACGGTCGTATTGGGCAGGTATCTAGAATGGTGACTCAACTAAAGACCAAACGCAAGGGGGAATACCCTCTTATTGAAGCAATGGAACAGATGGATATTGAAACCGTTGCTACGACTTGTGGTGGTCTTTCGTCTGTAGGCATTGAGAATCTATTGTGTAAGAGTATTGCACTAACAAAGAATCTTGATACTGACTACATCCTATCTGAAAAAGCAAAGAAGGTAAGTGAAATGGGGTATGAACTCCTAACTTCCGACGTGAGCATGGATGATGTAGGAGGACTACAAAATATGAAAGAAGGAGTTGAACTCTTGAGGCCTAGGTTTACCACCGAGGCTATTGAGTTTGGTTTCACACGATACCCAGTCGGATGGCTTCTAGCAGGAGTCCCCGGTACTGGTAAAACGCTATCAGCCAAAGCACTTGCAAAGGAGTTGGGAATCAACATCATGCAGGTAAAGCCCCACAACTTGAAAAATCAGTATGTTGGTGGTTCTGAGGCACAAGTAGAGAGACTTCTACGTACCGCAAGGGCAGCAGCCCCAATCGGTATTATGTTTGACGAGGCTGAAAAGATGCTCGGAAAGCAAGACAGAGTTTCTGATGGTGGAGCGCACTCAGCCGTTCTCGGACAATTCCTCAACTTTATGAGCGAGGAAGCCGGTGAATTGGGTGTATTCTTCATCTTCACTGCTAACGATATGAGCAAGTTCCCAGTTGAACTTGTACGTCGGTTTGATGGCCGTTTCTTCGTAGACCTACCGTCTGCGAAAGGGCGTGAAGCAATTTTTAACATCCATCTTTCAAAGCGAAAGCACTCTGGAGAAGACTACGACTTGAGCGAACTTGTTCGCCTAAGTAACGAGTACTCTGGTAGCGACATTGAACAGGCAATTGAACTGGGAATGTCATATGCATTTGTTGAAGGACGAAAGAAGACAGAACAAGGCGATTTCATTAAAGCAATCAAAAAGACGGTACCGACGGCTAAGACCTATGCGGACCAGATTGCTAACATGAGGCGTTGGGTTACCGAAGGCACTATGGTCCCTGCAAACTCGGACAGTATCAGTCTAACTGATGGCGACGAGGATGAGGACAATGGAAGCCTACGAAATGTCATATAATCGGGCGAAAGCCCCTAGATATGGAAATACGTTGGAAGAAGCGTGATATTGAGCGTCTATTTACACATAACGAATTATTCAGTGTACTAGCAGTATATCAGGAATTCAAAGACCAAGGAGAAAATTACCTTGACAACTTGAAGCCCAAAGAACTGCAAACACTGTTTGTTACTAAACTAGACGACGAAAATGTTCCACCTAAAACAACAGAACCACTACACAAATTATTTGATATTGTAGTTGGTCACTTCTCGGAGTTTATGAATGACCCAGAAGTATACAAAAAGAAAGTCAAAGAGCGTAGTAAAGACCCTGTTCGTAAGATGATTGATGAAGAGGAATTCAGAAACGCAATGAAATTCGTACTAGTGTACAGGATTGTACAAGAGAAGAAAACTACCTTTGCGCAAGCAAAGGAGGAGCGAGGACGTATTATGAATATGGTATTAGACGAAGCAAAGGATTTGCTTATGACCATTGTAATGAGTTCTGCTGAGAACGTAATTGGAGCAGCCGAAAAACATGAACTTGATTCTGAAACAATCAAGAGGCTAACAATTAGAATTGACGAATTATTTGATGATGGATACAAACTTAACCTATGTTTAGACGGAAAGCCCCTAGGCTTTGATGATGACTTGAGTGAGTTGTTGAAGGACAAAAAACCGAAGGATGATAATTCCTTCAACCCGATGTTCGGTTGATGCCGAACCTAGTCTAAAGACCACAAGGTAATAAAGTGGTCTAGCAGGTAAGCGAAGACGGTGTAAACTACAATTCACTCTGAAGTGCCTTAATGCGGAAGAAGTCTCCAAAGGGATGATTCCAATTTAATGATGCATGAGGTAGTGTGATGAGTAGTTTTATACCTTAGAGCGAGATGTATGCAAAAGCAGAACAAACGCTAAAAGTCAGAACTAACAAAAGAGTACGTCAGGCATTAGCAAGACGTGATATCTATGTTGAAGAGTTTGACTTTTTGACTGGAGAACTAAGTGCAACCGATAGAGGATATGCACTGTACCTTCCTAAATGTGGCCTTAACGTGTTCTTACGCAAGGCTACATCGGGAAGGTGTTCTTTTTATGCGATAGGTACCGGTAGGGCCTGTTAAGAACAAATTTACATTTTGGTCCCCGAATTTAGTACGGGACCTTAGATGGTTACCGCAAAGGGACTGAGAGTACTAAACAGTAGGCCAAATACAACTACTGGAGATTTGTACGCAAATAAGTTTGAGGAGAGGCAGGCGAAACGTAGAAAATTCAATGCGGGGAAAAAGAAATTACACCCCCATGAAGTTAATACCGAGCGACCTGTAGTATATGAGGTAGACCCAAGGGAACTAATTACATCTCCTCCTGAAGTATGGGCTAAAGAATAAGCCCTTAGTATGTCGGACGAACTAATTCGTATGGAAGACCTTACACCTGAAATGATTGGACTAGTAGCATCTGGTCGCAATCTAACAAGCGTGGAAGAAGAACTTCTTGACAAGTATATTACCAAGAAACAATTTGATGACTTGGTATACACATTGGATGATATTCATAACTCTATAGTGCAACAACTAGAAGAGGAAGAAAGTAAAGACCAAACTCCATTATACACATTATTTCAGTGGCTAGTAAATGCTAACTGGAGATATATTGACTTGCATGACCACCGAAGAAGAGGTGAGCATAATGCAGGAAGTATGGAAGCGGTTGAACTAGAATCAGACACTCTAACAATAAGTGAGTGCGGAACAGACCAATGTAAACCAACAGAGGAAGAATGATTCCTCCTAGATATGAGCGGTGACAAACTACTCAAAGACATGATAGCAGCAGCCGATGTTCAAAATGAGCATCTGGAAAACATTGCTATTTCTCTATCAGAAATCGCTGATTGCCTATCACAATTCTTGGACTTCATTAGTGTCGTAAACTTTGACGAACTAGAAGCCCGAGAAAAGGCAATGAAAGCAACCAATGAAAAACGCCTTTAAGTAGGCCTAGATAATATGAAAGATTGGCTTAACGGAGCAGAAGGACAGGAGTTGTATAACTACCTGTTATCTGGATGTGCGGAAGGTGGAATAGAATCTATTGAGGTTCCTATCCCTTTTGCATTTGTTGAACAAGCACTTACCTATACAGCAAGCAAGTATGACCGACACGCAAGAAAACCACGTTGGCATAGCACAAATACTGAACAATCAAAGTTTAGAATTTCACTTGTTTGTGATGGAAGCAAATTGTATATGTCATTCTGTTGTATAAACACGGGCCTAAAGTGCAATATCTACACTCAAGTAGAAAGCACTAGACCCTTTAGTGTACTAATCAACGGCAAAGACGGCAGGGGAGTACCCTTGAACGTAAAGAAAGAACCAATAGTAAACAACAATGAAGATGAGCAATCATTCTTGTTGTTTGCTAGTTCTGAAATCTTTGTTGCAGTACACCGAAGAAGTGGCCACTGGAGAAACAGTCTACAGAATCGTAGCGACTTCTTCAAGCGAATTATACAGAGAGAGCGATTATCTCCTTCAACAGTTGGAGTAGGTATCGCTGCGTATGCAGGTATGCGACCCTTTAGGGCAGTTGCCAATGACCATATTGTTGAATATCGGAGAACTAAAAATGTAACAATCAATTACGGGCTAACACAGCAAGAATTGATTGACGTGATTAAACCAGAATCTGTAATTGGTATGAAACCAAAACACGGACGATGGTTGCTTAACAAAGCATCACAATCATCTTCAATAGAAAAGGGTGAACTCATAATTCACTTTAAGCCTAACACCGTAGGATTTTGTGGTGCCAGTCCTGCTAGCGATGAACTAACGCTAGAGTATGGTAACCACGGAAGCGGTAGAGAGCGAGGAAAGTATCGCACTTACTATAACGACGGAACTGAACAGACTATTTCAGTTCAACGTGAATCAATATCAACTAAGAGCCTGAACAGTTTGGTTAATAGTTGTGACTTGATGTACTTTGGGGTTGCGGATAACAAAACCCTTCTAGGATGGAATCTAAATGATGTAATTATCATGTGGGAACAAGACATTATGTCTACCACGCCCCATCCATTACTTGAAACGTATGCCAGTAATTTGAAAGACCTGAACTGTGAAGAATTTATGCTACCAAACATAATCAATGTATTCACTTTACCAGACTTCTTACAGGGCTACGATGCGACAGAAAAAGAACTTACAGATAAGCAAGTAAATATGCTAAAAAAGTTCTATAACGCTAGATGCCAAGTATTACAACTAGAAGACCGTAAGACAACCCCCGCAGAACGAGCATTGTATAACAAAGGTAATCCACCATCGGTGGTAACTCCTGAAGATGCACGTACATATGTTATGTGGGCTGAAAACTATGAACAAGAACAAAGATGGCGAAAACAATCCCTTTCTGTTTCAGAAAGGAAGTTTATTCGGTACTTAACAGAACGGGCTAAATGAAGTCCTTAGAATATGGAAATACCATACGCATGGGTAGATTTAGTAATGAGGAACGTGAATAATACCGCCTTAGACACTATGTCTACATTAACCCCCACGGACGTTAATTTACCTGATGCCAGACAAAGTATAGATGCGAAGAATACTCTAAATGAAGCGACCCAAAATCAAATCAAACCATTTTGGGATTCACGATGGAGTAAAGACTTCAAATTGGATAACCTAAAGCAAGTAATGCCGGGTTCTCCTAAGCATCGTATCTGGATAGGTAATATTAGTCCAAATTTCAATCCGAAGCGTGAACAGGATGTTGTTCAACTAGAATATGGATTGAGAGCAAAGTGGTTAGAATATCTAGAAAAAGAACCTTATTCTTATTCTAGAAAAGAACAACTATACAATACGGCGAACACACTGTTCTCTGTATTCGGCAAAATGATTTTCTTAACAATACTTGACGGTGGTGACGATGAGCAATCGGCTTGATGCCATTATTGCTATGCACACCGGAGAGTATGACCATAACAAGGACAACAAGGACCAAGCCCCGTTTTACTGGGGCTTTTATCCACGTAACATGGAAAAGAAAACTATCCAACAAATTAAGAAAGATGTGAAAGAGAGGCCGGATTACTATAATAATCCTCTCTATGATTTTCACTCTAAACTAGAAAACGCTGCGAAGCGTTGGCTACAATACTACACTGTGGACTGGAATGAAAAGGCAAAGAGCCATTTCAATTCAATCTGGAATAATGTATATGATGACAAGGGAAACTTACGTTTCACTTGTGAAATATTAGAAACTAACGACCCACGCATTTTAGCATGGAAACTGGAATGGAATGGACCCGGTCAAACCCCTTTAACAAATACTAAAGATTTGGGGATGATTAAGGCACTTCCTGCAGTTGTTGTGTTGTTTCTAGATAATACTGTTAATGTCAATGAAGACGGAGCAATTGTAATGCTAGACGGTACATATGAACATTTTCTGGAAGCAGAAGAAGACTGGCTAAAGACGGATTTTGAAGATTTTATTAAAGCACATCCGTTCGTCTTAACTGCTGTTAATTCAGACAATAAGTATTCAGGACTAAACTCTACAGAAGTACCAGTATCAATGGTATTGGACACTATGAGTATAGCACTAGAGATAGATATCTACAATTTGCCAATTATAGTACGACCGGAGTAATTTACTCCCTAGACCATGAGTGAAAATACTAATGGAAGCGGAGAGAAGACCGTAGCAAGGAAGAGGGCAGCCCCTGTTCCTGCAAAGGAATTCATTCGCATTTATCAGGCCTCTGAGTCTGTAGCAGAAGTGGCTAAGGAAACTGGACTTGCTGTCCATACCGTAAGCCAGCGTGCAAGCACCTACCGTAAGAAAGGCGTACCTTTGAAGGCAATGCCAAACAGTGGTGTTACTACACGCAATGACTGGGATGAACTTGCTGAACTAGCAAGAGAACTCATGCCAGAGGGTGCTACCCTTGTAGCAACCACTTCTGCCTCAGATGAGGAAGAGTGAATCCTGAAACAAAAATTCGGAGGTGAAAACCCTCCCTAGACCTCAAGGCAGGTACGCTGAGAGGCAAATAAAAATAAGAAATTATTAAAACGAGAGGGAGGTTTAGCGAGTATCGTAAATAACTCCCTTGGCAGGTAGCCAAACAGGAGGAAATATTTCCTCCGACCCGGTGCTATTTAGAGAGTCTTATAGACTCCCTAGTAGTACCCCAGACCATGAGTTTTATCGGTGGCAATAAGAACACTAACACAAATAAAGGTGTTCAAGTAACTGGACTATGGGAACAGTATAAGAGAGATGAAGGAGGAAACAAGACGCAAGAAGTATCACACTTGAGCGGTAAGGTTCCAACAGACCAAGAAGGAAATGCAAAGTCATTTACCGTTGAGTCTGGCGACACTCTCAAAATCTGGCCCAATGGGTTCAAAGACCAACAGAGTGCAAATGCACCTTCGTACATCCTTCGCCTATACAAGGCAGACGGGACAGTACAAGAAATCCCTGTTGAGTCAAAAGAATAAATCGGGCCTTGAGCCCCTAGTGAAACCTAACGAATGTAAGGTATGCTTCAAGAGCATCGGCAAAGGAAAACTTTGTTATGAATGTAGACACGAAGCAAGATGTAGAACCATGGAAAGGAGAAACGAGTATCCTTGGTGGATGAAACATGAATAAACGGGCAAAGGCCCCTAGACTATGTATAACTTTCAAACTAAAGAAAGTGAACCAATTGATGTAGACCCCATCTTAGGGGTTGGTGATTATCCATGGGAAGACTTCGGTAAAGGAAGTATTTCTACTAGGACTGATAACCATAATCTACAGACATTCTCAATTAGTCTTGGTAGTGTTAATGATTATAACAATAACCATAAAAGACAGACAATAGGACTATCGTGCAGGGCTAAGACGAACTCTCGTCAGGCCCGTACAGAGATACAACCTAGCGGACTATTTCTTTGTAATTCAAACGGATTGCAATGGTATCTTCTAAAGTGCGACTATGCAACTAAAGATATCACTGGCAATCAGTGGGGAAGTGCATATCATCGTGGTGCAAGAACCAACGGTGAGGCATGGAATGGTAACGGATATCGGGAAAGAACTGATTTCAAACCCGGCAGCAGAATTTATCTTATTGCTATTGATGCAGTGAGAGCGTACCCTAACCAAGTGTATCGTAAAGATAACTACAATACTTGGGGTATTGTTGCTGATAATGTTACTAAAATAAATACGAATGACAAAGATGTTCTTATCTCTACTGGTAAGAATGGGTCGGAAGGATTGATTATTACTTATGTGTCTAAAGCGAAAGGCCTTGATTACATCATGGCTAATAGAATCTGGAATATGCTTGAAGCAACAATGCAAAGCCAAATAACAGATGAAGAGTTTGAGATGATAACCAATTGGACTAGCAATAAGTTAGAGCGAGATATAGAAGACTATGACCTCGCAATGAAAGCAAGAAAGGAAGTTAAGGATTTAGAGATTGACCCACTTAGGGTCAAGTATGCTCAACAATTCAAAAACGCTGAAGAAATTCTAAGAGTAGGGCATTTACGCTTTGCTAGAGTATCTGATGCTAATATCCAGAAAAGCGGAAATAGTGTCATTGATTTGATTGAATGGTACGGGATTATACCTGTACTAAATGTGCCGAAGACTGTGGTGTTTGACTGTAATCAACAGTATTTTACTCACCACCCTAATTCGGTATGTGGACTATGTGTAAATGATAACTTGGAACTCCCTAGTGGGAGATATGTTATTGACATTGATAGCCACTGTTTTTACTATCATTCAAATTACAAATACAAGTACTCAAAGAAAGCGTGGATTTTATCTTCGCTTGCTAACATGAGTGTAACTATTGACAACTCCGTTATTGACAGGATTATTCCTATCGGAGCAGATGGTGTTAAGATAACAGGTATCGTCACTGAAGACGATGACTTCCTTAACCGATTCTAACCGGGCTTAAAGCCCCTAGACAACTATGAGCGACAATATTATTGATAATGGTTCATTTTTGATTACAGAGGAACATGGAGCAGTGCCATTACTAGGACACGAAGTCAAATTCCGTATGTCTAACAATCGTGTAGACTACGAAACTTTGGTTTCATTTTGCCTAGCAAATGACATTAACCCTGCTGTTGTTCCCGCCCCTAGATGCGGAGGTACGGCCTTCGCACTTGCAACACACGTACTTGGAGTACGAAAGAAGACCACCGTTGAAGACGAAAGTTGGGATGGTGGTATTTGCAGCGAGTCTTGGTCCTGTAGAGCCTTGCAAAAAGGTAACGAGTATGTTCTCATTAGAGAGCGTATTGGACGAAGAAAAGGGAAGAGAGATTTAGAACAACTCAAAGTATACAGAATTATCTATGTAGAAAATGATAACGATGTGACTTCCACTGAATGGCGACGTAGACATATGTTGCGTTCACAAGGAATTACTGAGCAACAAGTAGGTGAAGAAGAAGACGGAACACCTATCATGGAGCCAGTAGGAGTGATTAATGACTCTACCCTGCGACGAAGAATTCGTGTAGAACCCTTCCATGAAGATGAAGGGGTGCTAGATGAAGACCAACAAGCAGAATTTGCAAATAGAGTGCGCACCCAGTTCGTACATACCAGTAAAATGGTTTGTGAACTACTAATGCGTACTTCAATGAAGAAACTCCTTATGCGACACAATGCTGTTTCTGACCCTACCGTAAAAGGTGGAGTTGTACAGATTGTAAACCAAAAGAAGCCAGAAGAACTCAAGGAAGGCCAACTACAGCCTCACCTAGAAACATTGGTTCCTTTTGCTAAGTTGCTAAGATTTTGGGGTAACACAAACCGACCTGACCCAACTGCTGAAGACGCAGTTTGGGCCGACGAGAGTGGACGAGTAGATTACAAAAGCAAAGGAAATCTACGTTTGACCCCTCTGGTTAAGACAGATACGCTTCTGGACGAACTTGCCCAGAACGTTGAACACAGCATAAACCAACAATTCGGTGAATTATATGAAACAATCCGTGGCCTTCTTCAAGAACTGAATGAATCGGCTTTGGAAACCGGCGAGAAAGGAAGCGCAACACGCAAAGAGCAACTAAAGGCTCGGGCAGAAGCATTCCAAGCAAACGCTGAGAAACTGAATGAACAGGTTATGCAATGGGAAGAAAACCTAGGCCGTGAATTGGCTATTAGGAATACTCCTTACAAAGACCAGATGGATGACATGGACGCAAGACTAGCAGCAATCAAGTCAGTAGACGAAGAAACTGCAGACCGCTTCATGGCACTCGTTAAGAAAGAAGTAGACGATGGCAAAGGCTTTGAAGGCCTCAATAGTCTATTCGGTTAATCGGGCTAACGCCCCTAGATATGTATGGAAATCAACAGATTACACTAGTCAATTTAGACAAGCGGGAAACAGTGACACTTACTTCTCCTGCTATTCTATTGTCTAGTGCTGGACACGTACCTGCAAATGAGCGAGGTACATACCATGACAGTATGATGCAACAAAGTAAAAGTTCTCTTAATGCTCACAAAACCTATATGGGTTTCATGGCTCTAATCGGGCCACGTGATGAAATGACAGACTTACTCTCTAATACGGACACTAATGCAGTGCCGAATAGACAATTATACGGAAGTTGGTATGGTGACAGAATTATTACATACGGTGTGACTGGTAATAACCAGTGGAACAGAAGTGGCAACAATCCATTCAAAACGAATACTAATCAATTTGATGATATAACAAATTTAGTACAAGCAATGGGTACGACACTACTGGCACACTACAAATTGACGGGCTAGAGCCCTTAGTATGACGACACTAGAAGCAAGAGAAACGAGGTGTAAATACATACGTTTGGATGGTAAACAATGCAAAAACAAAGTAGTTGGAGAAGATAAATGCGAACATCATGCATTTGATTTCTACTACTTTATGAGAAACCCCATTGCTGTCGCTAAAAGATACAAGCGATACTGGGGCAAAGCACACCATCCTGCGTGCGATAAAAAGGGTACACTACTATGTGATTGCCCGAATATTTCTGATGGTGCTATTATGGTGCAAGCCTTGAGAAAGGCGTGCCAAGAAAGCACTAGAGTAACTAGAGTAGCCAAAGCGATTAATCACTTTGAGATGCTTGAGAAAACTCGCAAAATTAGAGATTACTACAGGAGCATCAGTGCAGAAGACATTGACTTACCTCCTGACTCAAATCGCAGACAGTTCAGAATTTTCGCTTATGACCGACGAGCAAAAAGAGTCGTGGTCAAGAAAATTAAAGACTGTATAAGAAACTCAGAAGTCTTGTTGAAACATTTACGTAGACACGCTCCTATAGCGGTTTACTATTCAACAAGCACGTGGCTAAACCCACAACAGATAGGCCCGGACCCTTTTTCTAAGTCTGGCCGAAGGAAGTTTAGAAAGAAAGGATTTGAATCCCATTACCATAACACATGGATGGGACAAGGATTCTTTATTGATGTAGACTATGAGATGAAAGACAGTAGGATGGCTGCGGAGATGACTGAGAAAGTCATTGCGTGGTATCGTGCTAACATTAATGCGGAAGCAAATTTAACTGTTGTTAGAAGTGGTGGAAAAGGATTCCACGTTATTGACTTTGATTATGATATCAAGGAACACTTGGAAAACAACCTACCGCAAAGCAGACCAATGCTAGACGCATGGAACGCATCTTATGAATATACATCTAGTAAACCCTTCAAGCAAGGCAAGAAATGGATAATGACACCCTCTGGAATGAGGCAAAACATTAGCCGTACATGGAAAAAAGGTATCATTGAGCGAATGAAGCGTGATGGATTACTGGTGGACTTTGAAGTAACACCAGACCCACGCAGAATTATTCGTGTACCGGGTACTGTTCATGGAAAGAAGATGACTCTTTGTGAAGTAATATCAGAAGATAAAATTTACAATGAATCTACTAAAATTGAATAGATTATATACTGTGGTGGCCCACATAGGTACAATGTCAAACGAACAGATGACCAAGTCTGGGGGCGAAGGCTCCCTAACATATGAACAGATGCTTGCTGCAAACGAGCAATTGATTGAGAAGTACGGCGAAGACTACCGTGATAAAATTGGTGGAAAGTACACCCATGCAAATGGAACGCACTGCTATGTTGGTGCGCTTTTCAAAGAATTGGGATACCCACTGCCAAATGCGGGAAAAGACTTTGCTAACGGTTCAGCCGTTGGTGGAATCAAGTCTTGGTTGGAAAAGAACCATGGCGTTGAAATGAGTCGTGAATTACAGAGTGCGCTTCAAGCCGCTCAAATAAAGAACGACCGTAAAGACACTTGGGGGAACGCTGCTGATGCATTTATGCGTTCGTACCGTCAAAATCGTGTGCAAGAGCAATTGAAGATGCAAAACGTCAATTCCATTAACATGGAAGAAGGCGAGGAGCAAACGCAATCACTCGGGCATCAACAAATCTGGGAAGATTAAAAACATTAAACCGGGCCAACAGGTCCTTAGATATGTTTGACGCTAAATACTTAGACGGTATAGCAAGGAACGTTGTTCTTGCCATTGCCGAAAAGAAATTAGGTGTTAGTAAAAAGATGATGGAACTCCTTGATTGGGAGTACATGAAACATCTAGCAGAAGAAGGCGAATGGACACATAGGCTAAAACCTAGAACTTTCGCTGAACTATATATCAAAGCACTCATTGAATGTGCGTATCAAGTTGAGGAAATGAATGAGATAATATGTTCTAAACCGAAGAATACAGGTTGGACAGAACATTTTACTGGGTTCATTGATGGAATGAAACAGACTGGATATGACGTAACAATTTCATGGGAAGTACTAGGAGAGAGTAAATACGAATTTAGTGAAAACGACTTCGTAGCAACATACGAATCTCAGAGGAATCTATGGGTTCCTCCGTCTATGGACGACCGCTTTGGTCCCAGAGGATTCTGGGGTAGACCAACCGTGATTATATCATGGGGTAAAGCACTGCAAACTACTGACGCAATCAACATTTTGCGAGAAATGGATATGGAAGAAACGATGGATATTGAAGAAGATTCTTTCCTTACTCGCTTTTGATTGGGCTAACGCCCTTAGTTATGACGTTCTTTGGAATAGAACATCCCTCAAAAATGAATAAGGGCGTACTGCTAAAGGTGGATAAGACTATGCCACCTAATGTAATGTCCTTTGACCTTATGACCGTAATTGGTGATGATTTGGGAACCATACGCATTGGAAATGATGGGACTAAGTTAGTAATGATGATTAGATTTGCTAACGGTAAGAAACAATTTATCCATCTACCAAACCAATTACCGGAGGAATAACCTCCCTAGTATGAAATCTTTGATATCAAACGATATTTGTGAAAGATGCATGAAAAGTAGAATATGGACTTACAAAGTAACAGGCTTTCAGCCTCATACTGAAATCCATGCTTGTAAATTCTGTTATGTATTAGCAATGAAAAAATCGTATACAAAGATGTATTTAGAGAGTTGGGAAGAACCTAACTACAATCGGATACAGACTAATGAAAAATACTGTGTTGTTGGTAGCCTAATGAATATCGTAAAGATAAAGGCACGACTACAGTACATGGGTGAATAACACCATAGACATGAGCAAAAATCTCAGTCGTGATGCTGCAGAACTGTTGCAGGTTATTGAAAGAGCCCCCGGTCACACACGTAACGAATTGATGAAACTTGCAGGGATTTCCCGAAGAGTTTGGTCAAATCTAAGTGGTGAACTAAAGGCTGCGAAAGTAATCCGTACAGAATCAGCAAAAGTAAACGGAAAGGTAGTTTACCGATGGTATAAAGCCGGTACTACTGAATCTGATAAAATTGCAACAAAGCCAAAAAAGAAGAAGACTTCACTGAAAGCAATCAGGAAGAAGGATTCAAAGGTCAAGTCGCATATCAGACGTGGTAAGAGAACCCCGTCTAGTTCGTGGAGCGTTACAGAAGTACGCTTGCTAACTAAACTGTACAAAGCAGGATATAGCGATGATGAGATTGTGAAGGAATTTGCAAAAGACGACCACTGCGCTAACAGAAGCGTATCGGCATTGAGCAAAAAGCGAAGTGAATTGGGATTGGTATTTGGAAAGGGTCGGAAGACTAAGTCCAATAAGACCAAGAAGACCAAGAAAACTAAGCAAACTAAAGACGAAAAACCAAAGGAAGTAACACGCTCTAACAAAGAGCCCCGTGTATCTGAAATGGAAGCAGTATCCTTGATTATCAAGGGACTATCCCAACTAGGGATAGGTAGTGGAACTAAAGACCACGCTCACCATGAATACGCAACTGTACGTGATGTACAAGACTCCTTTAACAAAGTTGCATCTGCATTAGATGAGTTAAACGCACGACTTGTAGTTGTGGAAGAAACTCTAGCAAGTATGCAAACCGCTCAGAATGAAGTGGACAACCAACAGAACCAAGCCCTACGGGGTATGCTTCAACGTATGTCTGACTTTACTACTGAGATGGAAAACCGTCTTAACGACAATTAAACGGGCGAAAGCCCCTAGGTTATCCCCGGCGGACCTCTTAGATTACATGGGGGTCTTCGCAACTGATGTAAAGGCACCCCTTGCTTAATGTTCGCATGATAGATTTAGTTCTGGCGAATGCCATAGGGGGATGGTGCAGAACTGTATTCAAACGTTTCAAAGCGGATAACCACAGAACTCGTTGCTCCAAGATGGTAAGACTGACCGAGTGGTAGTATTGCCCTCATAATATACAGGCGTTCAATCTGTATTTAGCATACTAGGTGCCTCCGCACTTATGCATTATGAGGGATAAACCTGTACTATACAAAAATCCAACACTTAAGGGTCATCAATGCCGAGCAACGGCGGTTAGGTTCCCAAAGGAAGTCATTATAGGCTTCTGGCGGGGGCCACAGTATATGTCATCAGATGATGATTATGAAGGACAACCAGACACATTTGTTGTTGATGGTGTAGAATATAATGTTGGGGAAATAATCCCTAAGCGTATTACACCTAATGGAACTTATACTAATGAAGAGGTTGTTCGTGTATTTTGCCAAGTATGTGGTGCTGAGTTTGTAGGTCCAATTAGAGAAGCCGGAGGGTTTCTCGGAGGACACGAATGCTACCACCGTTGGGAAATGCTACTGGCTACTATGCCAGAGGCCTGAGTCGTTTGACTCTTAGTTAAGTTACCTATCCAGTGGAACGCCAAGCGTTAGTACGCTGCGTTTCGCTGGATAATTTTTTTGACATAGACCTATGACTGATGAAGTTAAGGAACTACGAGAACAGTTAAATGAACTTGAAGTTAAACTAGATGAGAAACTTGATTACGAAGATTTTGAAGAGGGCCTTGGTAAAGAGGGTCTTCTTGATATTCGGGACGCTATGTCTTTAGTAATCAAGCAACTAATGTATATAATTGACATTCTTGGGGATAAAATGCCCACTATCAATGTACATGATTATAAATTACTTGAATCTTATAAAAAAAGATAAACAATTGGGTTTCATAGCCCTTAGTATGACTGATAAAGTTAAGACCGCTAATGCGTACATCAAGAACGTATGCAACCGTGAATTTAATCCTGCACTAAATATGGCGATTTATCGCCGTTTGGAGAAGGGTAAGGAACAGTATGGACATGAACTGCGACCACTAGACGACACAACTACTTGGGGAACCAAGCAAGACAGTTGGTTGGAGATGGCCGAAGAAGAGATTGCAGATGCAATTATCTACCTACTGACTAACTATCTCCGTTTGGTTGAAAACCAAACAGCAGATGAAACCTCTTTCCAAATAACGATGCATATTTGCCGAACACTATCGCAAATGCATCACTTGGCAGGAATGATACCGTCAGAATAATCTGACCTAGTATGAAGTATTTACTGAAATGGATGAACAATACGGAGAAGGAAATTAATGATGCCTTCAAACCTATGTACAACTATGTAATTTACAGACAACAAGCACATAATGTGGCTACTCAACCAATGAAAGATATTGCTTCTGACCTTGGTATAGACGACCCCACATTTAGGATGATTGCTGACCGTGTGTTTCAACACACGGCCCAGAATAGTCCGCCTTCAATAACAACACTATCGCCGCCCAATAAGCCGGGTGCGCCACGTGTTATATCACCTACCACGTCTTTATCGGATACGGTAGAGTTGATGCATTTATTGACAACCAATGTCTTGGTCACCCCTCATTTGATATTTGATATTATTGAGGAGACAAAGACTACGCTAGACATTCTAATCGGTACTATGGACCCAAACCAACCCGAGACAAAAGTTCTAGCCGAGTTGATAGAAAGGACTGGGGTAGATGATTTGGCGTCATTGTTTATGGACGATGACTATTACAAATACTTCTCTACCATATTGGCTCAGTTCGTTACAGAACTGCCAATGGTGCTTGTAAATACTAAATGGGCTCTAAAGCAATTGATGACGCACTTCTTCTTAAAACACTCTCACAAGATTCAACTTAGTGAAGTGGTACAGAAGTCGTTTGAACTAACAGATATCTCGCCTGAGGTTGAGATATCTAGTGATTTGAAATTGCCCTACCCAATGAACTATATTGAGTTCAATAAATCAATACCTTACGTAAATGAAGGTGTTGAGTTTGACATAACTGGTGCGCTACTATACCAAGTAAACACTAGAGTATATGAATCAAATAACCCAACCGATGGAACTGAACAAGTAACATTCGGATGGAGTATTAACAACTTTCCCAAGGAAAATTTAACCATGGGAGGTTCAATACATGGATGTATCGGAGTAGACCAAGCCATATCTTCACATGAGATGATTAGCAAAGGCAACAAAAACTTCGTTATGACGAGCGATAAGGCATATTACCCCGGTTACATAATTGATGGGGAGATGCCTTCGGATGAAGACTTATTGAAAAACGATGCCGTTTACAAAGCGACATACGGTGTAAGTCTTAATGACTCAAAGGAATCTCATTTGATGGGAATACCTAAAGAAGATGTGCCTATGTTCAATAGGACTTCTTTCCAAAGTCTCCTAAAGACTGAATTTAAGCAAATTACTAGAATTGGATTACAAAAACTAATAGATGAAAATCTAATACAAACGATTGACCAGCCTGCATCAGTGACTGAAGGCAGTCTATCGCAAGTAGCAATAAACGGACACAATATCGTGGAAACACTTGTGATTGACCCGTATACTACTAATCATAATCCTGCAGGGGAGTTAGCCAATGATGGCGAACACAATCCACTTGCTAAAACTGGTATGCCTTATATCAAAAATGAAACCTATACTGTGGTTGAATTAGTTATCAATCATAAAAATGGATATGACGAAAAATCAACATCGCTCTTTAGTAATGTTGGTCCATATCTTGAGATAGGTAGAAGAATTGATGGAGATTTGTGGAGTCATGTTCAAGAATCATTTGAACAGACGATGAAACGCTCGTATTCAGAAACTATTGATAGTTCGCCGTTCTTGAAAGCATTCAAGATGGCACTACAAAGTATTTGGTTCATTAACGAACCCGATGTTAAACTAAAAGAAGCATCAGAAGTACAGCAATCAAAGCGAAAGCGGTACTTCCCTAAGAGAAAGGTTACTAAAAAGCGAAAGATTATTTTGCGAGGTGAGATATCTAGGTATATCAACTCGCTACGAGAATCGGTGCGAAGTAGCCCTAAGGGTGCATTCTGGGTAAGAGGACACTGGAGGAGACAATGGTTTCCTTCTATTCAAGGACACAAGCGAAAGTGGATTAGGCCGTACGTTAAAGGTACGGGCAAGGCCACTAAGCAACAAGTAGACTTGGAGCCAAACACCGGGGATTAAGTTCCCCCTAGGTATGACAGAAATGCAACCAGAAGAGATGTACAAGATGCTAGAATACCTAGCAAAAAGTGTACCTCACGCTAAAGAGGACTATGAAGTGGAGGCTAAAGCCCTACTAGACCTCATGGGAACTTACTATACTAGTGTGGGTTTCCCTATCATCTTGAGAGAGATGGTAAGACAAAATATTGCCCAAGACTACGAGCAACGTATCAAGTCATTTCATGGAGGCACCACTAAATGTGCTAATGATGAATTAAAGGACTTCGGAGAAAAATTCAAAGAAGCATTCCTTGATACTATGGCTCAACATTGGGAAGAAAACGAGGCATGAGCCTCCTAGATATGTCTGACCGAGGCGTTGAAAACCTACTAAAGACCCAGAATAGAATTCTGGAAAATCTTGGTAGAACACTAAAGAGTATGGATGAGAAACTAGAAATTGTTGTTGGTTGTATGAATGATGGACCAGTAACTGAGGAACAAGAAGATAGTATTAGACTATTAAGGGCTCTATTATCTGAATTGAACCCTAATTCTATTCTAGTTAATGCTTCATCTGCAAACTCATACAAAACTGCACACCACTACATTACACGATTACAACGTGCTATTCGGTGGTCGTATAATCAGCAGGATAAGAAGGAGGAAGAATGACCTCCCTAGATGACAGACTCAAAGACTGTTAGTGTCTATACAGATGGTGCTTGTCCAAGCAATCCTAGCCCTACTGGTGGTATTGGAATATACAACCCAAGTACCGGGATAGGTATTGGATACAAAGTACAAGATGAAGATATGACGAACAACCGTGCAGAAATGCTTGCGGTGATTATGGCTCTAATGAGCGAGGATGCTGATTCTATAGAGATTTTTACGGATAGCGAATATGTTTCCAAGAATCTCACCGAGAACGTTCAGCGATGGAGAAGTGATAATTACAAGGGAATTAAGAATTCTGACTTGTGGGAAACGCTTTATGACCTCACTTATGGTGCAATAAACGTACGTTTCGTCTATGTTACCTTTGTTAGAAGAGGTTCACACGTCGGGAACAAAGTAGCGGATGCTCTAGCGAGCGGTGCTGCAAATACTACCGATAATTATGTGTGGGACTACAAGAAGGACATTAATTCTTGGCTTAACAAGGAACCAACAAAAAGACACAAGGAAGCAAGCAAGCCAAAACCAAAGGCAAAGCCTGCACCAACCCCTGAGGCGAAAACGAGTTTTATGCCGTTTTAACGGCCTCTTAGAACACAAAATGTGAGAAATTTCATAAACCTAGTTTTGCACAACGTAGGTTAATGGACGACGGTCTAAGCAAGAACCAAATAAAAGACTTGGAGAAAATCATTGACATATGTAATGATGATATCCACGAATATATTCAGTTTGCGTATATGCTAAACGAGAACCTTACAGAGAATGAAGCAATAGAACAAGTGAACCATGCTATGATGTTTGTAGAAGACGTTGTAGGTATGATTGAAAGAGTAGAGGCTTCTAATAATTTATCTCACATTCATATTGCGTACCTTATGTTTGAATTGCATACCAGAGGCATTGCCAACTTACTAGATTCACTAGGAGTGGCTGCCGAGGAGCGATTTCAACTAGATTACGCTTAGTATGGGTATCACAAACGATATTCTATTCAATGTACCTAGTCTTATTGAAGACCCTGAGCATCCTTGTTACCAGTATGCATCAGTAGTCAATGGACAGGACGTTGGAATACATAAAAATGAGATATCGGCAGTATTGACCGCTATTGGTGGGCAGTTTGTCAAAACCTTTGCTACATCCCTTGGATGTATAGTAAACGGTGGCAAAATTGCTACGCCTAATGCGCTTGACTTCCATAACCATGTAACGCTTCTAAGGCGTGTAATGGGTGAAGAAACTGTTGAGAATCTTATGACACTGCTAATGATGTACGAAGACGCTTGTACAAAACATAAGCAATCGGAGGACTGACCTCCCTAGTAATGAGCATAATGATTGATATTGTTGTAACCTTTGTTGTAATCGTGATATCTCTAGTTTTATTAGAGGTATATTTAGACTGGTTTGCAAAGATTACAGTAGATAACGTATTTGACTCGGAGGAATAGACCTCCCTAGATGGAAGTATCATTTGATACGGAGTACGGCCTGAAATGGTTCAGAGCCGAAGCGTCCGCTCTCTCTTTTGAGAAGCGACGACAGTTATACAACAAAATCTGTCAATGGGAAAGGATGGCACTACATGGACCGCAAGGTTTTGCCTCCGCAATGACCGAAGCGAACCGAGAACGGCAAAACCGCCCGTTAAGGGGACACATGAGAGAATTGTTGATTGAAATTAAAGGCATAGAGTGGGTTGAAGCAACTGACTTGAACCACTTCAATACTGAACAGTATAAAGAAATGAAAAGGCTAGAACAGTTGGAGGAAACAAAAGCCTACAACGCTAAACTTGATTCTGCACTTGATGACCTTTTGAAAGAATAAGGAGGCAAGACCTCCCTAGATGGAAGTTAGTGAACTACATCAGTATGTATCGCAATTGCGAGAATACATTGTGACGCTTGAGCGTCGTATAAAACAACTTGAACAACAAGTAAACCCACCAGAAACCGTAAACCTTGGAAATGGACGAAGCACGTTCACAAGCCATGGAGTGCGTAAGATGCTTGACGGGATGATAGGACGACACCGGAAAAATCCTGTAACTGGCGAGTGGGAAAAAATAAGTTAAGCGAGATAGACAACCTCGGTAAAAGTTGGATTAAAAAAGGAGGTATGGCCTCCATAGACTATGACTGTCACAAGTGATTGGAATGACTTTGGCCACCGAGAAATCGCTGACGCTAAAGAACTCCTATCGCACATCAAGAGTATTGACTCCTACGGTAAAGTAGAAGTTCAATTCAATACGATGAGCGGTAATGTATTTCTTGTTGATGAAGATTACCGAGTCTGGATGATGAATGGTGAAACTATTGAAGAATGGTATTACTGTCCTGAATGCGGACATGAAGGATTTATAGAAGATATGGAACATAGTGGCAATAACAACTGCTATATCTATCAGAAAGATATCGGATTGACCGAAGAGTGCGAAGAACACTATACAGAATTCCTCCCAAGTGAGGGCTGTGAAGATTGTAACGAACTCAAAGACGAAGGTATTACCTTCACAAGAGTAAACTAGTCGGGGGTTTAGGCCTCCTTAGAATGTCACAAGTAAGAATAGACATAACTCAAATTGTAGCCTTCTTAGAGTCGGCTGGTCCAGAAGCAGGTGGAACTGTTGTCTATGACCTAATTGCTGAGTTAAAAAGGTGCTATGAGTTGATAGACGAACTGGAAGAAAGACCTCGGGATGACGAAGTAGAAAACTATCCAGAACCTGATGAACGAACACCACCAAACACTACTAGGGCAGGGGCCGATTGGCCTTCAGGACCTAGAATGTAAATTGGCCTAATGGCCCTAGTATGTCAGATATTGTAAAATGTAAACAGTGCGGTAAGCACATGAGCAAATTCAATCTGAAAAAGAACGTCTGTAAGAGTTGTACTGAAAGAAATACAAACTACTGGGCGCAATTTAACACTGAGGAATGACCTCTTAGGATGCGAAACGCAGAACCACCAACTGAGCAGAACCCAGATGAGGACGACTGTCCCATATGTGGTCTGCCACTAAAATACCCTGCACTGTCAAGGTTTGACAACAAAACCTACGTTTGCGGTGATTGCGGACAATCAGAAGGAACTGGATTCCTATTCTCATTGTTTGATGACAAACAGCGTGAAATGCTACAAGACAGGCATTGGCAGGAACTATACGGACTAACCGATTGGCAAGCACATTGTATTGTGGTTGCTGCAATCAATGGTTCAGTCCTAGGCTATCGCAAGAAATCAAAAGAAGCCTTTGAGCAACTTCTAGAACTGAAAGAAGAAATTGCAGAAAAGACTGGTCTTGCTGATGCTAAAAAGGAAATGGAGGAAGAATGACCTCCCTAGGCATGGCCTATACATGTAAAATAAATGGTAAGACCTACAAAAGTATGGCACGGAAAAATTATTGGGGTGGAAATGAATTCACCTGCCGTGGCTGTAAAGGAAGATGGTACTTGCCTATAGGAAGTGAAGGTTGGAGAGCAAAAACCGCCTGCTACATCAACAAAATGGAGGATGAATAACCTCCCTAGATGCGAGTTAAAGACGCAATCAAACAGTTAGAACAGATGCCAGAAGATGATGAGATTATCTTTGCATTCTATGGAATGGAGTTCTTTGAAGATATAGAAGACAGTTTCGTATATCACGACGAGGATGCACCAATGACAAAGGATGAATGGAATATATTTGTTAAAGTAGTAGAAAGATGGATGGGTTGGGAACATACCTACGAATCAATTACAAACATGGCACTGATGTACTGGGATGAATACATAAGACCACAGGAATAACTTGTGGCATAACGTGGACTAGCAAGGCTAGTCGGGCTGTGTAAGGGCCCCTAGACATGGACTTTGAAACAGACGAAGAACTAGAAGAAGAAATGACGCATATTATGGAAAACATGATTATGCCTATGTTAGAAGGAACTGGTGAAGTTCCTATGACTGGGTTAATGTTCCCTGATATGGATAATCTTTCTGAGGATATTAAAGCAAGTATGCCAGATGATGCGCCTAAAGATAAGAAGGCGATGTTTATCGTGCCATCAATGGGTGCGCCAGACAAAGATGCATTTTATGCTATACTTTCTCATATAGCCCGTGATAACAAAGTAAGGAACACTATGTTCTTTTCTGACTCATGGCTATCTAAGAAACCTGTAGAAGATTTTGAATCGGGCGATTTAGTTATGCCTAGCGAAGACCCAGAACGGGTTGATGCATTGATGCTTCATTATGTCAATACCGACATTAACGGTATACTTTTGAAAAATGCAATGATGTGCCAAGAATACGAAAGTGTAGATGGCAAGATTATATACGGTGAGCGCAGTTGTACAATTACAGACAATACTACTGCAAAATCTGGCGACATGATTGGCGGCAGAATAACCGACGCACTATCAAATAACGACTGGGCTTGAGGCCCTTAGACATGGTTGAACTTAATGTTGAACTTTTGGCTGAAGAATTCGTCAAAGCAAAAGAAGCCGCCGCTATTGCAAAGAGGCAGGTTGAAGTTTTGAAGAAGCAACTCGGTCAAGTTATGGACTTGGAAAACAGTGACGACCTAAGTACTTGTGAATGGAAAATCCTACGCCAAGAAGAAGGCGGGGGCTCACGATTACTAAGTAAGGCAGAACTCCAAGAAAAGTACGGTAAAGTATGGATTGAAGAAAATTCAAAAGACGGTAAACCAAGAACCGCATTTTACGTACGAAAAAAGAAAACGGGTGAATAATCGCCCCTAGACATGGAAATTCATAATATGAATGAATGGGATTTACCTGTTGAAGTAATAATGCAGCGAATGAGCGAAGGCAAAGAAGAACTAGCAAAAAGTACTGGTGACTTGACTTTATTTCGTGACAGAAGATTCCGTATGGGCCAGTTTGGAATACAAACGAGTGGCTTTTACGAACAATATGGCTTGCCAGATTTACTTCTGAGTAATATCCCCTACCCATTAATAGAAATGACTGACGCACACGCAATGTATGTGGATATCATATCTACCTATATGTTTGTGAGAAGGGATGAAGTACCCTTCAAAGCAGGAATGAAAATACTTTGTGAAGGAAATGAATTTCTATTGCAAGAGTACATTGATGAAGATAATAACTTTGTTGTAGGCACTTTAGAACTAGTACCTACTCAAGACGAAGTTCCTTACTGTGCTTGTTGCGAAGCAAACGAATGTATAGAACAATAACTGGCCTAACGGCCCTAGTATGGACAAAATAATTTGCCCAAGGTGTGACCATTTCATTGCTATGAATGGAAACCCCGGAGATAGGTGGCTTTTAGAAGACCACGTAAAGAACCTATGTAACCCCGCAAAAAAGTATCAGCCTAAGTTCATTACCACCTGCTGTGGTAGTAAACATTGGTCTTCGGATGAAGACGGCTATAGATGCGACACGTGTTACGAAATAGGTTACGCAAGAAAATACTTCCTAAAGGAAAATCCCAACTGGAAGAAATAAAGGCCAAGTGGCCCTAGAAATGAGTGGTAATACATTCAGAGTTCCGTACTTAAACGGAAAGATAAGA